CCTGCGCCAAGCCATTAGCGTAAGAGATACCATCGGATTGGAGGTTATTGTCGGCTATCCTATTTGCCTCGTCCTTGGTACAAGCCTCATATTTACCAGCGATTTGCTTATAACTGATAGTCTTAGGAGTACAGTTGCTAGGACAGTTCGTAGCCTTGACATTTCCCCATCGGTCATCATTGCCAACCTTAGAAGGACATATCCTAGCATCAACTAAAATTTGTAATACATCCTTGTACTCTTTATACTTGTTATAAGCTTGTTCACTAGCCAGATTCGATGAAGAAGCACAAAATTCACCAGCGCTAACCACCTTAATAGGGCTATCAGGAACACATACATCACCGCATTCGCCCGAACATCCCTTACATACCTCATTGGTATAGACAGTGTAGTCATATGGATTACAGCAATGTTCACCACCATTCTGCCAATATCCTGCAGGATCGCACTCGCTAGAATAATGCTCCTCGCTATTACCATTATTACACCTGCTATTATCCATATGATATGTATTATCACATCCGCATCCACAAGATCTCGAATCGGACTCAACCAACTCATCTTGATTTGGGGCTGAAGAGCAAGGATTGGTCTGATTCCTACTCCTACGATAATCGCATCCACTACAATAGTAACTCCAATCATCATAAGATGGGGTATCATCGTCATCGGCGCAATCACCATTCTTATTAGCGTAAGCTTGAGCGGCGGTCTTAGTCGCCGTATCATTCTTGAAAGCGTTTTGAACCTTGCTGTCGGCATCCGCCTGAGATACGGTAGATGTCAACGCTGACAACCCTAAGGCGCTATAAGGAACGGATAGAGCGACACCATGTTTACATGTACCACAATTATCCTTATAAAATGTAGCGCTTCCAGTACCGGTCCATACACAAGTTCCATGTTGGTTAGCGTAATCCTGTCCCTTCTGGTCTAAGATCTGCTCGGCCTTGCTTCTGGCATCAGCCAAAGAAACCTTGCTGGTGATAGGCGTACCGCCGTTAACCTGCGTAGAGGTCACTGTTATTCTCTGACCAACCCCGCTTCCGGCGCAATTGTTCCTATAGAAGTCACGGCTTGCCACGTAAGTCCATGTACATCCTCCATTCTTATTGGCGTAAGCCTGACCATCAGATCCACGAACCGCGTTCTCAGCCTTCTTGTTGGCGTCAGCCAAGGAAACGGTGGAGGTGTACGGGTGTCCCGGAAGCTTGCTGCTACTTACGGATACCATGTCGCCCACGCCGCCGTCAGCGCAATTGTTCTTCCTAACCTGTCCGGTATAGCTTCCTGTCCACGTACAAGTACCCTTCGAGTTAGCCACGGCCTGACCCTGAGAGTTCACGGCGGCCAATGCCTTGGCGTTAGCGTCAGCTTGGGATACACATGACTTAAACTTACCATCAGAGCTAGGACTTGGATCCGTAACATCATTCTGAGTTACGGTAACAGAGCTTCCAACTCCACCATCCGCACATTGACGGGTAAAGGCCTTGGATGCCGTACCAAACCAGAAACATGTATTATTACCACCAGCTATATACCGCTCTTGATTATCAGGATCAGTATAACAGGTATTGGTGTTACGTTGATGTAATTGAGAGATACAGTCCTTACATACGGTCTCTATAGTCTCCCATACCGGTTGCTCGGTCTTCGTATGGCACGTATCATCATAGTTCTTGTTGACGAACGCCTGACCCATTCTGTCGATATAGGCCTTAGCCGAAGCGTCTGCCTCTTCCTGAGAACGGGTTGAGGTAAAGAACTGACCCATAAGATCCGGGGTTACGGTGATAGGATCTGCATACTGACAAGTAGGACACTTAGGAGTGAACTCCTTGCTATAATTACCTACATATATCTTCAGTTCGTCGCAAGTACCACGATCGTTGGCTATAGCCTGACCTTGCGCCTTGACAGCGGCCTTGGCAAGCTCATCGGCGGCGAACTGGCTCTCGTATGAGTAGAACGGACCTCCGGTCACGTCAGCCTCAGTAACGGTAACTGAAGACGGGATAAGACCAGACGGACAATTATTCTTCTCAAACGCCTCGCTATAATGACCGGTGTACTTAGGAGCCTCATGGCAAGTACCACGCTCATCGGCGATCTTCTGACCTTGATTCATGACAGCGGCCATAGCGACTAAGTTAGCCTCATCCTGTGATACACAAGACTGGAACGGATGACCTTCCACCATATCTTGTGTCACGGTGAACGGATCTCCTACCTGATTAGCGCCACAATTGCTCTTCGTGAACTCGAAGCTAGCCTTACCGGTATACATAGTAGCGTCAGAACAAGTACCCTTGGTATTAGCCAAAGCCTGTCCTTGAGCCTGTACGGCGGTCATAGCCATAGCGTCAGCGGCGGTCTGGGAGTCGTTAGACTGGAATGGGTGTCCTTCTACCATATCTTGGGTAATCGTCACCTTAGATCCGATCTTACACTCACCACAGTTGTTTCTCGTGAACTCCAAGGAAGCACGGCCGGTGTACGTACAAAGGGCGTGGATATTGGCAAGAGCCTGTCCTTGGGCGTCAACGGCGGTCTTGGCCTTGTTGTTTGCATCCTCCTGTGATACGGTAGACGTGAACGGATAACCGTCAACCATCCTATCATTTACCGTATAAGTACCACCAGTGCCAGCACCACAATTGTTACGGGTAAACGTACGTGTATAAGTACCGGTATATACAGGCACCTTCTCGCACTTACCTTTCACGTTAGCCACATCCTGACCTTGAGCCTCGACGGCGGCCTTAGCCTTATTGTTGGCGTCTTCCTGAGATACGGTAGACCTGAAATCTCCTGTCACCATAGTCTCATCCACGACAACCTTGGTGCCGTATTGGGTCTCATCACAGTTATTACGAGTGAACTCCTTATTATACCTACCGTAGTAGATCGTCTTCTCCTTACACTCACCTTCTAGGTTGGCTTGTTGCTGGGCGTTAGCCTCAAGATCGGCCTTAGCCTTATTGTCAGCATCCTCCTGAGAGATAATAGAGAAGTACTTACCAGCGGCTACAACATAAGTATAAGGTTGACCGATATGGAACTCATCGCAATTGTTTCTAGTGACTGTCTTCTCCATCCTTACGTTATAGTAGACGTTAGTCTGACAGTCGCCACGCTCGTTGGTGATAGCCTGACCTTGCGCCTCGACAGCGTCCTGCGCCAGCTTGTTGGCGGCATCCTGCGATACCGTAGAAGTGAACGGATATCCAGAACACATCTTCTCGTCCACAGTGAAGTCAACAGGAGTAGAACCCTCAGGGCAGTTGGTTCTCTGGAATACCTTGGAGTACGATCCGGTAAATACCGGTATCTTCTCACAGTTACCCTTGATATTCGCTATATCCTGACCTTGAGCCTCGACAGCGGCTTGGGCTAGGCTATTAGCGTCTTCCTGAGACACGATGGATCTGAAGTCCCCTATAACCATCGTCTCATCGACAACCACATCAGTACCGTATTGGGTGGAGTCACAATTGTTACGGGTAAAGGTCTTACTAAACTTACCATAATAGATATTCTCCTTAGGCTTACACTCACCCTCCAAATTGGCTTGTTGTTGACCGTTCTTCTCAATATCCTCAAGAGCCTTCCTATCGGCGTCCTCCTGAGAGATGGAAGATACGTACTTGCCCTCAGGAATGATATAAACATATTCCTGACCGTCACTGAACTTATCGCAATTATTACGTATAAACGTCTTTCTCTGCTCCTCGTTATACCAGATATCGGTTATACACTCACCATGCTCGTTGGCGTATTTCTGACCGTTCAGGGCTATATCCTCCATAGCCTTGGCGTCTGCGTCCTCCTGCGAGATAAACGACTTGTAAGTCCTTTCCTCGACCGTATACAACACCACCGATCCATGTTGGTTGGCCAGACAGTCATCCTTGGTGAACGGCTGAACCATCTTGATATTATAATAAACGGGCTTGGCGTCTTGGGCTATCATATACTCCTTGACAATATTACCGTCCTTTGACGTTATACGGAACTTAGCCGTACAGATCTGACCGGTGTAATTAGCCTTGTATACGATGTTAAGCTTATTATCGCCTACCCCATGGCTCTTGTCGTTAATGGCAAAGCAATTACCCTCAACGCAATTCTTATCTATTTCCCTTGCCATATCAATTCTCCTCTATTCTCCATGAAACATCATCCCCGGCCTCTACCCTCACGATTTGGGTATCACCATCCTTATTAAGCGTCAACCTTTGCGGATCCACGTTGAAGGGTGGTTCCGGTTCCGGCTCACTACCATCACCGCAAGTGCAACATACCAGCTCGATATCATACTCGGTATTGGACTTGATATCGATGACAACCTGACCGTTCTCGCTAGTCACGTTATCGAAGTCATGATCAAGTATGATATAAGGTATATCATTAGGCTGTTGATTGATATTAACAACCTTACCGTTCAAAACAAACATCTCATGATGCTGTTCGTTATCCATATTCTTAGGCATAGCTATGACAAAACTAGCCTCATACAAATCAGTGGCTCCGGGATCCTCAGGATCGGCATACACTATATATCTGCTATCCTCTTCCGGGACTTTCATGGATAAGCCGTTCACGTTCATGGATACTATATAGGACTTGCTCACCGAGCCACCAAGGGTAAGGCAGGAAGCCTTGACCGAGGCGGAGTTGAGCTTGGCGTTGATGGTCGCCGTCCCGCCCTCCATGTCGAACATAACACTGGTAGGATCCACGCTTACCCGCTCTATACCCTTCTGGGTTATAGTAGCGAGCTTCGTAACCTTGCCTTTCTCGACCGCCACGTAAGTCTCCCTAGGCAACCTACCCATCCATCCCGGCTCTACCTTAATAGCGACCTTGTCTGGCCCGGTACCGGAAATCTTGTCGTAGGACACCCATGAGGAACCTTGCTCGATCTTAGCAAGAATATCTTTTAAATTATTCATATCATTCCGCTTGAGTTATAGTCCATTTATCACTCTTACCTACGATAATCTCCAGAATCTGCTCGCCACCCTCAGGAGGATACTCGAAGTTAGTAGGCTTAATCTCAAACACGCTGGCGCCTCCACAACCAAGATCACAGATCATATCCGGCAACCATCCCTCCTCGAAAAACCGTTCTATAAGCTCCCTGACAGCCTCTGAAAAAGAATCAAGTTCTAACCTGTCTACGGGGAGAGATCCCTTCTTGAGGGTCTCACCACATACCCAGCCGTCGCACTCGGAAGCCAAGACCGTATCGTACACTCTTTTAGCCATAACATGAGGTATTTAAAATATTACTATTCAATGTAGTATATACGATATTAACATCAGTGAACTCATCACCCATGCAATATTTCTTTTTAAACTTAACGGACCTGCCAGAAACGACATACCCGTCATTGGGGACAATAGTGCCACAATAGGTAACGCTGAGCACGACTAACGGCTCGTATCTTAATCTGACTGCTTGAACGCCCTTGAACGAGTCACGCTGGATGGACGCCGTGGCGCCAGATACGGCGACCAGCTTCCTTACCAGAGACTCGATTACGTTATTCATGCCATCACCGTTCCTGATATCTGCCTCAGGAAACGACTGACCGTCATATATGATCTGGGAGCTGTAGATACTACATTCGTTCCCCGGTCTATATTCCGGCTTACATGGATTACAATTATTTCTCATATCAAATCAATTTATTGATCATTCTTCTTAATTCAAGTATCTCGGCATCCCTATCCCGTATGGCTTTTATCATAGCGTTAAGGGTATCGGACATATCGCAATTAGGGGATAATCCCAATGATTCCACACGTACCTTATCACCGGGGTAAATACAATCGGTACTCATGTACGTAGAGCACGGTACTTTCGTATCGTCTACAGTAGGCCTGTATTGTTTTTTGTTGCAACCATTCATTACCACGTCTCCTCTTCCGTATCGTTATCCCCGCCGCTACCACCGGCGTTGACAAGCTCGTTTATAATCCTCTTCAAATCCAGAACCTCACGATGGTATAAATCTATCTGCTTATCCCTAGACGCTATAATACGCCTCAATGAGTCTATAACGACAGAGATATCAGTACCTTTCTCTATACCATCCACCACCAACTCATCGCCTGAGTACAAGACGCATTTATCATACAAGGTTATAGGACATCCATAACCAACACAAGGTTCGTCCTGACAATCCCGATCGCAAGGATCACAAGGATCGTTAGGGCATTTATTAAGAAACCTATCTATCTTAACGCCATGACAACACTCTTCGGGACGTTCCCGTGAATGATCATGACAACAACCACCTGTATTACACATATTAATAATATTAATGTTTTTAGCAAAGATACTTATTTGGTTTGATTATAAGACAACAAGACGTATGAAACAATAAGAGGTAGAGACCATAAGCCTCTACCTCCAAAACACTAATCTAACATTATGGAAAACACAAACGCATTATCACCAATAACACTGATCTTCTTGATCGATATTCTCAATCCATTTCTCGCATTCAAGATTAAGGTCAGCGTACTCCTGTCCCTCTACCATCAAGACCTCACGAGCCTTGGCGTTGGCATCCTCAACCGATATCCATGACCTGAACCTGTTGGCTTTGATAGAGTAATATACTTTACCGGACTTATATCCGAATGGACATATCTTCTCGAACCAATCACCGATCATAGTATTATAGAATACAGGTGAGCAACTACCCTCGGCATTAGCCTTCTCCTGACCTTCTTTCATGAACTTCCTATAGGCTAACGTATCGGCGTCTATCTGGGAGATATCGGATATGACAGCTCCGGCTGGTAATTCATATACAATACCTTCCTTGCCCGATGTGCCAGCCTCACAATCGTTCTTGTAAAACAAGCCACGAAAAGGCTGTGAGGCCCAGTCCTCGCAGCAAGCCCCGACGGAGTTGGCCTCCCCCTGCCCGATCCGTCCAAGCTCCACCCTAGCCTTATCATTGGCATCTTTCTTGGATACGTAAGAGACAAACCTACCTTCCTCTATACATACCTGCTCCTTGGATCCCTTACCGCTTACGCAATTGTTCTTGATAAACTCATCGCATACCTGATCATTATACCATACAGCCGGTATTATGTCGGCGTATGTATTGGCGTAGTCCTGACCGTTGGCTTTGATATCATCTTCAGCCTTGTTGTCAGCCTCCTCCTGCGTATCGCCAAAATAGACGTTGGCCGGGACCCGGTAGTCAACAGAACCGCCCACGTACCCGGCAGGCGGGTTATTTCTGGTGAACGTCCGAACTATTTCTTTATTACCGTATACCATTGTGATTCACTTTGTCACAAAGATACAATTTAAAATCAAATTACAAAGGAAGAGCCTTTTTGCTTCTCAAAACCTTATACAGATAATCCCTTAACTGCTCCTCGGTAGTTATATACCCAAATTCAATCATCTTAGCTATATCAATCTCTAGCTCCATCAACTCTTTAGCCTTGACCTCCTCGCCAACAGAGTTTCTTATCATAGTCTCATGAAGACCGTAAACTATTATATTCAAAGATCTAGCTAAATCCTGTATTTTATCTTTAAACCTTGACGAGTCCACGATTTTAGATAAAGCGGAAGACATTCTCCTATAAGCATCACCAGCCTTATCTCTGTAATCTATAAGTTGATCATGTACAAACTTCAAAACCTGAACCTCAAATCTAGGATTTATCCACATGGCGAATTTTATAAATAGCAAAGGATGCATCCATATCTTATCAGGTGTCTTGCCATGTTTTGTAACTCTACCTTTTACTTTTACAAATAACTGATTATCACCATTGTCCATTTTTGGACTATGGCTTTCATCATCCTTTAGAGCTTCTAAAAATTCTATGGTTTTAGGACTATCTATAAACACAGAAAACTTTCTTCTTATATTATCGGGATTATCATTCCATTGCTTAAGTAAACTATTGGCATCAAAATAACCATCACTAGTTCTTTGAAAAACGTTAAAATCGCCCATCTTTCTTGTTAAAACATTTACTGTCTTCATTTTTTAGTCTAATTTTGAGATTAATAATTAATTACTTTATGTCCGCTCCCTCGTGAGAGTCGGCGGACATACAAAAATAGCCAATCGGGATGATAAACACAAACCGATTGGCTATTTTTAATATCCTAAAATCAGGACATTAATTACCCATTGCAGATCTTATCCTCAATAGCGTAAAGGATTTTCGCTACGGTCTTATCACCACTTACCTTCACGCAAGACTCACCAAGATCCCGGACATCTATAGCTTCCCTGATACGGGTAAGCTCGTCATATATCTCCTCTATCACATCAGAGATCATAACACACTCATCAGAGTCCTTATGCTTTGACCACTCCGGGAGATCACCCTCGTAAGGTACGCAAGTGGACGGAGTTATATGTGAACAATTATACTTTCTCATGCCAGCAACTTATTAACACGTTCCTTTAACGATCTCACCTCATCCGGGCATAACCCGCAATCATTATCACACAATGACCTTTGCAGACGAATTATCTTACCCCAATAGGATATATCGGGCTTATTCCCGATCCTATACCTATGGTATCTCATATATCTACCCCATTGGCAGGACAGCCATTCGTCTACGGACTTACATAAATCCGTCCTATCAAGGTTTGATATGCTCTGCGCGCCCATTCAGAATCTCCTTTCTCATTTCCTGTACCTCCTCGTCTGGCGGGCATCCATACGGCAGGTTCTTGATCCATTCACGGATCTTTTTCTGCATATTAAGATAAGATACACCCACGCCATCACCCTTGGTACGAACTTGCTTATATATACTAACCACGTCACGTTCCATGGTCTGCAACGGATCTTGCATAACCATACAACCAGCGGTACTTCTAGAAGCGTACTCCATATCGCTAACAGCGGTAGAAGAAGAATGATTCATCATACTTCTCTCAATCCTTTCCCTCTCGGCCCTTAACGCCTTTTCCTTACAAGTATTACAACCCACGACTAAATATTTTTATGTTTAACAATCCACGCAATTGGTAGCCATCTCAAAAAGCTCTCCGACACGATCGATAACCTCATGGGCGGCCTCTATATTATCCAGCCTGACATTCGCCTCGGCTACGGCCATAAGTGTCTCCATCTCCTGTATCTTATTTATAAGATCCTTATCCTTGTCCTCGCATAAGACATCAGTCTTAATCCATAGCCGGTCGAGACGTCTGCGTATAAGATCCGTCTTAAGATACTTGCGACTGAAGTTGTAAGTAGAAGGGCTACCTATGATCTTGATATCATATATACCATCAGGTAGGTCAAGGTACTTGACATTACAATCATCGTAATTAAAACAATTGAGACCTAGCGTTAGACTGGTAAAGGTATTGACCTGATTCTTGCCAAGAAACAACGTAACGGGGTCGGACATCCCAGGGGTAGTGATCTCGATGATCGCCTTCCTGTCCTCCAGTAGCCCCCACTCGGACTCATCCAATACCTGCAACACCTTAGGATCACGTGTCTCTAGCACCTGAAATGACAACCGAATATCATTCATATTAACCTTCTTATCGTACCTACACAAACTATCGTCATAACGAGCCTGCATATCAAGATCAGGGACATCGGTATAATATGTCTTGACCTCATGCCCGTTGATAAATACCGATGTTATCTGGCAAACATGAGACCTAGCGACATCAAAAAACACCATCCTTACATTACCCTCATAATCAACACCAGATGTAGGGTATGTCAATATCTGGGTATTATACTCACCATCGTTACGTCTAGCCACGACAGTAATAACGATAGGTTTCTCTATATCGTAATCATCCATGATAATCCTAGCGGCGAACTTATCATGAATTATCTTCGGTATGATATTGATCTGATTCATTTGTATTTCTTTTTCACAAAGATAACTATAAAGACGAATCTTAAAAAATAGATTCAAAAAATAGTACCACATGGATATATTATCAAAAAGAATGTATACATTTGCGCCATGGTCGGTTGGATGAGTGGTTTAGTCGGTGGTCTGCAAAACCATATACCTCGGTTCGAATCCGGGACTGACCTCATATTTGCAATTCTTTTCTGGGGTGATAACCAATAGGTGTATGGGGTTTCTTGTACACCTATTATTTTATCAATCCGAATCTTTTCAACAACACAAATAATACAACCAATATACCTAAGATCGACATAAAGATGATAGCCATCGGCCACCTTGATTCCTCCTTATCGTCTATATCCTTATGTTCGATGTCTGTCTTCTTATCAATATCCTCAATACCGGTGATCGTCTTATCAATGCCAAGAGAATCGACCATCACCGTGCTGTCCCGCCGGCCGATGACGATATGAGCGTCCGTCTGGGAGGACACGGGTCGCTCCCCAGTGGATGGATCCACCTCCTTCGTAGTATCGAATTTCCTCTCAGTTATGACAATATCAGCATTAAGATCAGATGTCCTGATCTCTACGATCTTCCGGTCCATGACCTCATCTATCATCGTCTCTATCCTGCTTATCAAACGATTATCTATAGACGTGTCGCTAACCTGCCTCCTGCTTCCACAAGAGGACAGGAATAGCGACAGACCTAAACAAAAAACAGCCTTAAGACTTATCCTTAACCTTATCATCAGCAATCTTCTTTATATCGTCAAACATCTCGTCAGGTATGTTTTTAGAGAAGCCAAACATCTTGAATACGTTTATCCTCTTGAATACAGCCTTGAACACCTTAACCAGATAAGCGTCAGCGAAAGCATCCCCTATCGTATTCAGGAAAAGCATCACATATCCAACAAGGGCTATATACACCCCATATTTGGTAACGGTAAGTATCATGCTAGCCTCCTCCTCGATCGGGTATAACGTCTTATATATAACACATAATGTCATTACTATAAAACAAGACAAAGCGAACTCCTTAAGAATATCAGTGAACCTGACCTCCCTAAGCCATCTCTTGAAACTAAACCTCCTCCTACGGCTTCTACGGAGCTTCCAGCCCCTTACGCTTTGCGCTAACCTAGCCAAAAAATTCGCTATTAATACTATAAGTAATACGGTCAATAAATGATGCACTGGCTGGAAGTAAGCCCAGCAAGAGGCACCATACGCAAGCGCTATATTCCATAAAGCCCCCACTCGCTCTATCATGTCTTTGTCTTTCATTTTATACCCTATACGCAAAGTTAACCACTATACCGTTAAGTACCTAAAACACCACGGCGTGTATACCGTTCCTCGTATCAAGGCTGTCAAAATGTAACCAACCCACCTTCCCTTCAAGCCGGAAAGGATATGGTAACATATCTTGATGATCCAAGATCAAGCCTCTAGCCTGTTCCGCCGTCATTGACTTGACATCGAAATCCCCAGCCTTACCCAACACATGAGCGGATAGATAAACATCTTTCTTATCCTTAACTATCTGGCAGATGTTGCATCTAAGACCACGTTGGGAAAACTGCCCCTGCTTGTCCCAATTATTACAATACATAGGCTGTTTGATTATATCCCTCCGTAATATAAGAAGATTATGGAGAAACGCAGTATCAAGAAACTGCCACGATCTATCCTTCCACTTATTGTATGTATGAGGACACACCAATTCAACTATATCAAAATAAGAACCTAATTCTTTTATAATATCATTCCTATCCATATCATCCATTTTTAAAATAATGTAAAATAACAATACCACGATAACCTGATCCTCCTCGACCTCTCGTAGCCCCACTATTAGAAGCTTTAGAGGCTCCTCCTCCACCACCTCCATAATAAGTGGCATTACCTCCATTTTTGCCATTAATAATAACACCCTCAATATCCTCGACTCCAGCTCCATCACCTCCCCCGTGATTTCCGCCTTTCCCTCCGGATAAAAAGCCCATATTCCATCCTCTTGTATAAGCCCCCGATCCACCACCAGCGCCCATAGGATAAGGATATCGGTCAGGATATTTGTTGTTAAAAACATATGATCCATCTTGCCATGGATTTCCCGGGGAAGGATCATAGCCATCCCCTTCAACTCCATATCCGCCTCTTCCACCTTCACCGGCAATAGCCTGATATATACCGAATACACTATCCTGACCTATATCTCCGACAATCACCCTATATGTAACACCTGGATTTACGAATATAGTCCCAGTCAGTACACCACCTCCGTTACCGCCACTCCCGGCATTATATATATCGGAAGATCCTCCATTAAGACCTCCGGCGACCAACGCGAACTCAACCTCATAGACCCCATCAGGAACCGCCCAATATCCATTATCCTGAGGAGATAGTTCCTCGAATACCTCTATTATCTTCCTTTTGGGTAACATTCTTCTTCTCATCATAAGGCAAATAGGATTTTACCCCCCCCCAATTTAATTTTAAAATATTGATATTCATAATATTATTCTGGTTTAATCGTCCATCTCTGGGCGTAGTTATTTTTTAACACATATATCTTCTCCATAGGTGTAGCGGGAGACCCGTTGGACGAGCCTTTCACGAATCCTTCCGGCGCCTGCTCCGTCCCGGAAGGACGCTGGTTTTCGGTTGGATAAATAGCATTATACATGCTTACCGAAAGACTATAGAACTGGTTCCTCTTCCCATCCTTAGCCACGGATGTCATAGTAATCTGATCCCATCCTACAACAAGGTCGTAGAAAGAGTTCACGAAATCATCTGATCTTTTTTGGCTATGAGTGGATGCATTCACGTTAAACCCCGTAATAGCCCTCATCTCATAAATATAATCCGGAAGCTTATCCATTCTAAGACTATTGCTATTAGTTGCAATGAAACCAGTAAGATGTTCCAATCCCCTTCCAGACATATTATCATCATTCCAACCCGTCCTCCTTTCTCCACTTGCCCAGTCATTTAAAAAATAAAAATCAGTAATATTAGGATTTATCTTATCTACCTCGAAAAAAGGAGAGGTATTTATATCAAAATAATTCCACATATCACTGGGGGCAGGAGTTATATCTAACGTCTTAAGTTTAGGAAGGTCATTAAACTCCTTTATATACCTATCCAAATAACATGAAGATAAGTTGAGGGTTTGGAGATTTTTCATATTCTTTATATTCCTTATCCCGCTAGATTCTATATCCCTAAGATCAAGCATATTAAACATATCTAAATAATATACCTCTGTCTTACTGGTTATAGCCTCAGGAATTACGGTCATTCTTTGCCCTATATTTTGAAGATCGATATAAATTAACTTTTTGGATCTTGACAACTTGTCTACAGGTATACCGTCATTAACATACTTCGTATGGGATACGACCAAAAACTCAAGTCCTGGTATATCCACAATCGGGAAAGATGTCATCTTGCAAACTTGGATATTGGCATAATAAATATCACAAGTAAAATCTATCGATACAGCCCGTTGCACGTCCCTCCTCCCATCAGCGTAAGCGTGATTATCCACAGGTACGTATTGCGATCCATCCTCCTTCCTGAACCACCACGTAGTATTGGGATTTTTCCTGTGTTGTATTGCCAAAGAACGGAATATGATACGATAATTATCCTGCCCTTGGACCTTGGTCATAGGAAACTGCTCCTTTATTCCATCCCCCCAATCCACATTAGCCATACCGAGCTTTCTGGATCTAAACTCGACAAACGTATTATAAGGATTATCAACGACAGGATCAGGTACATAATTATAATCATCGGTATAATAATTTCTAAGTGCCCTATCCCATGTAGTGAACCACACGAACTTATTTGATGAAGCCTCATATTTATATAATGTCTTAGCCATTACCTATCTTGTTAAAATATTCTACAATAACATTCCTGTCCAATCCCATAGAATCACATAAATACTCTCCTTCTGGTTGATCCCCAAACGATAATACCTTATCCGTATCATGAGCTAAAACATCTCCATTGCCTACAAAGGTACACCCATCGTCAAATACAATAAGCTTATATGGCTTATACGACCTCGTGTCAATATCAGAAGATCGTATTGACCTTAACACCGAAGCCTCTGGTGCCATACTAAACCTCCATCCATAATTATTCATAAGCACATAAACCATCTCCATAGGAGTCGACGGAGAGCCATTAGACTGACCCTTTATAAAACCAGAGGGAGCCTGTAATACGCCACTAGGTCTTTTATCATCAGGATTGGAAGCTGAATACATACTTAGATACAATCCATAAAACTGATTTCTTTTGCCATCGGAAGCAGAGGAAGACATAGTGAGATAATCAAACCCCATCACCTTCTCATATAATGTTGATATAAACGTATCACATCGACTTTGGGTTGACAAGCTGCGATGCATATAAAAGCTATTCATAGACCTCATCTCATATATATAATCCGGGAGATTACTTACATCTATACTACTATAACCGTATGAAGCGTCGACACGCTCAATGTTTCCCAATCCCTTACCGCTCATATACGGATGCCAACTCACGACAAGTCCATACCATCTATTTATATGATCGAAAATCTTTAAGCTAGGATTTATCTTATCCACCTCATCCATAGCCGGGCATGTATTAGGGTCAAACGATGGCATAGCCACTCCCGGGGATATATATAATTCTCTTAACTTGCTAAAAGACAGCCATTCCCTTGGATATACCCTAACCCTGCAACCTGCCAAAGCTAATATTACAAGATTAGGCCACATAGAGGGGAATTTCCTTATATTAGAAGACTCCGTATCATTAAAATCAGCCGTTTGATTTAAATTAATGCCTTTTAACTTAGTCAACCTATCCCAATCGTCTGGTATGGATGTCAATGTCCCTACACCCAATTCGTTAAGTGTTATATACTCTATATTTACCGATCTACGTATCCTGTCTTTAGGGATATCGGTTATATTCCCATCGCCGGTAATGGATAAGGTTAAGTTGATAATACTTGGGGCGTCTAATATCGGGAATCCTACCATCATTATCCTCGCTGTTTGAACGTATGTAATATCATTCGTAAAAGTCATGGTAATAACCCGATCTTTATCTAGTCCATCAGCGTAAGCATGATTGGGGGCGGGAATATACTCACTCCCATCTTCCTTATAAAACCACCATGGATGGCTATCCGGATTCTTACGATAACTTATATCCCTTCTCCTAAACATCAACCTATATCGCCCGTATATGGATTCGCTCCTGTCCTTCACGAAAGGAAATTTATCTTTATTCCCATCACCCCAATCGACCTCGCACATGCCGGGGGTCTTGGAATAAAACTGTATACTCTCATTATAATTATTAACATCCAATATAGGATCAGGCACATCATCGGTAGTATCATTCCTGTTAACGCCCCTAAAAGCGTATTTACCCTTAGTAAAAAAGGTTATAGACCCTTTATTCGTATCCTTACATATCAGCCTCATACCTCTCCCTCCTCTATTCTCCTGAAATACTCGACAACCGGTGAACTATCCAATCCCAGATCGTTACAGATATCTATAGCCTCGTATTTGTCAGCGAAATTATACTTACTCATATTATCATCCAATACATCTCCGCTGAACACGGATACATGGCCGTCCTTTACGCCAAGGACGAACGGGGTAATCCTAGCCTTCCCAGCCCGCCTTGCCCTCGTAAGGGCGGCCTTGGAGGCTGGCGCCGGGGCCAAGACCCATGTCTGCCCGTAGTTGTTGGTAAGTACATACACCTTCTCCATAGGCGTCGTAGGATTACCGTTGCTAACACCCTTAACAAACCCCTCAGGGGCTTGATAAACGCCAGATGGTCTCTTGTTGGTAGGAGCTGCGGAAATATATAAATCTAAGGTAAGTTTATAAAACTGATTCCTATTACCGTCAGAAGCCGTCTGTGACATCGTTATATAACTCCACGACATTATCTTATCATAAAACGTGTTAACGAACGTGTCAGCCCTCTCCTGCGTATTTATAAATTTACCATTATCACGCAAAATCCATATCCTAAATTCCCTTACCTCATACAACCAATCTGGAAGATCATCTACCGGCACCACACTTGAATAACAATACGTATTATGGATCTTATTTAATTTCCCTCCTACCAGATCTTGTTTCCATGAGCTACCACCACCCATAAAGGTAACGCCTGTCTTATCATCCCCTACCTTATCCACCTCATCAAATACAGGTATATTATTCCTATCGCTTATAATGCTTATATCTTTTGCCGGAATAGAATTAAAAGCCGGATCATAAGAAGGAATATTACACCAGTTGAAGTTAAAAATAGTAAGATTCTTCCATTCAGAGAATCTTCTCCAATTAGAATCAGGATCATCCCCGAAGTTAAAAACGCTATTGCATCCGAAATACCTCAGATTTTTCATATTTAAAAAACCTTCTGGCCAATTACTCCATACACCAGGATGAGAAAAAGACCCCATCTGTATATTACGAAGATTAACGCTCTTACTTATCCTGTCATATGGGATATCGCCATTTTTAAGAACGGATCTGACCATAGCCAAATAAGTTATATCAGGTAGATTAACTACAGGAAAATCATGGAGGACAATACCATCCATATTGAACTCCCCATTGATTACGTTAGAGAACCTCATCGTAACCTCTCTACGCCTGATATCGCTATACTTATGTGGAGGGACCGGTATGTATTGTGAACCATCCTCTTTCTTATACCACCATACGGTATCATCCGGATTCTTCTTATACTCAATGTCAAGAGACCTGAATACAATCCTATAACTACCATCAGATATCTTAACTAAAGGATATTGATCCTTTGTCCCGTCCCCCCAATCAACATCCACGAATCCCGGTTTAGAGGTCGAGAACCTAAGATTGCGATTAAAAACATCCACTGATATTATCGGATCGGGTATACAATCAGCACCCTTACCATCAAAACAAGGGAATCTATCCTCATTCACTATAAACGTGACATAGGACGCTACCGTGTCGTATCCTACTAAAAAAGCCATACCATTAATTTATTGAGGTTATATCATAAGACACCCATTCCTTATATCCATTAACCATCTCATATACTTTGTTGATGGTCTTGCATACGACGGCGAATCCGACATCCACGTTAGGAAACTTCTCGTTAAGCTCATCTATCGTAAGCTCCTTGGTTATGCTCTCATCCCACTTACGCATCTCCTTTACCTCCATGAGGATCGGGTTACCGGTTATGCCTACACTCATGACCCACTCACCCTCACGATTGGCATCCGCCAGATCGGGGAAGATCGTAACGCCAAAAAGATCGGAGAGGGTGAAGTTCTCGCCGGTACGGGTAAAGGATGCCGCCGCCCCCGGTGTAAGAACCACCTCGTTCACGGCCAACAGGCTCGTAAGTTTCTTGGCTCCTCCTGATACCGTGGCGTTAAACACGACAGTAACATTACCGGTAGCGCTATTAACGAACTTGATCTCATCCTTATCGCTATTTATAGCTTGTAAACGTGATCCAGATACGATATTCACGATCTCATAGTTCTTGTCATAAGTGCTTTGCAACGTAACATTACCATATCTTGTATCAATCAACGTAATCCACTTAGCCTTACCACCTACTATCTCTACAAGCTTATAAAAAACGTTATTACCATCAGCGTCAACCCATCTAGCTATAGCACCCGGGGCGAAATTAGTCACCTCCCGATCTTGAGTATAACTTATAGTGCTTTCCGTAGGCTTGTTAGCCAAAGTAACGTAAAGACATTGCTCTACATCGGCCTCCATCTTAACTATCCCAGCACCATCGTAATAATAATCAGGTACGTTTTTCTCTCGTATCAACAAGATGGTACCTTCCTTAAGCTTATCGGCGTTAGTTGGATCATCCACGAAAGACTTCATCTGAATATAAGTATCGAAGATAATAGACGTACTCTTATCCTCTATCTTCTGATTGATATCATTGACAATATTATTAATCTCGTCTTTCGTATAATAAGGAGATAAATCAACCTTCGGGCCTTCCTGCTCTAAAGCCTGAGTTCCATCCCACCAATAATCAGGTACATCCTGCTCCCTAATCCAGAGGCTGTCACCCACACGGAGCTTAGCCGTGTTCTCCGGGACCGCCAGCCACTCATTCATGGCATCGACCGTATCAAAGATATACGCCGCGTTCTTGCCCTCAGCTATACGTCTTACGACAGCCAACTCGCTCTCGACATCGCTAAGTCTTTCCTTTATATTATTGATCTCTCGCTCTAACTTATCATAATTATCCTCCTGATCTATAGCGTCACCGATGGACATATAAACCTCGTTAGTGAGCTTATTGTAGGTAACACGAGCCACCTTCTCGTAGGATGTCTTATACGTAGATGAACCCTTACCGGTATGACAAACAAAATCATACGTATTTTGATACACCACAGATCCACCGGTATTGATGAAATTATATCCGTCTTGGCTCATAGTACCACCCTTGTAACCCACAAGCTCAAAAGAACATTTACCTGTACCTATAGAAGCAAACCATGTAGCATAAGCCATGAATTGCGTCTCATCCGGCAATATGGAATAATACTGCGCCCTTAAATCCTTTACCGACATCCAAACGCACTCCTTACCAGACCCGGTGTTATCACCACCCCATTTAAGCACGCTCGTTACGGACTCATCACCGTTACCGAGGCCATTATAACCAACACCAAGATTATCGATAGTCGGGACATTCGAGTTGAGAGCCTCCGTCATCGTATCCAAGTCCCTTCCCGAACTCTCATCCCATAAATACCTGAAAGTAACATAATCAACATCCCCGACCTTAATGCCTCCGGTATTACTAGGATATGTTTTTGTGACTAACTCATAATACCATTTACCATCACGGAAAGTAACCCTTATCCTCTCTACTTGCTTGGGGGATATAGAGACATATGATCCGCCAACAAAAACGTTATCGCCATCAACCGCACGGGAAGTCCCATCCTTTGGATCCTCAGGATCCACGAGGGTGTAGATCGTAGCCTGCTTATCTCCGGTATTGATAACAACTATATAATAGCTGTCCCCGTCAAGACCCTCATTATGAGCCATGGTGACAAAACCTTTCTCGCTATCCGGTCTCCATTCAACGACAACCATATGCTTATCCATAGGTATACCGGAAACGCTGTTAACGTAGTTGGTTGACGACATGAAAATGGCATGATCATCATAAGCCTCATCAACACGTTGATGCTTAGTAGCCAATCCGTCAAGACGTGATATCTCAATGGGGTCAGTTACCTCGATTCCATTATAATCATACCACTTATATCCGATCATCGTATTCTCACGACGATATTTCCTTTTCCTTATGACCTCACCGCCGGCTAGGGCGTCAATCATATAATAATCATTACATACCTTAACCATAGCCTTGATATTAACAGGTTTGACATAAACAAGCCACGATAGTAGCGCCATCGGGGATGGAGGTCAGCGTGGTCCCTACAGGGTAGGTCGGGGAGGATGACTCCATCACCATCAACGACGTCCGCTCTACGACCATATTGTTATCAATCAACCGGCTCCCCTCCACATAGAACCGGCCATCGGCCACCTCATAGCACTCTCGCACCGGAACCATATGTCTTTGACTCTTATCCGCATAATCACAGATCGTCACCTTAGCCCCATCCGGTATAGACGTAAGCTCATCACCTACATTGTAATCAGGATGATCAGAGTACACGACATACAATATAGACTTAATATCCTGTAACGCCGGATTGACTGTCCTGAATCCCTTCAAATGTATCTTATGACCACCGATCTCATAACAATCATCCACGTCCATGATATTAAGATCACAACTGATAACCGTCCAGCCGTTAATAATCGTCTGCGTAGGGGTAGTATTGATAGGATGATCGGGGTCGGTAGACTCAACGATCTTATAGTCGAAAGTCTTTACATCCAGATTTCCGTTCAACGACTCCTGTCTCCTGATCTTCACCGTACCCTTTCCGGTATCATAACAATTCTCCGTGGTATCGATAAGTCGATCCATATAATCCGGCTCCTCGCACTCGATACGGGCGAAATTAGATGGCAAAGAGGTATATTGAGTACCAACATGGATATCATTGTCTGTAGAACTCAATACATGATGATTATACGACCTAACATGATTTAAAGGGTTGATAACGTAAGTGGATTTAATCCTTACCGATCCTCCCTGTGTCGAGTAACATTCTACCGCATTTCTGGTAATACGATCATCCAACCTTTCTAGAGCACACCTTTCACGGATAAAATCCGCAGGGATATTATTTATCCTATTTCCTAGCCCATACCTATTATCAGACGAGTCCACAATCTCCCAGAACTGGTTTCTTTTTCCAAGATCACCGTCATAAGACACCACATGTCTCATACGCACGCTTCCGGCTGATGTCTTGTAACACTCCTCGATATCAATAGGCATCCTATCTTCCATATCCGTGAAATCACAAGACACCAAAGAGAATCCGTCCGGGAGGGTAGCCAGTTCGGCCCCCGGAACGAAGCCGGCGTCATCCGATTCAAGCACCTCGAAGCGGACGTATCTTGCCTTTATCTTGGAGTCATAAGAAACCAACCTACGAAGCTTGACATTGCCATTGCCTCCGTCATAACACTCGACATAAGACCTGATGTCACGCTCCTCCATATCGTCGAAATCACAGACAGTCCTTACCCACGTATCTGGCAAGGAACTGAAGCTGGCGCCCTCAGGTTGTGACGGATCGGTAGTCTCCAGGACTTTATAGCTCTTATCCCTAACTCCTATATTCCCGTCCCATGACGTGAGAACCTCCAGCTTCACCTTACCGGCCGGTGTCTTATAACATTCTACAGTTACCTCAATATCCCGGTCCTCCATATCCGTGAAGTCACAAACGACCTCAACCCAGTCATCGCTTATGCTGGTGATAAACTTACCTACCGGATTATCAGGATCGGTACTTTGCTTGACGCGATACCATTCCCTTCTGGTACCCATCTCGTAATCAAATATCTTATATCCCTCTATCTGCACCCTTCCGGTTCCGGTATCAAAGCATTTAAGCACCGGTATTATCTCCCTTTGGGTCATATCCGGGAAATCACATACTATACGACTCCATGTATCGGGTATCTTATCATACTCCGTACCGATAGGATTGCTATCGTCAGTCGTATTCACCACCTCATAATGGGATACCTCCGGGTTCAGGCGTGGGTCTACCGACTCAACGCCCTCGATCTGAACCTTGCCCCCTTCCGTGGCGTAACATTTACTTACGAATATCAACTCCCGATCGGTCATCTCCGCTATGCTACAATCTATAGCTACCCACTCGGCAGGAATCTTATCCAATTCCGTACCAATAGGCGTATCAACATCTGAAGAGTTGATGATAAATATCTTCTCGGCCAATATCTCACCCTTATTATTCATATAGGTATGGATACGAGCCTCTACCTGACCTCCCGGAGTACGATAACATTGGTTGACGATCGACACACGGGCGTCCTTGATGTTAATGAACTGATAGTCCTTTTTAGGGACCTCGCTTACAAGTCTCTTTACTCCTTTATCATCGAAGTACACGTAACACCCGTCATTCCTCATCATGACCGGATACGTCTTTCCGTCTATAACAACACCTGAGAAGTCATCTGGCGGAACGGAGAAACCCATGCTACCAAATATGGAAGCCAGTCTCTTTAAATACTCATTTATCGCAGACATAATATCATATTTTAATTCTACTGCCTCAAAGATAACAAAAAAGGGAAGAGAATTGAATCTCTCCCCTTTAGGAAATATATGAACGCAAAAAAGGTTCTTTATTTCGGCTCAGTTACGATGGCCGGACCAAGACCAGCGGCAGCACCGATCATATTGATCATCTCCTGAACACCCTCATGAGCGCCATAGCGTACACGTAAGATCAGATTAACCGGATCATCGGCGAGAACCTTACCGAATCCTTGAGAGTATCTATGAGGATTAATCGTGATCTGGAAGTCCACGTATTGGGCTGTTTGTTCAACACGGCTGTATTCGTTCATGAATGTCCGTCCCATGAAATCCTGATGTTTCGGGAAACCGTTGAAATGAGCGTAACCCTTCAACTCGTCATCCATCATATTACCGCCGACATGAGTACGTGGTGCTTTGCTGGACAGTCTCTCGAAATTAAGTTGATCCCACCAGATAGGAGACCCCTCGTCAAGAGAATCAGGATAACCTCCGCTAGCGCCAACGATCTCAACGCTATCCTCTACATAAGTCATTTTATCCATCAAGCACTCTGACGGAGATAATAACATTTCCTTACCACGGAAACGGATACCGCACTTGCAGTTAGTGCCAAGTTCCTGAGCCGACTCCAATTTCTTCCACATACGGTTGCGGTAAGACGCCGGAGCCTCGCTGGTGAAGAATCCCTCGAACACCTTGTCGCACTCATCACACAACATGTTAGTATATACCGTTGTCTGGAAGCTATGCTGGCAAGCCGCAGGAGTACCGTAGTCAGTGATCTCCAGTTCCGGGAAAGCCTGTTTGATTTCCTCCAAAGCACTGTTCCCGCACTCATCATCCGGGATCGTGATATAATACTTCTCGGTGGATACCTTGCAAGAACCACAAGCTGACCAAGAAGCGGTACGAACCGTAGGATTCTCACACATATCGGATGTCTTAGCCACATAGTAGATAATAGCCGTAGGATTGACCTCCACGAAAGTAGAGATCTCCTCATCCGTCAATTTCTTGGAAGTAGCGGCAATATACAAACCTGATCCCTTGATCTGACTCATCTTATTAACCGTATCGGCTACAACGTTAGGCAATGACTCCACCGTAGTAGACATATCGACACCGTCATCCTCCAAGGAGATAGAATACAGATAACCACCCTTAACCTCGGTATAGTTAGGAGGACAATCCGTACATCCTTTCATGATAGAGATAAGACGTTGAGTATAATCAGCCGGTTTAGCGCCTTTCTTCATCACCTTATAACGTGACATGCTACCCTCGATAGTCTCACGTACGATCTTCAATCCTGGATATTGAGTGCGAACCTCAGCCAACGCAAGATCATCACCAGTATCGCATACCTCCATACAATAGAAGTTCACGTCCTCCGTCTCAGGCTCAGTAGCCTCATTAGTGCATCTTGTAACCGGAATGATATCAATATAATCGGATAATTTACCACCACCGGCAATAGGTTGGTTCTTCATCCGCTCGATACACTTCAATACGGCGGGTAACAAATCAACCTCCTCGCAAGGATCGCATTCCTCGCATTGATTAGGGGTATTGTCACAATCATCCAAAAGGATAGCATCAAAGATCTCAACACGACCTCCCTCGTAGCCAAGAAGCTCGAAAGCCCTGCCGGCGAGAATCAAGCGGATAACGATACGGTCGCCCTTGGAAACGGAGAAAGCCGTGTCGTCAGAGACACCATTGTATCCTAAGATAACGTCATCGACATAAGCGTGATCCTTCTTCGGCCAAGAAGCGTAAATCTCGGTGATCTCATTCAACGAGAACAGAGGCGTGGAAAAATCCTTATCATATATAGAACGGGAAGCCGCTTGTTCATTACGACCGATACGGATCTCATAACGCTTGTCATTACGAGGCTTACCGGTAAAATCAATCACGGCCTTACAACCGTTCTCGGAAGTCTCCTTAGTATCATAAATACCAAGCTGACCTTCCTTCAAGAAGATGGAATCAACATCCACCATCTTAGCGTGCGGGGGTACGAAAAGTACCCGGTCTTGCGGTCTGTGCAACATATTATCAATATTTTAATTTAAAAATCATTTACCTAACGCAAACATAATCATAAACAACATCACCGCAATAAAATGAGGTCGTGAGTATACGACATAATATGATGTTTACATTTTATGTAAAACAAAAAGCCTACCCGTTCCCGAGTAGGCTTAATAATCAAACTAACGGTGTTTATTTAAAGGAAGCCACATTATCCTTATCAAACCGATACCTCTGCAACTCATTCTCGTTAAGGTTGAATTGCTTGGCGACCATATCCAAAATCTCCTCCACCAAAGGATCGGGCAGCTCAGGGTCGATGTCCGTGGACCGCTCACCGGCGGCGTTGATGTACCCGGCCAGATCCACCCGTACCGGATTCCGGTAGTAGGTCATCCTGACCTCGTCTGTACGAAAGCCGTCCTCATACACCACGACCTTCCCGTCACCTATGGTGTAGAACGTTTCCCGATAGTCAAAAGAAGGCCTATTGTTATCATCCCCAAGAAGCTCATGAACATTCTCGTTCTTAGCCTCCCACATGACAAAATCTCCAACCTCACATCCTTTATAAGAAAACGCTCCTTTTATATTTGAGAACCATAAATAATCATCAGGAAGACCGAATGATGTCGATTCGGGATCATCAATATGACTAACCTCCTTAAGCGATTTCCAGTATACCAGAAGAGTTTGTATAGATCGGATGGTCTCATCATCCTTCCTATTAAGATAGTATCTTATCAACCTGTCCTGAGCCTCGTTGAACAAAAGCACGAACCTCCCGGGATCAAGCTTAATCCCGCCATTGGCGAGATTCTGCTCGTTCTTCTGCAAAGACCTTAGATACGCTTCTTGGATCGTCATCGTTATTCCTCCGTATTAACCTTATCACCTTCATCTACGTCTTCCTTCTTCTTGACATCCTTAACCTTCTTGGTCTTATCGTCTATATTAGAAATAGACATAAGTTCCTCGTACTCATCCAAGACATTAGCCTTTACACTGATAAGATCTTTCTTGGTAGCCAAAAACTCGGCGGACGTACGGGTGTCAGGGCCTATGATCTGACCATTATATTGCAAGCCGGATGGAGTCATGTTAATACGACCGTTACGTTGAAGGACGTTTATGATACGATAGAACTCAAGAACTTCCTTGAAATCACCCTCCAATGACCGATCCCAGATATCAAGCAGATAATCGATGTTGGTCTTCTTCTCGTTCATCCAGTTTGATAGTGATCCGGTGTAATAATCATCCTCCGTGAAATCAGGACGGGTCACGATACCGATGTACAAAAGAAGGTCGATGGCAGCCTGACGTTCCTTGCCACCTTTCTTAAGGGCGTCGATGAACTTATAGCTGATATTCATCTTATTGATCTCACGCTGCTGAACGAAATCCTTGGCGTTGTCTTTCTCAATGAAACAGAACATGGAGTTCATGAAAATAGGATCACCATCCATTTCCTGAGGAGTCAACATGCCAGAAAATACAGCCAGATATAAATAAAATAACTCAACGGTATTAGCCGTGTTATAAACCTTACCCATATAGATCTTGTCTTTAGCATCATCCCAAAACTCGAAATTGGTCTGGGAAAGATCCTTCTGGGAAATATTCTCAAAAGGCTTCATTATATTATTGACACGCTGATCAACCAACTTATCAACCTCATCCTTATCCATGCCATTATAACATCTTGATCTTGGATAAAAACCGGTATTGTAAACCTCTGAGAAATCATCCCACGGGCAACATACGTGAGTAGCATTCTCCGGGAACGGAGCCTTGGCTATATTGGCGTCTTGGAAGGCCTGCGGAGCGCTTCCGTCGTGTTTACCTACTACCTCATACAAGGTATCTGACATGATATTGAAGCCGTTTACCTCGACCAATACCTTCTTTGATTTTAAAATCTCTTTCATTTCCTTATTTTTGCGTTACTTTCCTAAAAAAAAGAGGAGAGGAATATCCTCCCCTCTAAAAACCAAATTACATATGAAAAAAAACTTAGCCGAAGTAGTTCGGTTGAAGCTCGATAATCAAGAACTTGCTGTTATCCATAACCCAAGCCGCTGAAGCTGAGTGGCACCAGAATTGCTCTTTCATGCCCGGCAAGGATGATACGATCTCATTACCGTTAGCTTTGTGTGCCCAACGACCATACTCATAACCCCACCACATGCTTACGCCTTCTGGCTTGATATAGAATACGTTGTTATTCATATTACCCAACTTAGCGTTAGCCGTATTAGGAATAGCGGAATACGCGTTAGTCGATCCAGCGTCAGTGATATTCTCAATAATACAAGAATAAGAGGATCTAGGATACATGCCATTCACTAACTCGCTACGATCTGTCATGTCAGCGTAATCCAAAGAAGGATCGTGCTCGAACTCTACATTTCCGATGCCGGGAAGGAAAGCTCCCTTAACCTGTACCGGACCTAAGATCATAGCATCATTAGTACCAGAGATAGGATTAGAAGGCAACATACGGTCACTACCCATACCCCAGCTCAAATTACTCAACGTAGTAAAGAAAGCCTCTCTAATCAACTTCTCTAAGTTAACCATAGCCATAGCTCCTACCTTGAACTTAATCTTACGCTCCGTAATAGGAAGATCTTGACGACCACGGAAAATATAAGCGGCAGCAGCCATAAGAGTATCCTTAGTAATACCCATCGGGCGACTATAGTAGATAGTATAACCACGGCGAAGCTGACGGTAGATACCCTCATTTAAATGGATAGGACCATTTTGATCCATGATAATACCACCTTCTTGCCACATCAACTGTCTAGCTTCCAGCTTAACCAACTCAGCCATACAGAATACCTCCAGCGTGGACGCTACCTTAGCCGTACGTAAATCAAGCCTACCATTAACCGTCCTACCGATAATAGCCAAATCAGGAATATTACCCTCATACTCACTTCTCATGGCATTCATACGACGAAGAGCGGTCTCCACAAACTCTGAAGTGCTGTTCTGGGCGGCCTGCATGGACTTCATACCAGCATACATAGTTGTCTCACCCTCAACACCACGGTGGTTTCCTAAACGGAATTCACAAGTCATAGAACCGGCCTTGTCAGCTCCAGATACCTTAGAGAACTGGGTACTGTACTCACCAAGAGCATGACCGATCTTCCAGTAACGGATACCCGGACGTAATTTCTCTTTAGGGAAGTATTTGGCCTTTCCGCCGATAACACGACCCCAATAACGCGTCAAATCACCTTCTGTTTTTGAAGGGATCTCACCAGATATAAGGATATTACAGCCGTTAGCGGCGTCATAGGTGATGACATCATAAGCCGTAAACTCAGAGGTATTCAAAACGATATCAAACAAACTACCGTCAATACCCGGTTTTAGATGATGACCTGAAGTATCCTCAGCCGTAACGACAGCGAATGTCTTTGTAACAGGTAAATCATAACGGAAAGAAGCTCCAATACCGTTAACGGAGATCGTAGCACCGTTATTAATCATACCCATATACATCGGAACAGGGTAGTTGGCGATATTAGAGAACAAGTTCAACAGACCTAGATGATTCTTGTCGGGATCCTCATAATACCAGCTCGCCAATGAGCCTAAGTTATGCTCTACGAGCGAAGTCTTATAGTTCTTGGCATCGGTGAAGGCAATAACGTTATCGCCATTCACGGTAGCCGGGAAACTTTTTGTAAGAAACGGATTCATTTTCAATATATTTAAACGTTATACACTCTTTGATCCACTTAGATCAAGGAAGTTAGCCTCTATAGTATCATTATCGATATTATTCTTATTTTGCTTTCCTCCCTTATTGCCAGAAAGAAGAGTGATGGTCTTCTTATTGACCTCCATCTTAGCCTTGTTAGTCTTCTGTTTAAGGAACTCGTCCTTATTCATCAAGAACAAAGCCAGATCAGCGGCCATGTCCGGATTCTTGATAGCCTCCGAATAAGCTTTATCTATAGCCGTATGACCTTGATTGTCTATCGGCTTGGTAACGAAATCGACAGCCTTACCTATCATCGTGTCAGTCAACTGGAATCCTGAGCTTATAGACGTCTTAAGACCTTTCTTATAGATCTTCATCTGCTCAATCAACTCCTGTTTCCTTTTCTCGGATTTTTTCTTCTCCTCCTCGATAAGGTTATCCATCTCCTTTTTCAGGATATCATGGAATTTATTTGCCTTGGACTCAATGAACTCATCGCCCTTGCCAATCATCATCTCCATATTATCCTTTATCTCGTCTTCCGGCATACCCAACATCTTATAATAATGTTGGATGACCGCAAGCTGATCATTCTTGTTGCTCATATCAAGGTTGTCCAACGGCGCCTGAATGTTCTGATATTGGTTTAGAAGCTGACCTACGTTACCTCCAGCCTTATCCACCTCTATCATCTTCTTCATAAAGTCAGACATAGAACCGGTATCAACCTTATCCTTCAACAACTCATCGGCCTTATCCTTGATCAACCCCTCCACTATATCAAGTAAATCATCTTCTTTTGTGATAGTAGAAAGATCGACTGGCTTGTCATCTACCATAATATCAAGGTTATCGATACTGTCGATGATACCTCTAGCGGCCATCTTCTCCAAGAAAGATTTCCCGTTAAACACTGATACCACGTTATTATTATCAGTACCGCCTTCGCCAAAGGAATCCGGGTCTGGGTTGGTAGCGTCGCCGCCCTTATCCCCGCCACCTTCAGCCGCTCCGCCGTCGGCAGGCTCTTCCTTGGTATCACCTATAGGATTACCATCCTTATCATATTTACCCTCGATATTATTCTTATCGCCATCACCGTCACCACGATAAAAAAGTTCCTCGACACTCATGGTCTTAAAACCCTTAGCGAAATCACCCATGTCATTCATACAATTTCCTTTTTTGCTTTTTACAAAAGTATTATTAATCCAATTACCAATTAAATCAAACCCATTATAGTATATGACAGAATTTTACGCCAAAATGATTACAGATTTTGTAAAAATATTTACAAAACTTGTAATCAATTCTTGTTTATTATTGATGTAAACCTATCTGTATCAGAACGTTTGTTTCTAGCGTCTATCTCCTTTTCTTTTAATTCCAACTTTCTTTTCTCTATCTCCTCACGAGATCTTCGCTCAGCCTCGGCGTTAGCCTGTCTGGTTCTCATCTCCTCTTCCTTGATATCAAGATCTCTTTCCCTTAAAGCCCTATCAGCCATAGCCTCGACATAATCCATGCCTTCAGAGTTGTTCTCGGTCCTAGCCGCTTGACCGGCGGCCATTATGCTCTTACCCCTTAAGTCGAAGTTGCCCTTGATATAAGCCAGCTCCTTATCCTTCTCATGCTCATCATTACGTGCCTGTTGCTCGGCCTCGGCTTGCTGCTGGACAAGTCGCTGTTGATTCTGGTATTCTTCTTGCCTTACACGATCGGCGTAAGATCTAGCATCCCTTCCGATCTGATTCATCTCAGCCGTTGAGTTGGCGCTCATCATCCTAGTGATATCAAGTAAGTCATTACCTAACGTATTTGTCTGTAATATATATTGTTTCAAATTCTCCAATTCCAGACGTTTCTTGGAATTAGAGACAGCCATAACATTAAGATGACGTAACGACAAGCTATTATCCGTAAGACTGATGTAAGCCAAGGAAAGATCGCTGTTTCTGTACATCACGGTCCAATCGTATCCTTCCTTCTGACATACTTGAGCCACGGCTAGATGAATATCCAATGTCCGTTTCTTGAAGTCATCGAAATCATTAAAGTAAGTCTGAGTCTGTAGCATAGTAGCGTTAACCCCCTGTTTTACGCCCGTAGAACTCTCGTATCTAGTTGACTGACCCATAGCCTGCTCAGATATACCTATCATCCTATAAGCCATCATATAGGCGTAAGAAGCCATTTCCATACGGGATCTTATCTGATCCGTATTAGTAAGATCATATACACCGAACTGGTTATATATGCTACTCATCTGTGGGTTCTGGTAAGGATTGTTCGTATCGTTACCACCTACGCCCATAAACGAGACGGACTTCACGATCTGCATGAAGGTAGCCAAAGCGCCCTTCTTGTCCATCATATCCTTATATTCAGTAGGCAGGAATCCCAAGTCACCTAAGAAAAACTTACCGATCTCCTTCTCGGCGTTATTGTATAGCTGATTCATAGCAAGGTTATACATCATCTGGAACGGTTGTATGCGATCAGCGAGACTGGCCCCTATAAATCCCGAAACCGGAATGACATAATCATACAGACTGCTGTCACCATGTATCTGATGAGGTATTGGATCCCCACCAATATATATAGGCTTATCCATTAAATTACCTCCGGTGATCTTAACTCCAAACCTAACCTCAGGAACATACTCCAAGATGTAGGTGTTCACCTCAGGATCACCAACGGCTTCTGCCATCACCCTCTTCACCTTCTTTATCCCGTTCTTCTCCAAGAACTCCGGGAGAAGCTCATCGGTAACAAGCTCCTGATCCACCATCCCGGTCTCCGTCATGTAAGTTATTAAGAATACCGGTTTCATGGATACCCAATATCCTTCCATTACCCTAAAAAGGCGAGAGTCTATCTCATATCTCTTGCCATTGGACATGTCAGAGTTAAAATAGCCAAATGGATGGAAGCGGGGCAAGAAGCGGGGCTGGGTGTGTTCCTCCCCGTCCGGCCCGAAGGTGTGGTACTCGCCCATCGGAACACCATAATAGTCCTCAGCGGCAACTATAGACTCATAGTCATGGTATCCTTTCCATGGAATAACCTCATTCTCATACATACCGGTAATAGACGGCTTCTTTTTCTTCCAGTCATACCTAGTACCGTCATTAGATACCCATCCCTCATAATCATCGTCACCGCCCATAATACGACGCTTGTCCTTTGCCGTCATCTTATGACCGTATTTTGATATCAACTCAACACCCTCGTAATAATGAAGACGACCCACATAAGACCCATATTGCGGGTATTTCACATCAGGATGGAAAACCTCCCTCGGACTCCATACCTCCGGACGATAGTAGTCGAAGCCAACGAAATGATTCCGGAACATCTTTCCGCTAAGAAGACGATCCCGGAAATTCTCCCTGTCAAGCTCATCCATATAAAACCGGCTACGGTCAGCCTCGATCGTATGATCCCCCCATACCGCCGCCTGCGTCTTCCATCTTGTACTCATGAACCTCTGGATATCATCAGGGGTCATAGACGCCTTGGCCTGTTGGATTTGCTGAACATAAGCCTGACGTTCCTCCTCGGAATTAAACTCATTGTATGTAGGATCAAGACCGGCCTCCACAAGACGCTGATTAACGATAATATCCCACTGTTCTTGTATATGACGATGAAGTAAGTTTGACATCGTATCCTCATACTCACTTATAGCCATATCCCCTACCTCGTTAACCGTATACTTATCCTGTAGGTTTGTCAGCCATCCCTCAAAGGCATTTACGATACCACCTATTATATCATAATGCTTCAAGAAAGAAGGTATCCTTATATCGCTCCTTAACTTCTGCACGTCCCTTAACTGAGGGATAACATCCGCCATCTCCATAAAAGATAACTTACCATCCGCCATCAGATAATAGTCACGGTACATCTGGTTACGATCATACTGTTTCAACCCTATCGTCTCAAGAGCATCCATACAATCCTCCTTCCATTTCCTGTTCTTTTTCTTCGTGGAAATAGCCTGAGGAGGTAATCCTAATAACGCTCCTTTTGCTGGAAACGAATGATCTCTATTAAACACTTCCATGATTATTCAATTTTATTTACAACAAAGATAGGCGTTTAATTGACATTCATTTACCTAAAAGCTCCTATAGATACCGATCCAAATGCAGATGCATATACCTCATGGTGTTTATAAGCGTCTTCCTTGCGGGCATTATTCATCTCCTCGATCTTCGATTTAGGCATGTAATTGTTATCGTCAAAATATCTGGCGAGAACCAACGCATGCCCGAACGCTATTATCCTATCGACGTTCAATCCGGGCTTATACTGTATTATCTCATCCAGTAGGGCTATATCATCGATCAGCTCAATACCCTTGACAGTTATATCAAGACCAGTCTGATCATCATAACCGATAACGAAATCCTGCCAGCAGTAATCCACCACGCAGGAGAAGAGCAGGTTCTGGTTGCCGGGGGTAGGGTATAGCCCCAGCTTGCTGTTCTGCCGGGAGCCGGCCTTCACGTACTTATTGGCTATAGCCTCACCAGCGAACAGGAAGAAAGAAGCGGGCATACCACTCTTCCGGTTGAGGTACTGCTCATACATCTGGTCAGCGTTCTCCATAAGACATATAGCCCCATATCCCTTCTGAAGCACCTCACACGTACGGCAAAACTGATCTATGGATGATGGACGAGATACGTAAGAGGCAACTATTCTATAGGCATAAGGATCTCGAATACCAACACGTCTCTTGAATACATAAAAAGCACCTAATGAGGGCGTATCCGACTTAGCCTGTTTGTAGGGGTCGCTACCACTCACATATATAAAGTCATCAAACCTATTGGATTGAGGCATCTCAAATATCTGGACAGGAGCGTCAATAACACCGCCGCTAAACGGGAATCCAGCCAGTTGCTTATTCGATTTAGTAGTCCCCAGTTTATTACCTGACTCAAGAAAGACATCACACAGCATACCGCTATATTGCCCCGACTCAAGGAGATCATTCTTATGCTTGATAGCGTACTCGACCGGAAATAGGTTCTGGGATGAGCTTAAAAAACAGTCGTCAATCGTAAATGGATAGAACATGGTATGAGAGGTATAAGCTACCCTATCTTTCGTAGATAGCTTCTTCCGTTCCTCGTTAAGCTTATTGGTACTAGCCTCGAAATCCGTGGCGTCAATCTTGATTTTATTAAGCTTCTTATCATCCGGTTTCCCCAAATAATCACCCAAACCTATAGTTCTCTTGACACCAGAGTTAGCCATCTGACCGGGAACGAACATCGCCCATTTCCGTTCTTTCCATGTTTTCCCTTTCATGGCTCTACGATTTAAAATATCCCAGTCCATAACCAGAAGATTGTAGGTCTCAGGATCAGAAAACATTTCTTGAGCGTCCTTGGATAATTCTACCTCACCACCAGTACCAGCCAAGATAGGGCTAAGACGCCAGCCGTAAGGAGTGTCGTAGGACGGCATGGCGGCCGTGTACGGCTTCTTGATAGGTCCCTTACCTACCTCGTCGAAAATAGCCGTGGCGGGGGTTAGACCGGCAGTCTTCTGCGTGGATGTCTTCCTACCCATGTTGATATTGGCTATGGATATTATGGCATGAACATCACGAACCCCGTTGGACATACGCTTGCCTAAGGTGACACCAGAACTCCAATCGGTCTTGGTCCTATTAATCCTGAAAAAAGGATGCACATGATCAAGACCATACTCACAATACTCACCTATATTAGATAAATCGCTATCGCTGAAACCTACCACGGAATGACTAAGCCCGATCGTCATGGTAGCGTTCATCTGAAGAAGGGATGACATGATAGTCGTATTATGGGATACGACAAAATTAGTGGTAAGGAACTGATGGGACTTATTATCGACCTCAATACAAGTAGCTTTATATTTCCCGTAATAATCTATATCGGATATCCTAAGCCTATTATGGGTCTTGGATATATACATATCATCACCATCCATGACGCAATAATATCCCATAGACCAGAATATTCTTCTTACGAAGGATATAATATACTCACTTTTGCAAACGACCTTAAAACGATCGTCACCGGTACTTATACCGCAAGATATCTTCATGAATGAGCTTATAAACAACTCCTTCTGTTTTTTGGATGAATAAATAATATCATCCATCTCCTTATTGCTTAACTCGAAGATCCTGTCGGTAGATCCACAAAAGAAAGAGGCGGTCAGAGACCCAAGGAGCTGGGGCGACATCAGCCACCGCCGCTCGGGGAAATCCACGGCCTCCCCTATGTCTATAGTCATCTTCTGGAAGTCAGAGTGGATGATACCCATAGTGCTCATGACTTTATAATCACCATGATATTTAACCTTCCACTGATGTTGACCGCAACATACTATACTGCGCCCGTCCTCAAACGTAACCTTATACATATCAACGAACCCTTGAGGATATACGCCTACTACAGTCGTAATCTTACCATCATCGCCATATATGATATCACCGATATCAGCGAACCCTATCTTCTTAGGTCCATAAGGAGTATATATCAGCTCCGAGTCCAGAAGGGCCTTTCCAAAACGACGGGTACCGAACATCCCCAGCCCTTTCTTCTCCTGACGGGCACGTTGGTACATCTCAGCGAAAAACCATTCATTATCACGTAACCGGCTGATAGCAGGAACACGCTCCCCATTTGGAAGATCTTGAAATACGGGAAAGAAATTAACATGCCAATAAAGCCATGGCGGGATGAACGTACCGTTGATAGTCACCCCGTTCTTGACCTTATAAGCCTCCTCCGTGAAGAACTGCTTAACATCATCATCTTGATCCTCCCAGCCGAACAAATCGTTCCACACTGGAGGATTCTTCATGTTTACATAAAATTCTGGACTCGTGCTTAACCCCATCACTTCATACTTTTTAATACGGACTCTATACCTCCAGACACTTGTCCCTTACGTTCCTTCTTCTGGACATTGCTGACACTCCTGTATACATCCATGATCCCACTCTTCTCCATATACGAGTCATTCCATACGTTGATCTTATCGATCAGCTTGGATATGAAATCGAACGCCCTAGCCATATCCTCAGGCTTCTCCTTATCCCATGGATGCTTGGCGATATACGTCTTGGCGTCATCCACGGCCTTGGATATGACCTCAAGATTATCGTTTACCCGATCGACGTCCCTACTCGTCGGCTTTCGTCTTCCCTGTGGCATTTTCTTTTAATTCCTTAAATTCATTATACTGCTTCATAAGAAGCTCATAAGATTGAACAACCCCGATCTTACTTACTTCCGTCACGCTCATGTCATGGAACATATCCTCAAGCTCCTTGTCAGCATATCTAAGACGTTCCTTGTCATCATAAAACACGAATCCAGACGTTCTGTCTTCTATAATGCTCTTGGCGGTGGACGCATATGTCGTATCTAAATCCAGATCCATACCGAAGCTGGTAGCCAACTGGATTATGAACATCAACCTAGAATTGACTTTTACAGCCTCTATATTCAACATCTGTATCTTATGGGTCATCTCATGAAGAACGACAAAATCCTCCTCTTTTATCAATGAAGATGATTTAAGGGCTATCTTCTTAGTCCTATCCTCAATCTCGCTATACAGACGCTTGCTCTCACGTTTTATGGCTATCCAATGCCTTATATGGGTATCCGCCTCTTCTTTAAGATAATCCCTGATCTCTTTCTTAATATCCTTATCCTCTTCCATTATAATCACGCATTATAATCATTATTATTTAATTCGATCTCATCACTGATGCTTTGGTCTATAGACCTCAATAAATCCCTGGTACTAACATCCCGCAAGAAGCGGACATTACCACCATTAGCCCTAGCTATCCTCCTTAAAGCGGAGTAAAGTATATCACCCAATGAATATTCAGGTAACTCACGGCATCCGACTTCCATGACAATAAGGGCATGGATACGGTCATCTATCTTGCTTCTTACGAGATTTCTCACGGCATTATTTATAAGCTTCCCCTATAATACGTAGCGGGAAATGTTTGAAATTACGTTCAGGATCGTCCTTAGTATAACCCATAAGAGATAGATGTTTCTCAAAATGACCTTCCGTATATTTTGAGGTATCTAACGTCATCCTAAATATAATTCTATTCTCATTGTCAGGATGTTTGTTATATGATACATCTCCCATACATCCACATCCAAGATGATGCTCCTTGACATGGAAACCATCATTATGGGTGATAAATAACACGATTTCTATCTTATCACCTATTTTCTGATCAAAAATATTTAGATAAAACTCGCTCTCATCATCCGTCAGTCCTATATCAAAGGAATCGTTAGGGCACTCAATATTAAAATCGTTATGATCGGCTGTTATCACCTCCATAGCATTCCATTTGGCTTTCTCACCCTCCACGAACTTCAACGGGCATACCTCTGTCTTCATCCAAGCCTTTTCCTTGATAAAGCAACCACACAGCGAGCATGCCTGTCTTCCCATCAATCTTTGCAGCAATACCTTAGCTGGTAACTTAAAGAAAGCTATATTAGAAGAGTTCTTAGGACATTTCTTGCATAAATAAAGACGATTCTTGTACCACTCCGGATAATCCTTCTCATCCTTAGGAATCCTGCCCAATAAACTGTCTTCCCAAGCTTGGGCTATTACTTGGGCTTTACCAATTGTTTGCATATTATTTTTTAAATTGTTGTTGTTGAAAATCCTGTAACTGTTCCCATGTCATACCATACCGGCATTGATACATAGCCTCATGGTTGTCACGTATAAGGGGATCTCCGTTCTTCAATCCCTCCATACCCTCTATCACCTTTATCTTCTTATCCAGACAATCAAGCTCAATAGGCATCCTTTCGTCTGGATAACGATTACCCTCCTTGACATATATACGACGTATCTTATCACGTCTTACACGCATCTCACGGAGGTTGCATATAACATATCCGATAAACGGTATCCTGATAGATATATTATCGGTATATCTGGCGAGATGATGGATATAAGATACGGATGCTTTCATGCACCATTCGACCTGCTGCTTGGTAAACTTCCCTCCAGATCTTCTCACCACCTCATCGACAATATCCCTGTCGAACGAAATAAGACTCCTATCCATCGATATTCAATTTGTTTCTCTTGAATACGAATCCCATTACACGGGTGTCATCACCCTCTCCGTCAAGAACAAAATAATTACGTAGGCTTCTCATCTCAATAGACAGCTCACGGGTACGGAAATTTCCGTTCTTCTTGTCTACTAAAAAACCGCCACGCTTTAGCTCATTGTTAAGGACAGCGATATAAGATTCCTTCTGTCCATAACAATCCATATACTTGCCCCTGGTATCATCCGAGTATCCGTAGTTGATGTAGAAAGAAAGTAAGTTTATCGTCCTTTCAGTAATCAAGCTCCTACCCCTGGAATCCAGATAGCCGTTGTATATCCTTAAGAACTGCTGGATCATATCCAACCTAGTATCATAAGGCAACGCAAATACGAAAGCTTTCCTCTGTTCGGCCATATAAAATTAGTTTTCGACAAAACTACTTAAAAAAAATATCGTTGTCAAGAAATTATGCCATAATCAACATAATATATGCTGATTAGCATGTATTTACGAACATCCAAATAGGAAAAGGCGGTGGAAGTGGCGGAGGAAAGCCAGATAAGTCCACCGTAAGCCACGGCAATGAGGCCAGTGGAGCACAGACCATACATGCCTCCGAGCGGCGGTGGACAGCCCTATCCTGCCTCAAGGGACATGACCACCCCTTTTCCCTTTGGATTCCTTCTTGCTATGTTATGGGATATAAAGCCAAGGGGAAATGGGAAGCCTTGGGCGATGGAGCCTGCCGTAGAAGATACGGACGGCCGGAGCGTGAGCGACCGCACAAGACCTCACTTTTTCTTCTTTGGCTTATGCTCCACCCGATCCCCCTACCGGGGCACCGGCTTCCGGTATAGGATACGGCTTCTACCATGTTTAGCCTGCGGTATGCTACCTGACGGCACCATACCTTGGCGGTAAAAAGCAATGTTTTATTAAATAGAGACTTTAAAAAGCAATGTTTTATTAAATAGAGACTTTAAGTGGAGTACACAGGAACTCGACGTCAGGAGAGGTTCTGTGTACGGATAGAGATATTAGAAAGTAGTATATGTTTATAGAGTTAATTATATTTAATAAATATACCTATTAACGCGCGCGTAACAAGTAGGTTGAGAAAAACGATCGTTCACGCTCACAGCGTTTTACGGACATTACCTACCCTCCTTAAACAACAAATGGGCGACCTTCACAGGCTACCCATCCATCCGAATAACTTGTTTCGTATTGATAAAACTTGTATATTCGCAGCAAATAAAAAAAATACCATGGAGACAAAGGTAGCACTTTTACAGAAAATGAAATCAAATTTCGATAAGATTCTTACCGAAGCATATATCCCAAAAGATATACAAGCAAAAAAAGATGAGCTTGGATGCCTAAGGCTTCCGGCAGGATCACTTGTCTGTCCAGTAGATTACAAACCTGTAACTAATAAGGGCGGGAAGAAGGTTACGGCTGTAAAATACTCAAACAAGAAAGATAATATAAGAGGTTCCGGCATGGTTATAGAAAAGAAGTGTAAGCAGGTAACGGCTTATCTTTCTATCATAAATGTCCAGAAGCATGTATTTTTAAGAAATAGGATGAGAGATGGTTACCGTGACCGTATCGAGATCAATACCGATGATTTTATAGATATCCTATCCGATGGCATAGCTTATTTCTGCTACAGACATGTTATAGAGGATTGCCATGAGGATATAGACTATCAGCTAAAGACGCTTAAGGCTTACGCCGAGGGCGAGATAAGAATAGCTTTATCTGATATCATGATCTACTCGTATAAGGCTAAGAAGAATGAGGATACGAAAGACATATTCGTGGGTAAGAAAAGATCCGTATACAAATGTCTGAATAAGAATTTAAGCTCAGACGAAAGACGGAATATGGCTAACAAAAGCCGGAAACTTGATCGGGTAAGAATCCTTTCCAAGATAATATTCAGAGCCAGAACCAGAAACGTACATCATATATACAAAGTAACTAAAAGAAAGACAGTTAAGTTCAATGTAGCATACCTTCTTAATGAGTTGAATAAGAATCTCATAGACATAGGTATGCAAGAGATATCTAAATCCACTATATACAGATATATAAGCATGTTCTTAGACATGTGTAAGAAGAGTATATCCGATTTGTATGAAGAGGTGGTGAAGAACAATGGAGTGGTTAACACGAAAGACAATAACAATGTAACTATAGGGCATATAAGGGCATCATACAAAGGAAGCGTGCTGTATATTCTGATATCTACAGACTACATAATAAACGTGTTTTTAGGTAAAAAATCAGCTGAGATGAGCAAGGCTGGATGACCTGAGTATCAGGTATAAAATTTAATATTTATATATTATTTACATTTATTTCAATTAGTTAATTATAACTATTCGTATCTTTGTACCATAAACTTAAAAAGATATGGTAAAAGAGGATTTTAGAAATGAAAACGACCTCCTTCGTCATATTATGACGGTGGATAAAAACGTGGAGCAGGGTCGTGCCTTGAAGAAGATTTTCACCACTAGGGAGAATCTGTTCATTACCGGTAGGGCTGGTAGTGGTAAAAGTACGTTCATGAGACGTATCGTAAAGTTCTTGGGTAAGTGCGTTATCGTAGCCCCGACTGGAGTAGCGGCGTTGAATGCCGGTGGACAGACCATCCATTCGTTCTTCTCTATAAAGAACGATCCTTATATCCCTTCTATCGAGAGAGGTATGTTATCGAATAAGGTGGATGTAAGTCCGTTTATGAAGAAGAAGATCAAGAATCTTGATACTATCGTCATTGACGAGATAAGTATGGTAAGACCTGATTTGCTTGATGAGGTAGCTGACATACTTAGACAATGCAGGCGTAGCAAGGAGCCTTTCGGTGGCGTTAGGTTGATTATGTTTGGAGATCTATCACAACTACCGCCTGTGGTGACGGCGGATGATTTTATCGACAAATATTATGAGAGCCGGTTCTTTTTCTCATCAAAGGCATTAAGAGCGTCAGGATTCTCGGTCATTACCTTCGAGAACGTATTCCGTCAAAAAGATCCTCAGCTTCTTTCCGTACTTGAGGATATAAGATGTGGGGTTATTACCGACGAGTCAAGACAGATATTGGATAGTAGGGTCAAGTATCCAGATAATATGGATAATACTATAATTATATGCTCAACTAACAAAGAAGCTTATGAGATAAATAAGACTAATCTTGATAAGATCAATAATAAGGTATTTAAGTTCGATGCTACTGTATTCGGGGAGAAGCCTGTAGCGCCTTGCGAGGATGAGCTTATAGTAAAGGTAGGGGCTAAGGTCATAATAACCAGAAACGGCAACGGGTATGTCAATGGCTCGATGGGTATCATAACCAGCATAGATACTGTTGATGAGACGATATATGTTCATCTAGATAACGATACTGAGGTGGAGATAACCAAAGAGAAGTGGGAGAAGATGAAGTATAAGCAGGTAGATGATTCCCTTGAAGGCATTTCTTGCGGCTATATAATACAATATCCATTAAGGTTAGGATACGCTATAACCGTTCATAAATCTCAGGGAATGACTTTAGATAATATATTCGTAGACATCAGCAGAGCCTTCGAAATAGGACAGATATATACCGCTCTTTCAAGATGTAGGTCTATAGACGGGCTTTATCTGAAATCAGTGCCTAAGGAAGATATGGTACTGCTAAGCGATAAGATATCTGACTTTATAGAGAAGGTGGATGAGAATGAGGGTGTTTTGAATCCAGAAAAGATATCTGATATCGGTAAGGATATGATCAAGAAACAACAGGATTTGTTTAATTTCGATGAATACGGATTATAATGGCTAAGAAAGAACTTTTTTCAGACGTAGATGAGTTAGTATCATCTTTAAATAAAGAGCTTGGAGAAGGCTCGATAATGAACTTCGGCGATGATAAGCCTATAATATCCATACCAAGGGAAAGCACTGGTTCTCTGGTGGTGGACAAGGCCCTCGGCGGCGGATGGGCGGTAGGTCGGATCCATGAGCTGGTCGGGATGGAATCTTGTGGCAAGACCATGATGTGTACGTTAAGTATGATCGAGTTCCAGAAAAAGCACCCCGATAAGCTGGTAGCTATAATAGACGTGGAGAACGCTTTCGATATTGAGTACGCTAGGAAAATGGGATTAGATATAAACCGGTTTTTGATCTCCCAACCAAGCTACGGGGAGCTGGCTATTGACATCACAGCCAAGTTAGTCGAGTCCGGGAAGGTCGGATTTATTGTCGTAGATTCTGTAGCCAATCTGGTACCTAAGAAGGAGATAGAGGGCGATATGGAAGACAGCAACATGGGATTGCAGGCTCGTTTGATGTCCAAAGCCATGAGGGTTCTTACAGGAATCGTAAACAAAAGCGACTGTGTTCTGGTATTCATCAATCAGTATCGGGAGAAGATCGGTGTTATATACGGCGATCCTAAGGTAACGACCGGAGGTAACGCTCTTAAGTTCTATGCCTCTATCCGTATGGAGATGGCGAGAAAGAAGGTTATATTAGGAGAGGACGGATCTTCAGTAGGTCATGAGGTTAGGATAAAGGTGCTGAAGAACAAGACAGCCGTTCCGTTCCAAATAGCAGAGACAGCCTTGTATTATGGCGTGGGGTTTGATAAGGAACTTGAACTTTTGAAGTTATGCGAGGAAACCGGTATCTTTATCCGTAAAGGATCATGGTACTGGTACGGGGATGTTCGTGTAGGGAACGGAGTCGATAATACGTTAAGTATCATGAGGGATAATCAAGAATTGTGTCAAGAATTAAGAACTAAATTGAATTTGTAATCATGGCAATAGGAGTAAAATTTGTAGACGTAATACCGTCCAGTGTAGAGAACGCTGTCGAGGTTAAGAAAGGGGATGTGAAGAACTATCTGTTCGTAGGTATTCCCATGAGTGAGTTTATTGGAAAGAGATATGAGTATGAGGGATTCATATACATGTGCCTACAGGGTGTCACCGGTGGCACGGAACTTGGCGGAGATATAGCCATAGCCGTATTGAGACCGGTTCGCCCCGCCGTCGGGCAGGCATCTTATCATTTGGTATCGTATACACCTCTTACGTATACGAGATCTGATGTGGCGATATTCCTTCGCAATGGTGATTTTAAGGTTGTTAAACGTGACGATTGTAATCTTATCTGATCATGGGAACATATATATCGATAAAATCAACAGTAAACGCATTCAGGTACGGGATTGATCCTATACCTGAATGGTTTGATAAGATATCCCAAAGAACCAAGGAGCTTGATGTGATGGTTGACGGTCACAAGGTAAAGGCTTTGGATATAATCCTAGAAAATGGCATTCTACGGGCTTTTTACGGTTATTATATAGGTATGTATCCGGATAACTCAATACAGGTGTTTAGACCGGAGGATTTCCATTCATTATATACGTTGAAGTTATGAATATATCAATAGGCATAGATCCGGGTATAGACACCGGAGGATTGTCCATGATCCCGGAGAACGGGGATATTAAGGTAATTATGACTCCAAGGATATCGGTTAAGGGGGATATAGATCTTAGGGCTATATCAAGCTTCTTCCTCGATGCCGCTGACAAGATCCAAGAAAAGGGAGGCGGGACGCTGGCGATCGCCGTCGAGGACGTCCATAGCATCCACAACAGCTCGGCAGCCAGCAACTTCACCTTTGGCGGGAGACGCCGGGAACCGAACGCCCTATTCGCTATGATGGTGGAGATGATGGAGCGATACGGATCTCACCCGGATGTTAGGTTCATGTTCGAGGAGGTGCAACCAAAGACCTGGCAGAAGGAACTTCATACGACAGCCGATCGGGTGTATACGGCGGCGAAGTTAGACACGAAGGCTACCTCCATCCGATGTGCCATGCGCCTTTTCCCTTTGGTTTCTTTCGTGAAACCATGGTCAGGAAAAGGAGTACAACCTACTAAGATACAAGACGGCATGTGTGACGCTACGCTTATAGCCGAGTATATTAGACGTAAGTTTAAACTATTTTAATACTATTAAGTATTTATTGTATTTGTATTAATATAATTATGATTATATTTGCGATGTAATAAAAAGTTGTTCGTTATGCTTATAAGATGCTTGTCGAAGTCATTAAATGAGAAGTTGGGCAAATTGGAGACGGTTGTTAAGAACGCCGGTCCCAACTCCCTTTATAAGGATCTTAAGATAGATGTTATCAATAATCTGGCTTATATCACTTCCGTAAATGCCAAGGTATGTGTTATAGAGAGGCTGGAAGTGGAGTCTGATTCTAACTTCTCTTTCTTGGTAGAGGCAAGCTCTTTTATCAGGTTTATAAAAAAGCAGAAGAATGGCGAGATTAAGATCACGCTTTCTGATAAGAAGGACAGTATTACCATATACTACGCCTCTGGCGAGTATAGTTGTCCGGCGTTTGACGTAAATACCTTCCCTATGGTATATAATATTCCTGATGGAGGTATTAATGTTAAGATGAATGATTATGTATCGATACTTAACAAGGCCAGTAATTATACGGAGATAAACGAGCTTTATCCTTGCATTGAAAATGTTGTTATAGATATTGATGATATTAATATTAATATAGTAAGTACAGATAGGAATACTATTTACAGGTATTTCATTCCAAATCAGGAGAAGGTAGAGAAGATATTCATCCCGGTATCAAATGCCTCCTCTCTATTGCTTGACAAGCATATAAATAGATCCCTAGATACGTTATCTATAAAAGTCGATGATACTAGGACGTATTTCTCTACCCCTGATATGGATATGTATGAGACTCATTTTGATGGGAATTACCCTAATTGGAGGTTCGTGGACGAGCATTTTGTCAAAACAAGTACCTATGTCTTTGATAAGGATCTACTCGTCCATGCCCTCCAGAATAATATCAAGATAAATGAATTTGATCATTGTAAATTGATATTTACGGAAAAAGGATGCGGTATTATGTCAGAGAACCCTATGTCTGGAAGATCTTGTAAGGAAAGGCTTACGGCTTTATCGCATAACGGTAATGATATTATATGCGATGTGCTATGTGGTAGGTATCTTGGTATAGTTAAAAGCATATCATGTAATAGGGTCGTTATCGAACATGATCATAAATCTCATTTCAACAAGATTTATGGGGAGGATAATAAGAACGAATATTTCTTGTCATCATCAATTATTGTTTAATTTTTAAATATATATAATATGGGAGTTCGTGAAAATTCATCAGGTGGTAATAACCATTACTTTAAAGTAAGTGGTAGCGGATTATTATATCAGTCATCAAGAGAACCAAAGGAAGGTTTCGAGGAGCATATAAACGAGAAGACCGGAGCCGTTTCTTATTGGAGGGTGTTCTGGAACGGTATCGAAGGTTATTTGTCTGATATTAGCGTAAGAGAAGTGGAGTTCAATGGAATAAACGCCAAATACTTATCCATAAAGATAAGTGATGAGGATGGTAATTACTTTATAAACGTTCCTTTGGTGACTCAAAAAGGAGGTATTAATAATTACGTGAAGTCACTGGTAAGGTACTTGCCTAATATCGACCTGAAACGTAAGGTAGTGATCAATCCTGCTCATGCTAAGAAAGGGGATCAATATGCTCCCGGTAATTTCTTTATCTCATACGCAAGGGAGACCCCTGACGGTAAGGACGAGCTTATCCAGCAATATTATAAGAATGGGCAGAATGGATGGCCTGACAGGGTTGAGAGTACTGATATAATGGGGAATAAGAAGTTTGATTATACGACCCAAGACGCTTTCGCTTATCAGGTACTTAATAAATATATCCAAAGTATTAAGACAGATGGTGTGAAACCTACTCAGTCGGCAAGCCAAAACAACGCTGGTGAGGCTATAACGCAAACGCCCCCACCGTCATACGCTACGCAGGCTCCGCAGCAGACGCCTCCTCCATCATACCAGCAGGCTCCGCCTCAGACAGCCCAAGCGCCTTCTTTTGGAGGTCAGCAGCCGCCACAATATCCTCCTTTTGGAGACGACAGTGACCTACCTTTCTAATTAACTAATTGAAAATGAGTAATTTAATGGAAAGCAATTTTAATATATCTACTAAAGTGAACCGTGTCTCGATGCCTACCCAAAATAAGGTAGATATGGTTATGAAGAACTTAGGGCATCGACCTTGTGTAGCGTATTCCGAGGAAAAGAATATGTATTATAAGGACGGAGAATGGGTAGCGTCAGATCTTGACGCTACTATCTTACCTCTTAGGGAGATGTTCGAAAAGACATCTGATTTGAAGTTAGGATTGAAGATCGTGTATTTAATAATCAAATTATAATATGGCCACAATTGAAGATATCAAAAAACTTCTGGAGAGTAAGTCATTTACATCAGCCAGAGACCTTGATGAGCTTGAGAGAAGCCGGATGATAAACAAAACGAGGTTAGATTGAATTGCGAACCTATGGTAGGGATGGTGGAGAAAGAGGGAAAGATCTTCCTTAACTCCGTAAGATTCTCGAAAGCATGGAACTCGTTGGGTAAGGATATTCCTATCAAGCAGGGTAATGCCTTCCCATTAGGGCAGGGTGATGTCCTTGATATAGACACAGGGGTGTGGGCATCGTTCCCGGATAATACCATAGGGGTGTTGATGATGCTGCCGTCGTTTACCGGCGATACGGGACTTACTTTGGTGGGATCACCGTTCGTCTCGTCTAATAACGGGAATATCATGATCAGGGTCACTAATGTCCGTAAGGATATGGCTATAGTCGAGAAAGATAAACATATAGCTGAGTTAATTATAGTCGGTAAGATAAATGCCGATATTCGTAAAACTTATAACAGTGATAAAAATGTTCGGATTGAAGATAGTAAAGAGTAGTTATATAAATACTCTAAATCAGGATCTTGATGAGGCTATTAGCTATTCAAGTAGATTAAAAAGAGATTATGAGGATTCCCGCAAGAAGATAACGGAATTAGAAGAGAAAATAAAGTATCTTGATACGCTTGTCGATTCTCTTGATATGGATATAGATTCCAAGGATTCTCATATAGTTAAGATGGGGAATGAGCTTAGTAAATCAAGAGAGCTATATAATGAGTCGGTAAAAGAGAAAGAAACTCTTAAACGGGCTTATATGGATATCGAGAAGAAACATAAACTATCATCTAAATTACTCGATGAGGCTAGAAGAAGATATAAGGAACTTGAGGACCAGAATAAAATCATGTCAGATCGTATCAAATATCTTGAGGCAGAGATTTTAGACATCGATGTTCCTGATGAGGTTGTTGTTGATGAGGATAAGATGGATCCTAACTCAGGTCATATTGATATACCTGAAAATAACGCCCCTGAGGTCGCTGATGCTGGTATTGACGTAAATGTCGAGAATAAGGCGGAGGATAAGAAGAAATCTAATAAATGTAAAAAATCTAAGAAAAGTGAATAAGATCTTGTTTTTCTTGTTAACGTTATTTACCTTAGCGGTTGTCGGATGCAGTACGTCAAGAACCTACTATACGGAATATGATACTACTGATATATCTTATGTGGTGGATTCCATAGTGTCTTCCGGGACCGTGATGGGCCAATGGAAGGAGTGGCGGTTTACGCTGGACGACGGCCGGGTCGATAACTTTGGCTTCACCGCCCTGTACGACGCCAAGGGAAAGGCTAGAGGGTCTATACAGGTAAGGCAAAGATCCGATACGTTTAATATCAAGATAATTGATTACCATAAAAAGGATAAAAAATGAGTTACGGGTTAGGATATATACCATCCCCTGTGGATGACAGAGACGCTATCATGAATATGCAGCATGAGGCTGTCCCTGATGAGTATAAGGTCAACAACGTTGATAGCGTAGTGGATCAAGGATCTTCTCCTATTTGCGCTGCGGTAAGCTTAGCTGAGATACTTAACTGGAGAAAGAGTATAAGGGCTATTAAAAGACCGGCTAAGATCTCTCCCTACGATATATATGATCTGAGAGAGGATAAGGATCAAGACGGGATGGTTCTTCGTGACGCTATCAAGTCTATCAAGAACGTAGGCGTAGATGGGGAGAAAATAAACAGTTACGCTAGGATCATAGATCCGGTATCAGCTAAGGTGGCTTTGATGCTGAATGGGCCTCTGGTTATAGGTCTGTATTGCTATAATTATGGTAATCGATTCTGGCAAGGCCAAGGACAGAACTTGGGAGGTCATGCCGTTATCCTCACCGGCTGGGACAAGGCCGGCTTCGTCCTACAGAACAGTTGGGGGACGGGATGGGGTAGGTCTGGTGTAGAGACATTCCCGTTCGAGGATTGGCGCTATATGCTAGAATGTTGGACAATAGTTTCATAAAGTTACTATATAAACTCCGAGAAATTCCTATCCACATCCTCTTGTGAAAGCCGATGTGGTGTATTTAGGACCCGTAGCTCAATTGGTAAGAGCAACTGGCTCATAACCAGAAGGTTGTCGGTTCAAGCCCGGCCGGGTCCACAGTTGGATTAATAATGTTTGTCATTAGGTTTAGAGTTTAGATTTATGTAGTGTCCTTGTCTGGGAGGATCAGGACGCTTAAAGGGGAGTTAATTTAACGGATAGAATTTACGATTATTAATCGTAGCGTGGACAAGGGTTCGACTCCCCCACTCCCCACATGGTGTTTTCTTAAACATATTCCCGTAGGTCGGTAATTAACGATAACCGGTAGACAGCCTACGGGAATTAATAAAATCTTACGTGCTTAAGATCGCTTTCAGTTCTATTTTTCGCGTGTAATCTATAGGAGGGTAGCACGACCCTCCTTTTTATAATAACTATTTGGGATGGACATTAATCAAATAAAAAAGTACCTGCCATTAGGATGGGATGTGGTTGATCTAATAAATCACGGCATAATTGATCTTGATATCATGAATGGTAAGATGATGGGTGAGTATGTGGCTGTGTTGATGATAAAATCTTATGATAAGACCAATGGTCATATTCTAACCACTTTCTCGTTCCATGATAAGGATATGGAGAAGTTGAGGATGTTGATAGGTAACGCTATAATGGCGGTAGGATATAGGAATAATCCTCTGACAGGAGATGGGAACACGGCAATCAAATAAAGGCACGGAATACACTGAAAGAGGGATATTGGATATCCTTAACAGACAGTTCTTGGTATCTCCTAGATGGATTATAAACAACTTGTATGTCTATAACTGGGAGTCTGATTATCTGGCTATAACCAGATCTATGTACGCTTATGAGGTTGAGGTGAAGATCTCGTTGGCTGACTATAACAAGGATTTCGAGAAGGAGGGCAAGCACCAAGTAATGCAAGGCTGGTTCGAGGCTCGGAAGCAAGCCCTGTACGAGACCGGAGACTTGGTCAGGTACGGCCGCCCCAACTACTTCTACTACTGCGTTCCGGATGGGTTGGTTGATCCTAAGGACATACCTCCGTACGCCGGGCTTGCTTATGTTTGTGGCAGGAATTTGAGAAAGATCAAGGACGCACCTATCCTGCATCGTGATAAATTTGACCCCGAAGCTTATAAGATGGCAGACAAATTCTACTACAATTGGTGGAACGAGAGACGTAAAGCCAGACAGATAGAAGGGAAGGATATGAAAGATGAGTTCAGGAAGAGCATGAAAAAGGTGAAGGAGAAGATAACCGTCGATGCCAAGATCAAGGCGATGGAGGCGTTCTGGAGCGTCTGCGATTACGCCTACTGGCCGTACGGGGGAAGAGGGGTGCCCGGAATGAGACCCAACTGTTCCGCTTGTGGCGAGGAATGTAAATTACAATGTCCGAAAGGAAAGGAATTTAAAAACAAGATACGATGAGTAAGATTAAAAATGTATTGGCAAGAGCCATTTCATTGGCGTCAGAACAACCAATGAGTTATAATGAGGTAGAATCATTACTTGAAGATATAGATACTTGTAAGGTCAAGATATGGCTGGAAGAAGGAGCGATATTGCCTAAGTACGCCCATAAGGAGGACGCTTGCATGGATCTGTTCGTCAAGGATGTAGAACTTGACGGAGGCAGGACCATATATCATACCGGTGTACATGTAGCATTGCCGGAGGATTATGAGATGGAAATACGCCCTCGTAGTAGCATCACCAAAACAAAGTCTGTTATCCAAAACGCCCCGGGAACCGTTGACGAAGGATATAGAGGCGAGATTATGGTAGTATGTAGACGTGTGGATTGTTATGATGATCCTTCTTATTCGGTTGGGGACAAGGTAGCTCAATTGCTTATCCGTAGGAGGGAACGTATCGTATGGGATCAGGTGAAGTCGTTGGATGACCTCGGATATACCGATAGAGGCGATGGTGGATTCGGAAGCACGGGGAGGTGATCATGAGCGGAAGGGTTAAGATAAAGATCAAGGATAAGAAACCTAAGATCGATGTATTTAAGGTGATAGAGAACCAGTTTAAGAACATGAACGAGCTTCGGGATCTGATCGACATGGATCCAAGGAAAGGGCTAGTCAGGATCCGGGACGGGGCCGGCTTTAGGGAGGTGGAGCGGGGCGGATGCCTGCACCGGAACTACCTTAACCTATTGGAGGAGGAGCTGGGAGCTAAACTATCAATAGATCTTATAGAAAGGTATATCAAAAGATAATAATATATTAAATCGTAAAATTATGAATAGATATGTAAAGAAACCAATTGCGATAGAAGCCGTAAAATGGAAAGGCTTTAATAATGATGAGATCAAGGATTTCGCTGGTGATAACGTTAAAATAGAAGTTATTCGTGAAGGTGATGCGGATAGAGGGATACCTCCTTGTATTGATTGCAGTATAAAAACCCTTGAAGGTGTTATGACAGCCAATGTAGGTGATTATATCATAAAAGGGGTAAATGGAGAGTTTTATCCTTGTAGGCCTGATATATTCGAGAAAACATATTTACATGAAGATGAGATGGGTAATATATCCGACGGGTATCATACATTTAACGAACTATATAAATATCGAATGCTTTACAATGCCGCTTTCTTCAATGAGCTGGCTAAAGGCGATATAAAGGTCTGTAAATCACATAAGCATCATGATGGAGAGGAATGCTTCGGCGGAGGGTGGTTTATCGTAATGGCAGAACTGCCAACTGGACAGATATCCAATCATTATGAGAACCAGTATTGGGAGTTGTTTAATATCCCTGAACTTGATACGGCATGGGAATGGGATGGACATACGCCTAATGAGGCCGCTGATAGAATAGAATCGTATTTGAAGTCAAATTGATATTAATATCTGCCCTAGGAATTACCTAGGGCAGGTTCGTTTTATATACCGAAGTGTCTACCACGATCTGGCTGTCCATATCCTCAATCAACTCAATGATCTCATCCCTTATATCGTAAGAAAGCAAGATCGGGATTATGGTTAACATAAAAGATAGTAGTATCCCGAATCCTATTATGACAATGATATCATTATACCCTACATCTAATATCGGCATGACAAACATCAACCCTGACGTGAATATCATTACGAACAACGTGGATATCTCATTTATCACATTCCTTTCCATTACGTCCTTGATCATATCTCCTCCACTTTAGTATGGTTTATTATCCTGCTGATATGACGGATACTTAACCCCGTCCTGTCCTTTATCCTACCATATACGTAGTTTCTAGACACGACAGTGGCCAAATCACCTAGCTCGTCCAGTATCTCATCATACATCTTATGTATCTCGTTGTTGCGGATAACCGTACTGTCCCTTATATATATCTTCTCAACGTCGTCGTCGCAGAAGAAGATCTTAAGCTTATGAAATATGCCTCTAAACATGATTATAGTTTTGTCCCAAAGATATGAAAATTTGAGGATAAAACCAGAAGGAAGCCAAAAATAACGGGAGGCGGAGGGAGGACGGGGTAGGCCCGGAGGGATGAGGTCTACCCCCTTCCCTTGGTACTACACTATCCTTACCGTTACTCGATAGTTACCATGAGAACTTTTCCCATAGGCATAAGATTCACATCCCGAACAAAGATCAGTTACTATACAATTATCGTTTAATACATAATCACCATCCCAACTTACATAACTTTCATCTAAAACCTGAGCATGTGATTCAGATCTGTAAGTGAAATTAATAATCTTCCCAGGATCTTTTATCACCGTTACAGGAACAAAATTAGTTATCCTATTCCCGTATATCACCTTATTAGCCAACTCGCAATGCATACCCGAATTATATTGATACGTAAGGGCTCCCTCTATAATACCTCCACTTATGCCCAAAATAACATTGTACTCATTTTTCGGATTTAGATATGATATCTGGCCACTTATGCTTATAGTTTTTATCTTCTTATCGCGATATATATCAAGATAAGATCCGTTAAAACCAGGTTGATATGGCTTCCCATCAATATATATATCTACAACGCCAAGACACATATCCTTGTTTATATTAACACGGTAGTGGATCTTACCGGTAGAAGAAGTCCTGCGCCTAAACATACCCCCTCCTTATCTGAGGGTTAAAATACCCCCCCCATGTATTTATTTTTTTATTCATAATATGTTATGTTTTAATTATATCGCAAATATAATAAAGTAAATGAGACGCTGGAAGTGGGGATAGGAGATGGGTTGTGTCGATAGAATGAGACGTAAGAAGATAATGGGAGGGAACCAACGAAAGGGGCGGAGTGAGGGTGACGGAACCAACCCTACGAGGATCGGGCATCCCCCTTCCCGTTTGGCCGGTACCGTCATCCATGTGGTGATAATATCGTTATACTATCGTAAAGTCCCCTACACCAGTACGCAACTCATTATCCAGCATATAGGCGTAATAGGCTTGACCGGGCAATTTGTCCTCCACGAACCCTGTCATTATATTGTTAGCTGTATCATAATACTCATATATCTTGCTAGATCTCACTACTGTCGTTCCATATCGATTTATAAGGGATTGTATGTCGGTCACGTTAAGAGACGTAAGAATAAGAACCCTTACCGCATTCTGCCTGTTGTTAGTAACCGTCACGTAAGTAGATGATTGAGATGGAGGAGAAGCCGGAGTAGACCCATAGATATAACCATACCCCATAAGTGTTCGACTTCCCCAATGACCTTCCCATGTGGGGGTGAAGAAGTTCACATATATTTTATATGTAGTATTTATTATCGGAATTATATACGCTCCTTGGATAATTCGATAAAATCCATCGTATCGTGGATATACCTTAATCCCGCTATTGATTAACTCCTTCTTTGACGTGGACACAAAATCCCCAAGCTTGTAATTCATGACTATATCGGTCATCGTTGATTGTACCCTAGCGTTAGTGACAGGAATAGTCTCATATATCTCAGCGTCGAATATGGCGGTATATTTGGCATCGGTAATATAACCCTGATAAATAGCCAACGAATCGGTGATTATACCATTCGTATAATTATAGACTTGATCCGGTAGGCTGATACCTACCAAACTTATATTTATATAATTCCTGCTCGTTGAGTACGTGAACTCCGTGATACCCGTGCCAATATATCTCCCTACATATACGCCATCCGCATAAATGTCGCATGATCCTTGGTTGGTGGAGAAGAAATATCTCCTCTCTGTTTTTGGGGATGAAAACCATCTTCTTCTAAACATATTTTACTCCCCCCCCCTTCTTTTTCTATGTACTCTATCATTAAACTCATAATCTTATTCATGTTTTTATTTACGCCCTAAATATAATACAATTATAATTATATCTATTAAATGGGTTTGAGAAGATACCCTATTGGGAGATGGTTGCCTTTTATTGGATATGGGGTGCGGGACGGACCACCTCCCCGAAATCGGCCCGGCCGGGCTGCCGTTTTTTGGACCAACCCCCCCCTATCCACGAAGAACGGGAAACAGGAACGGCAAACGATCTGCGAGCCGAAAAAAATAATGCTTATTTTGTATTTAACTTGTTGATTATCAATTATATAAACCAATATTTTAATATACATTTATATTTGATTGGTTTTATTATATATAATCGTTGAATTTTTATTGCGTAATATTTGTCAGATAATATAATATGTATTATATTTGCAATGTGAGATAACAATATTAACAAACGAGGCGCACCATATGCCATTATAAGTCCTAAGGGTATAGGCAAACAGAATGACAAATAAAGAATTAAACAAAGTCCAAAATGAAGTAAAGAAAGCAAGTGAAAAAACATTAACAGGTGCGGTCAAGGCCTGGTGCCAGCTATTTAAATCTGGCAAAGAAATCAACGAAATATTGAAGGATAACGATATTAAAGTAGATAAGGCTATTGTACCCGCTTTGGTTTCTTTGGCAAAGGATAAGGAGGTTGTAATACAACTTTGCAAAGAAATACTTCCACGTGTGGATGAAACCTTTTGCGCCTACAAAGAGATCAAAAGAGTATATCTCGATAAACAGGATCAGGATAAAAACACACAATTATCAGTGGATAAGGTAGCAGAAATAGCGATAACAGGCAAAGCGCATAAACGTTTCGGATATAACGAGTTTATAGAATATGAAGGGGGTATATATTATGACATATTTAACGGATCAGACAAACGTATCGTAAAGTGTGCCGTCCCTATCAAACGGTATACGTTTAATCTCATTGCTAAGTGTGTTACCTACTATTTTACACACCCCAAAAATAAAAGATAGCAAACGATTTGCCCCCTATTTAATCACATAGGGGGCGTTATGGTGGCAAACCTATACGTCCTCGTCGTGCCACTGGTGTCGCTAAATAGGCAAGATATTTGATATTTTGATATAAACATATTGCTGGTTGTTAGGGTATCGAGAACTAGCAGTAGATAGGACGCCGCTTAACAATGTGGTTTAAGTACTATTATAGTCCATAATAGTACTATTATCTTTAGGTTTATATCAATCCGGTAAATACACTAGGTAACCTAGTAGGCCGTGTAAAATCACGGGGTACGTTGGTGTATATACGCATGTATAGGGCGTATGTCCATACGTTGCTAGAGTAACACGTATGGAGTGCATAACGGATTTATAACCGTGCTAATGTATCAAAACAATAGCGTTTAAGGTGGCTTAAATACTTATGCGCTATATGTAGTAGCAAAATAACAACCCTTACAAGGGTATTTTGTGCGGTTAAATTGACGGACAAAGTGCGCCTTGTCAATACGTATCACGGACAACGTATGTGCGTATTTGGCCGGCTTCGTTGTCGGCAAAGGGACGAAACCAAAGAAAATAGGGGGGGCGTGCGGGCGTTCGGCTGGTTATATCGATAACGCCGGCCGTGTCGTCCCCGGTCTCCCGTTTCTTATTGGTGCCATTAAAAAAGAATAGATTATGTACAAAAAAAAGTTTGATAATTTGAATAAGAAATTATCCATTCAAAAAGAAAAGGCTTTAAAGTCCATCAAAAAAGCCCAAATGGAATTTTACGTTGAACTTACCAAAGAACTATACAATTCTAATAAATTAGATTGTAGCAGGGAGTCGGACAAGTGCAGGCGGAAGCGTGTTAGTTACATGGCAAACAAATTGAGGCAGTAGTTGTTTGTTTTTATTTGATTTTAAAGTTTTGCCCTTCCGTATTGTAGTGATATAAGACGGAAGGGCTTTTTTGTGCCTATATTTTACAAAATGATAGCATGTGTATATATTTTGCTTACACATAAAAGTGTTAAGGCGGCAAATTTTAAGCCTTAATTATAAATGTGTAAGTAAAATACTTTATTATGTATCATTTTGTCTATATCTATATTCATACGGACGGGTGAATTGTGCCCTTATGTATGGTTTCGTGCGTGAATCGATCCTAAAAGGTATATAATAGGCGGTACTTATTGTATATTTTTTATTTATGTTTGGGCTTATCTTTCTTTAGAGGGAGCTCTAGGGATTGATGTATATTATGTTATTGATACTCAATTGATTATATTATTTGGGTGTAATTTTAAAATCGTGGTTACTTATTGTATATTTTATGGGATTAGTTATATATTTCGTACTTACTTTGTTTTGTGGGTACATGGCGTTTGAGTTGGGGCGGTATGTTATAGCTACGGGCGACGCCTTGTCTTTGATCATAGTTCTTTTATTGGTTTTATTATTAATACATTGCATAAAGCAGATATATAAGGCAATCAAGAGCAAAGACCTCGATATCCTAGACTGAATCAGCGTTCCACGTGGAACAAAGTAGCGGAAGGTCTTGGGATTTCGTGGGGATTTAGAGGGAGGGGTGTGGTTTGCGTGATGGGACACCTCCAAACAAGAAAAAAAAACACCTCCAAACAAGAAAAAACACCTCCAAACAAGAAAAAAACACCTCCAAACAAGAAAAAAACACCTCCAAACAAGAAAAAACACCAACAAACAAGAAAAACACCAACAAACAAGAAAAACACCTTTCGAGCAAGGGGTATCTTCCAATCAAATGTAAAAGTTTACAAGTGGTAGGAATTTCCGGTCAAGGCAAGGCGGTTGTGAGCGATGGCGGGTAGATATTGTTTATTGGTATGGGGCGATGCGGAGGAAACCAAGGGAAACGGGAGGCGGCGATGGCGTGGGGTCGGGCCCGCTGGTCGTCCGTCCCTGTTTCCCTTTGGCGGTAGTGTAATATTAAAAATCTGATAGTGATATGACGAAAGAGGAGGCGAAAGAAAGGTTCGGTGACAATATAATAAACAAACTATTGTCGCTTGGTGCTGAACCGACAAATGTATGCAGGAATGACGATATTGTGGAATGGTGCAGTGATGGATGCATAAAAGTGGGCGATATTGAAGTATGGGCTTACTATTACTTTTATGAAGGAGAGAATCCTGATTTATGTAATTGGGAGGATCGTATGGAGATAGAGGTAGAGGAATGTTGGATTTAAAATTGACTGATATGAGATTCATGTATTTAACGGAGCTTAGAGGAGAGGATATATGCGTAGGCGACAAAAAGTGCAAGAGGGTAAAAATATATGTAGGCAGGCCGTTGGCGGATACGCCTAAAACCTATAAACAAATAGGTGGATTTGTAGCAAAAGAACTATCCAACGCTTATAACAGCGGTTGTGTTTCCATCTATGAAGCAAAGGATAAAACGCTCAGATATTCGGTTTATCGAGACGGTTGTTTTTATCCTTATTACGGGAAGTTGGAAATAATAGAATAGTGGTATGGGGACGGAAGAAAATGAATGTGAAAGCTCGAATGTTTAAGAATAATAGACAGGTTATGCTATATCTGGATATTAAGGGGACATTGGATTTAGATTGTCCTTATATAGATATTGACACGGGGTGGGTTAACAGGATTTTCAAACATTTCCCGGGAAAAGCGTGGAATAATACTATCATAAACATGAATATATGTGTTGAGTACGGAACTGGTGATATATGGTATTCTAGGGTAAGGACATTTGAGGGAGGCTGTTGTTCGGAATATATTCTTACATCTCGAAAACCTAGGAAGAATAACCGGAGAGAGCTTGTGAATAATCCCGAAGATCAATTATTGGATTTTGATACGGTAAGGGAGACTGTATTTGGGATGGAGAAAGAATTGAGCATTGATGAGAGTGTTAATGTGAAATTCGATTATGAGATTATTTGAGGTGGTTAATGATACCAAGGGGAATGCGGACGGCTGTGGGGAGGCTGGACAGGCCTTGTCGCCAGCGCCGTCCTTTTCCCCTTGGCAACAATAGGAATGAATATGAACGAAATAGAATTACTAAGATTACAAGATGAAGCGCTATTTTACCTTCGTGATAATATTACAAAGGATGAGGCGTATTATGTCCTTACGACTGACGAGGATATGATAGAGATTCTTATAGCTGATAAGAAGGACGGAAGCAAACGTATCAAGATTCTTGATATGGAATATACTATCGAGAAGGATGATATGTTATTGTTATTCGATACAGATGGGATAATAGACGAATGTCTTTTGGCTGCCAGCTACATAGGGGTAGATATGTATTTTCGCAGGCAAGATGTCAACGCTATTTTGAATAACATCAATAGAGAGAAAGTTATGAAATATCCTTACATAGCTATTCAGTTAGATAATATACAGACTATCGAAAAGCGTAGGGTTATATTCGAGATAACCGGTCATAGGGTGGATTATGATAAGGTGGATTTTATGTTTGTTTATTTTATGGCTAGAATATTATGAGAGCGAGAAGGACTGTGAAAGAAAGAGATATTGTGAAGATATTGGTATTCGGGTATGATAGGACGCTTATAAAATCCATTAAGGATTCCGGATTCAGAAGTATGTCGGATGTAATATCGTACGCCAATAATATGGTCGGGGATAAGCCCGTTGATCATATTAGGGTGTCGAATGAGGCTCGTGGATGGTGTGGGTCATATACTAATTATGGTAAAAGGATAGATTAGTTTGATAGGAGGATATGATATGAGAAGGATTATAAAAGAGAAAGACGATATCAAGGTATCTATATTTAACGGATGTAGGTTGGCTCATGTTTTCATTGATTCTGGGTATAGGAATATAGCTATGGTGATAGTCGATTGCGGCAGAATAGCTAATGGTTGTTATCATATACATCATATTGAGGTGGTAAATATGGATAGGGGATGGTATGGTATATACACCTTATATGGAAGGAAAATAGATTAGTCGGATAGTGAACAACAAAGGAGGTATATATGGATAATATTATAACAAACGCGGATGGCGTGAAAGTAAAAGTAAGAGTATATGATTTTGGCGATGAAGTGGCTGATAGATATACCATAGTATATGTAAATAAAAATATAAAGGATGGTTATGGGGTGGTGTATTATCCTGTTTTCTCATGTAGTGAGGATCCATTCCATCCATTAGGAGTGGGGATGTATGCGGGAGATTATTATCCGCATAGAAGTCATATGTACAATTTTGGTAAAAGAGTGAAGGATATAGATTCACTGCCAAAGAAAGTGATTGAATTTATAAAATATATTACACGATGAACGAAATAACTTACAACAATTACGATTTGGTTGCTTTTGAACAGAATGGGGAAGTGGTAGTAGCCGTAACATTCTACAGGTATTACAAGAAGAAAGCTAAAGGTGAGGTTAATTATAGGTGGAGAACCAGATGCCCGGAGCTGGTGGATAAGATCGTAAAACACCGTACCAAGGTATTTACCGGTCAACTTATCCAGTTAGCGAAGGCGTATGGGGAGAAAAAGGTTATAAAATATCAAAAGGAGGAGGAAGAAGTATGTCAAGATACGATAGAGACGCGATAGAAATATATATACTGGATCATATAGATACAGATAATTATGGGAAGCAGTTTAAATATGATAGGGAATATCTATCTTTTATGCTTAACGTGTTCAAGGATGAGTATAGAGAACATATCAAAAGGGATGGGATTAAGAAAGCTTTTGAGGATTACATAATGAGCGTTCCATCCATATTTAGGATTCATATAGCGGATTGCGACATTAGATATTTATTACGTTCATGGGGCGTGGAGTTCGATGAGGATGATGATGAGATATACATCTTATACAAGAGGATCATAAGAGAGGTCTTTTTTAAGATGTGTGAGGATATGAAAGTTTGTTAATGTTGAACCAAGCCTTGGCGGGGCGGAAGGAATACCATGATCGTACGTGTGCGGATATGGTCCGGGGTCGGTTCCCGGCGCCTTGGCATAATTTAAATATAAATGATATGGGAGATAATATTTTAAGAAAAGCGGCTGATGAGTTAAAGAAGGCCGGTTGCAGGGTTTTCGCATGGCAGGATGATACTTATAATAGAGGTTGGAGTAAGGGTGATTATACGATGTTGTATTACGCCTTCCCTGATTCACCCAACATCGGGTATCTGAGTCATGGGGAATATGGGATGAGCGTAGCGTATAGTAGAGCTTATATACCGAGCTGTGGAAGTGGATCGGGGTGTTGTGTCAAGGAGGAAGCTACGTTTGACCTTGAGGCGGCGTTAGACGTGCTGAACGGGCCATTACCTAGGTGGTGTAGGTCTTATGGGGTTTATCCAAAGCAGTACGATAATATTGATAAATGGTATAATAGCGATAATCATAACAAAAAATTATTTAAGGAGATTTGATATGGAGGTAAAAGATTGGGAAAATCTGGTTTTGAATACAGAAGTAGGATCACATTGTTTTGTTACGCTGATTGATAATAATGACATCAGTAGAGGTTACGCGCAGATCAGACGCGCGGAACATTTCGGGTATAACATCTGCTTCACTCGGTTATATGGGAATAAGTTTTATTTCGAAAAAATAGAGGAAGGACGTACGCAACAATACATCAATAGGAGAAAATAATATGGTGATAGAATTTGATTTTGAGATATACAAAAACGGAGATTACGATAAGGTGTATCTCCGCAACGGGAAAGAGCCAAGAGTATTATGTGATAATGGGAAGGGAGATCGCCCTATAGTCGTGATGGTTGAGGATGATAACGCGAATGATTATATTATTCTTCGTTATAACGAAACTGGCAGGAGGAATATCAATGGTCAATCGAGTCTTGATCTCATGTTATCTGTAAAAGAACGGGAGCCAGAATTATGGGTTGTCGTTATATCTTACATGGATAATAAGGATAAGAGGCAAAAGATGGTCTTGCCTAATTTTTTCTCAAGGAATATAGGAGGAAATATATATCTTCAAGGAAGCTCTAAATCGAATGTATCATATTATGTTGGTAGGTTAGAAGAAGATGGGTGCTTCGATGAGCTGTGCGAGAAGATAAGGGTAAAAAGAGATCGTATTTATAACATGGAAATAATATCACTATCAGATGACAAGGCGACAGTTTAATCAGTTGATAAATGAGCTAGACGGCAAAAGCCCGTTTATCGTATTACATAGGGATGCCGTTGCGCCTAAATACGTGGGCGTGGAGGTGTCGAAGGATGGGATGGTATACAGATATGCGATAATAGGGATAAACGATGAGTATAAGGCTAAAAAAGCCCTTATTTCGAAAATATTAGGCATAGCTAGTTACCTAAATGGCAATAAGCCCTTAAAAAAGGGTTAATTAGATGTATTTATGGCCTGCGGCATCATATACGATATAATGCCATAAATGACGTTGTATAGAGGATATGTATGATAATATGATAGATAACGCATTCGTGTCTTGATATCATAATATTATGCCATTATATCCTCTTTTTGTATAAAAAAGATAACAAATGATACAAACATCTTGAATATGGATGAAATTAAGATAGGAGCTGAAATTGTATTTAATATAACCGGCAACCATAATATAGGATATGCCAAAGGGGAAAAGTATATCGGGACGGTGTTAAGCGAGGATCACCGGTCACGTCTTTATGTACGGACAATAGGAATGCCTAGGGCTTGTATTGATGAGCGGGATGTAGAGTGGGTTATTGATCCAGATGGGGATTTTGATATGGATGAGGCGATCCCGAATCCTATGGCAAGGGAGTTGTATAAGTTGATGGGTAGGTACGTTTATACGTTCGGTAGGTCTTATGAAAGTATCAATGGCTATATCGTGTACGAGTGTATGATGATGGACAGGGATTTAAGATATAATGTTATGTATGCGTTGCATGATCATGGATTTGAGATACGGCATATTGATAGTTATTCTTGGTGGATGACCAATGAGAGGTTGATGTCCGAGGTGACATACACGGAGGGTGATATTCATATAATTGTTCATGAGTGCATGGAAGATTATGTGGATAATGTGAAATTCGGGGAGGAGTTTTATAAAAACAAGGGAACGTGATAAGATACTTACTTGTGATGGCGATGATAATATTAACACCGCCAAAAGGAAACGGAGGCATGCCCCTCGCCCCGAAGCCGGCCGTGGTCGAGGCACGGGTATGGGATAAGCTGGCGACCGCCCTGTCTTTCGTGGAGTCAAGGAATGACGATCGGGCGCACAACGCCACTTCAGGGGCGTTAGGGAGGTGGCAGATGAAAAAGGTGTATGTAGATGAGGTTAATAGGATATTGTGTCTTAAACGGGAGAAAAAGCGGTATAGATACGATGATAGAACAAATCCTATCAAGGCTAGGGAGATGTTCGAGATATATCAATCTCATCATAATCCGAATAAGGATATAGATCGGGCTATAAGATTGCATAGGGGATTGCATTCTCCTATGTATGTTAAAGAGGTTAAGCGTAAATTGAGAGAATAAAAAGAATATAGGAGGATAAAGACATGGACGAGAATAAAATGATACGACCGATGGATTTTGTTCGGCTTACAAATATTGACGAATCAAATGTAATTAAGGACACTAAAAACCATATAGGGCTGGTCAAGGAGGTCAGTCGGGACGGGAGAATGAGTATAATATGGATAGGTGAAACTTACAGCCAGTTGGCGTGGTTCAAATCGAGCGAGTTGGAGGTGGTGGATAACCTTGTGAGCATCCTGACATGCGGGCTGGCTAACTTTCGCGGAGACGGAAAAGAGAGCGCGGATAAATTTTATCCAATGAATTTATGTTATATAAAGAGGGGGTGATATATGAAATGGGTGATAATAAAAGGAGTTAGATATCCTAGTTCCGTGATATCAGCATTTGCGGCATATAATATGGATAACCCCTTCTTGAAGGTCAGGATAAGAAACAAGTATCATATAGTGCCTTTTGATGATGTTAATAAGATGGCTAATCAGATGGTGTATTTAATGGACAACTATCCTGATTTCGTTCAGACAGGGAGATGGTGGATATCCAAGAAAGCGGTGATGTCTTGGGTTCCCAAGGAGCAGGCCGTGGACGGATCGGGCTGGGTCATATCCTTTACCCTGTCCTTTGGATTGGAGGGAGGGACGCAAATTAGATTTGATAAAGAAGATGAATACCTAAGTGAGATAGATAGGTTAAACGAGTTGTTTAATGTAATATTATAAGGGAGTATGTTGATAGATGTAAATAAATGGATTGATAAAAACGGGAGCTTCGATGAAGCCGGCGGCTTGGATTTAGTGAGGCACGGATATGAGTGGATTAGACGGATGCGTAAATTCGAGAATAAGGCAGATCGTCATACTTTTCAGAAAGTGTTTGGCAATAAAAGAGGCAATGAGTTATGGGACTGTTTTTTAGAGGTAGGAAGATCTATCTTCATATTAGAAGATAGCTATTTCCTGATTAACGACAGGAACGTCTTCTCTTTATGTTTAGCAGAGTGTAGTGATTATGATCTATATGAGCTTGTTCATAATATTGATACGGATAGTGATCAAGGCAAATGATGTTGTTTAATTAAAAAAAATAAATTGTTATGGAAATTAGAGAATGTTTATCGGTTTATCTAGAGAGTGGATATCTTTTTGACGATATGTCAGGAAGATTAAAGTGGTTTGAGATTGATAAGATCTTGATCAGTTTTACATATGGAGTAGTTAGATATGTAGGAACATGGGGAGGATGTAGGACTGAGAAGACATTAGATGGGAAATTATTTTATTCGTCCGAAGAATGTTTTAAAAAGGGTAATAGCATCCCTAAGACAAAACTATCAATATATGATGTTTTTGAGTCATTATATGGGTTCGTTCTAATAGGTGATGTGTGGAAATACAAAAACGGAAGAGCTGTCAAGGATAAGTTGGAATATTTTGATATTGAAATAGATGATAAAGGAAAAATTTATTGTAAGGAAACATATTACAGAACACGTGAAGATGTGTATAAATTCAATGACTTAACTGTAGTTGACAGGAATGGAGACATAAGGTTAGTGGAATCATCAAAAAGTAGATTAATGCTTAGTGATGATCAATTGGATGTCGTGGAGAGAATGAAAGGCATCATTGATGACATGGTTAGGTTAAAGATGATTATGTATATTGATCAAGACTATAATCTTTGTTTTCTACCGGGAGATAAAATAGAAGATTTGACAATGGATGAAACAGATGGATTTGTGGATACCACCGGTATAGTGACATCTATAAAATCTAAGAATGTAGTGGAGTTTTATGTAGAAAACCCATTCGTAAAGATAAAGGATGAGTAATATCTGAATCTGGATTGTGGTGGTTCGTGAGAATAGCCACAATCATATCTCTAAACGTGAACACGAGGAGGTACGTATGTCATTCGATTGACGTTAGGGATCTAGTTATATTAAAAGAGGAGAGATTATGAAAGAGATTGTATTAAAACTGTATGAGTTTGATGAGCTGTCAAAAGACTCACAAGAAAGGATCATAGAGCGTGAGCGTTGGAATGTAATGGAGCAATGTATGGATGCTTATGACATAGGCTATAAAAAGTCAATGGAAGCCTTTGAAGATCTGACAGATACTAAGGTTTATGGTTGGGAAGTTGGATACGAGAGATATGATTTTAGTTATGAGTTTAAATACAAAGATCCTATTTATGAACATCCTACAGATTATCATCGTGATATATTCCCTGAGAATCTATGCGGTAAATTATTGTTCAGGTATATCAATAACAACATTATGCCACATATCACGAAAGGTAAATATTATTCTACAGGCAAATATATAGATGGGAAATATAATTACAAGTGCAGACGCAGTCGGGTAATATTGGGATACGAAGACAATTGTCCATTAACAGGGATGTGCTATGATTATTATCTTCTTAAACCAATAATTGATTATTACGATACTTGGTGTACTTACCCGGAGAATTTCTCTTTAGAGGACTTAATAGAAAAATGTTATAATAATTTTTTCAAGGCTTGGCATGAGGAATATGAACATTGGGCTGACGATGAAGACGCTATACGTGAAGAGCTTCATCATAATCAGTACGAAGATCAACTTTATTATGAGAATGGGGATGTGTATGTTGGACAATTAAATGAGATAGCATGAAAACACAAGAAGAATATGCTCGTGAGATCGATGAGATCGTTCGCCGTGATGTAGAGAGTTACCAGAGTGACTGGTTTAAGATTGATAAGGAAATATTCATGCTTCCGGAAAACAAGAACAAGACATTTATTCTCGGAATCCGAAAGACAGGATGTGATTTGTTGATACCGGGAGGCACTAATTGTGATGAAAGTTATTTGGATGGGGTTTTTGGGTGTCTTGGTAATGAGAAATTCTATGTTTGCCAGCCAATATCTCTTTATGAGACGACACGAAATATTCAGGAAAGACCTGCCTTGTACGCTTTTAAAATAGCAACTGCATATTTCAGAGAGCAGGGTTTGGTTCCTGTATTTGAAAATTCACATTGTAAATTGATGAGATTATGAATATAGAGGTAATAAGATACAGGCTTCCAGTTTATTGGGCTTGTGCTCTGATAAATGGTGATTATACTGATTTATCGGATGAAGAAGAAAGGGAAATTAATAATTTCTTGGAACAAGCAGAAGGGTATCCTGTAGATGTGGACTTGGAAACAGAAGGCTTTTATCGGTGCAATGACGCTAATGATATAGCGGGAAGTTGCGCCGATTTTATTTTTCATAAGTGTAACAATTAAATTAAATAGTATGGAAACAGCAAATAAACTGGTTTATTCAAAAGAGAATTACTATACCGAGAACGGATATAAGTATAAAATCAAGACTACAATATCGTTAGATGATGATTGTCATAACAATATGTGTGATTGGAGTATAACCGCTGACATTCGTTGGAAAAATAAATATGGGATATATAAAGAGTATATGGGAGGCTGCTGCCACGATGAGATTGCGAAGTATGTTCCAGAATTGGCGAAGTTTATACCATTACATTGTTGTAATCATTATGGTGCTCCTATGTATCCGGTGGAAAATGGTATGTATCACATAAAGAATAGCGATAAGTCTGTGGCTATTGAATATTTACGTATATCAGACAAGGAATATTCCAAATTATCTGAAGCGGTGGACGATAAGATGTATTTCAAGTATCTGCTTTTCAACCTGGGAATTGTGGATAGATGGAAACGTGGATCAGACGAGCTTATTGCGGAACTTGAAGACCTATGTGGCAAGAAATGGGTAAATCCGTATACGCCGGAAAAGGAAAGGTTTACTTTGACATTAACGGACGAGGAACGTTTGATTATTGAAGAGCGCATTAAAGCCGGGTATTATTCCGCAGAAAATATCGGAAAACGTAGGGAGGAGGCTCATAAGGCAAAGATGATGGGAAAGCGTGCTGAAATTTGTGAGCAACACGATAAGATAATCAGGAAAGCGGAAACAGATAAAAAGGTAATGCTCTGTGTATTTGATTATGGATTGTCAGCCGATAATGTGATATATTATAATCACACGAACACTTTATCTTTCAACTGGCGTGATTATGGGGAAAAGATCACACAAGAAGAGTTTGATGATTTCGTGAATAACGTGGATCGCTCCCAACTCCCGGAAGGAATTAAATTTGAGTTAAAGTAATTTTTAGTCTACACATAATCACTATCAGATTTACGGGAGAGACATCCAAGATGTCATGGGCAGCGTTACCGGTGGAGCCGGCGTGTATGGGTAAGGTGGGCGAGGGAACGAGGCGTCCGCCCATGTTCGTTGGATTGGCTGAACAGATAAAGCTACAATGTAGTGATATAATTAAAGTGAAAATAACAATATAAATACATGTAAAATTATGGGAAAGAAAATGATAACAATACCATTTGATTTAGAGCTGGCAAAGAAAATCAACAATGGTGAGCGCAATGGAATGATTGTAACGGATGGCGATAATTACAGAGTAGAGTTTGTGTATCATAGGGAAGAGTCTTTCCCAATCCTAGGAGTTATCCATACTGATCACGGCATAATATCAGATTGGTTCTCAAATAATGGATTCGGAGGAAAGAATTATAGACTTAAGCTTAAAGTTCCAGAATATACCACATTCAAGGACGGAGATGTATTGAGTAATGAACAGGGTGATTACCTGTTTATATTAAATACGAACGGAGAATATCTTACATCTTTTCATGCATCATGGAAGAAGGGGAGGGGAGTCGTGATTCCTAGAAAAGCACATGCTGATTGTAATAATATTGAAAAATACAGACTTGCTACTGAGGATGAAAGGCAAAAGTTTATTGATGCTCTTAAAACAAGCAAAGAGCCTAAAGCCAAAATGTGTTTGAAACAATTCTTTGGTATTGAAATAGAACCAGAATATAAATTCAAGCCATTTGATAAAGTTTTAGTAAGAGATACAGAAGACGATGATTGGCACGTAAGTTTGTTTGTTAGGAAAATTGCTGATGCTCAATATAAAGAAGAAAGATATGAATGCTTAAATGGGACGGGATGGATCTATTGTATTCCTTATGAAGGTAATGAACATTTTTTGTAAAAAATATATTAAAATGGAAAATAAAGAACAGGATTTTATCAATCGATATAAAAATGTGCAAGAATCCATTGTGAAGGCAATGGACAAGGCATTAGAACGGGCAATAGGGAACAAGGTAATAGATTTCGAGAAGTGTGAAGGCAATTATTTGGACGTCTATCCTCTTATCGGGGCGGTCTTACAGAAGGAGCTAAGGAGTGTACTTGGTGAAAATGTGAATAAGAGTATATCCAGGAATATGAAAATAAAGGCGACCAAGTACAGAAGTGATTACAGGGTATGGTTGGACTATGCCGGGGATTACAGAAACGAAAATATAGAATAACATGAAATATCAAAATTTTATATGTCCTTATGAGCTTGCATTAAAGTTGCATGAGTTGGGTGTAAATTCAGAGTCGGAATTTTATTTTGTGAAAGAGATGAAAGGAGGGGGATCCCAAACAGAATCAGTTACACAAAATACAATGAGATATTCATACAGAAAAGAAGGAGACCTCATACCGGCTTATATGAGTCATGAACTTGGAGAGATACTACCAAGTATGATAAATATCAGTAAATCAAAAATATGGGATGACTGGTTGCAGTTGACACAATATTTCCCGAATAAGGATGGCGAATACTATGAAGCTGCTTATGTTCGATACGATGCTTACAACCCACAAACAGAAGTGTATAGTGGATTTGGAAGTACAGAGGTGGAGTCGAGGGCGATGCTGCTTATTGATCTATTGGATAAAAAAGTATTGACATTAAGTGATCTAAACTTAAAAAGTTTAAATAGAATATGAAGACAGTAAGATTATCTGACTTCTCGCCTTATAATAGGAATAAGGGAAAGATGCAAGAGTTGCGTCACAAATTCAGGAATCAAATACTTGAATATTGGGGAGAAGATACCGGGATTTTGATAGGAATAACCATGGTACATGAAAGACATTTGTGGAACGAGGAAGTTAAAGTAATATGATTATGGACGATAATAGGATAATGGAAGCGGCTAAATTGATAGCCAACTCCTCAGCGGCCTTAATACAGGCTATGGGGATGATGAGTGAGAATATAGAGAGGGCTAACAGAGGGGAATCTCTGGCTTATACCGAAAATTCTTTTATGAAACTGATTCAAGATAATGGGATAACATATAATGATGTAATACAAAGGGGGTGGAGATTATGAAAGACGTAGAAAGAGTAAATGCATTAAATAAAATGCTATTAAATGCGAACGTAGTAGCTTATGGGGCTATGGTTGATTTGATTAAAAGAACAGGGAGACTTGATCTTGATGTGAGTAGCGTAGGCCATATAGATGATTTTCCGGCTGAAATAAGGATCTTTACCGATAACGGGTTGATTTGTTTATCTATAACATCCGTGTATTTATCGGGGGAAGATAATTTGATGGTTGATGGATATGATGAAAACAATGATAAAGTTGATGGGGTGAATGTTTGTTACGACCAGATAGACGAGGTAGTATATCTGGTTAAAATCATATTAGAAGAAATGGAGGGAAAAGATCATGGGGAAAGCAGTTAAAACAGATATAGAATATAAGGAAATATTAGAAAAATCACTATCAGCAATCCAATATCTAAGAATACATGGATTCTCGACGTACATGGAATCGGAGGGAATTGTTAATAGGATAATGATGTTTAAGGATAAGAATGAGATGAGGGATCGAAGGATTAAATCAATTCTATAGTGGTTGATCATAATGGTAGAGAGATATAAGTACAAGTGTATTGATGCTTATGAGGAGCCGGAGAATCCAATGGAATGGTTGCCGTGTCCACGATGCGGCCTCCGGCCTTTGGTCTGGGAGTTCGATAACGGGAGGGTTACGGCGTGGGGCTGTTGTTTGTTATCGAGTGGTGGGCAGTCCAGAGCCTCAAATACGGTAACATCCAATAGTCTCCACGCTTCTTTTATTTAGAAACCACCGAACGAAGGGGACAGGGAGGGCAAAAACAAACACACAATGAAAAAAGCATTCTTATTTATCAGTACGGCATTCTTGTTATCAAGTTGCGCAGCGGTAAAGTCTCCGGTAACAGGTTATGTCTATCAAGAGACTCAATCACCTTATAATATATAAAGGGGATCTAAGCAAAAGAAGATTGAAAGATAAGAAATTGTTTTGAGAAAGGTAAACAATCTCAAAACAATAAATAAGGTTTAGAAAGGTTCATAGAATGTAGTAAGATCAAAAATGTGAACTTCTTCAAGATCAAAAAAAAGAAAAGATTTAATAACATTTAAAAATATAGAAATCAAATGAGTTAAAAAAGAAGTATGCTCAAAACATTAGCAATGTTAGCTATGGGAAGTACGATGACTGCCGATAAAAATATTTATTCTAATCAGAGATTGTCAAATGAAGGGATGAGATTCAATCCTGATTATCGACGTCCATCAACTTCTAGAGAGTTGAAAGAATTCACGATTAAAGGACAAAAGATCTGTGCATACTCAAGAAAAGATGCAATCAAAAGACTTAAAGCAAGAGGGGAATTATGAAACAGACAGTAGAAGTAGCGATTGAATACGCAGGATCGGTTATTAGTTCGTTTGGAACAAATGGAGTACCGAACGGCATTTCTGCCATTAAAGAGATGATTGCTTCTGGTTTTAAATCCGGTGCCGAATGGCGGTCAAAGCAATCACCGTGGATAAAAGTAAGCGATGGGCTACCGGATGTAGATGATTATTATCTTGTCACTGATGGAGAAAGTATTTCCATGGCTTACTTCTTTAAAGGCTGGGGCAAATTTGCCAAGTATCATAAATATCCGCATCCATTTTACGATGACGGGGTAGTTAAATTATATATGCCAATACCTCCGATCTCTTTAGCACTTGAAGGAGATAGAGGGATATTAAACATAGGTGAATTTAAGAGAAAGGAGATTGATTATGAGCAGAAGTAAGGAATATAAAGCGATAAAGAATTATATCCATAATGAGCTTGGGCTTACGAAGGAAGATATAATCAATGCAATTAGATCTGATATAAGAAAATATGTTGAGGAGTGTATATGTAATACTTACGGGAATGATAATAATATAGAGCAGATGATTAAGCTTATGGTAGATAATGAGCTTAAAAATAAAGATTTTAATGTCATTCCAAGAATGGTAGAGAAAGTATTAAAAGATAAGATGTTAAACGATATAGAGATTATTATAAGAAACAAGAATATAAATGATTGAGGATATGAAAGATGAGGATATTTTAGATAAGGCAAGAATGGAGGGCATGAATCAAGGGATATGGCTGGCGGTTCAGGAGCTAGCCCACGACGGGCGATGGACGCAAGCCGCGGAGGAGCTGATATCTTCTTGTGGATTGACCGAGGATGAATGTAGGAAGCTGCAAGAAGAAAGCGAATCATTCAATGATGAGATGATTAAGTTTATTGACAATATGTTTGGACGTGAGAATATGATAAGTGAAGGCAGTACTATAAGTGAAAACGATACTATATGTATAAATATTAAGTATCATAAAATAGGGGAAGTCTTTAACTATAAAGTTGGTATGTCTGAAATGACATTAAGAGTAGATAAGTGTGATAGATGTTCGGGATGCGCTTTTGAAAATTATATATATGATTGCGTAAAATCAGGTTGCTTGGGATTCGAAAGGGAAGATGGGAAGAGTGTTAGATATACAATAGTTAATACATAATTTACAAAGCATCATGAATGGAGAGAATATAATACCTAAGATAACAGACAAACGTGGGATGTTATGGAAACAGCCCCATAGGAGATACATAGAAATTGATGAGGAATACGCTTTAATGACCAAACAAACCTTTGAGGGTCTTAGAGAATATTCAGTAACGATCCCATCGGGGGAATATGAAGGGAAGATGTGGAAGGCCAATAGAGGAGGTATATGGTATCTATATTGGTATGATCATGACGATAATCCATCAATGATCAAAATAGAGCGAAGAGAAATATTGTTACTTAATTAATACAAAATAATATGGGAGATAGAGTGCAAGAAGCCAAAGAAGAAGGCATAAGACAAGGAATATGGCTATGCATACAAAAATTGGTGGAACTGGAAAGGTTTGATATGGCAAAATATTTTATGATATCCTTTGGATTTAATAAAAATGAGTGCGAGGGGTTATTAGATAAAAATGGTCTAAACGATAAAATGGATGTATTTATCAACCGATTATTTAACGAAAATAATCATATAAGGTATTTGAAGGATATAGGATATCATAAGATAGGTAGTATATTTAAATATAATACCGGCATGGAGAAAATAGAATTGGAGGTAATAGAGATTGATGATAGCAGTTGTGATGGATGTGTATTTAATAACAGGGGTTATTACTGCATGTATTCTTGTTGTTGCAATATAGATAGGGAAGACAATACAGATGTCATATACAAAGAAGTAAAAAGATCATGAGTTTAATAGATAAATTAGAGGATTTGGTGGTCAAGGTAGACACCGAATACCAAGAGAAGATGGAGGCGGTGATCCGGGAGATAGTTCCGGGGATGCCGGAAGGGAACGTGCGCCATGCCGCCGAGTGTATGTGTACGGACAGGATGGGGAGCATGATGGATATCGATATTTATATATTAAAGGAAGAGGATAGACCTTACGAATGCCATTATCTAAAGGATCTGCTGGAGGATAGGGTAGCTAGAATAGCCAAAATGCATGAGGATGAAAGTTATACATACAATATGGATGATAATTATTGGTGCGCCACATGTGGATCCCATTCTCATAAAAAGGATTCCAAGACAGGGTATTGTTGGTATTGCGATACAGTTAATTGGGTTAAAGAGGATGGGAAGGATGTTGGAATATAAAAACAAGCAATTATATAACAAGGAGGAATAAACATGGGAAGGGGTGTTAATACAGGCGCCTTGTCTCCGGTCGGCGGTATCGGGGAAATACGAATGCGAGCAAACCTGCGAAAAATAGTGGCGTACAAAGATTTCGCGAAACAGATGGTCATGGCACAATACGAATGATAGAGGAGATTGGTGATTAAAACATTAAATAACATTAAACATGAAAAAGAGTAGAAGAATTGTAAAGAAAATGAGCAAGAAGAGCCTTATCAACAAGAAGGCTCTTCGGTATATTATCGCAAACAGTAATTTATGTAAACATGCGATAAGAGAATTGGAATTAGCCGGATATAGCAAAGAAGAGGACGGTCCTAACAAATGGATGCGCGAACAGGTAATAGAAGCTGTCGCGCTGTTCTCTTCTCATGGTAACAGCGGATTCTCGGCACCATTTGAAATCAATCTCGTCAAGAAACTTTGCAGTTTTGATATAATCTCTCCTTTGAGATTTGACGATGGCGAATGGGAAAAAATAGGCTTAGACGGGAGTTGACAGAATAAAAGAAAATCATCGATATTCAAAGAGCCGGACGGGAGTATCCATGATGTTGATGCATTTTCAAAAGTTCCTGTAAAAAAGTTTTTATTCGCCACTCGAACGTGGACGGAGAACATCCATAAGATAGGATGGATAGGAGGGTTGTTTGAGACGGACGAAAACGGAATACTCACTGGAAGATATTTTGGTAGATGTAATGTAAAAGACTATCAGAACGGATATATGCCAAAAGGCAAGAAAGAAATACCATGCAGGGAGATAGAGATATCGCCGGACAATTGGATTATGACAGTTGAATCAAACAATGAGGCTTTGATTGAATTGTCAAAGATTTATGATATAGTCTGGCGACAATGCCCTTGCTTGAAAGGCATAATGAATACCAACGTTACACCGGAACTTGAAAGATTGGCATGCGAACAAATGAAGGGATAAACAATGAATGACAAATTTGTAGACATGCCGAAATGCATGGCGGACAAATACGAAACCGCCGACTTTATTGCCAGCGATCCCGTCCAGTTCCCAAGGCGGTATTCCGGGCGGGACGCGGAGGTCAGTGGGTTCATTACTTCGTGGCTCTCGTTCGGGAATCGAAAGGCGATCATCGGGGCGGCGGAGATGAGGAAATGTCTTGATAAGATATTTGATTTGGCGATTGATGAAAGGCTTAAATAATTAAACACAAAATCATATAAGATGATAACTTCTATAAGGATAGACGACAACAAGAAGACTCCATTTAAATATATCCAAAAGATAAAAGCGTTCAAAAATGGCTCTGAGTTTATATTCAAGCCCGGCGTGAATGTGATTGTAGGCAAGAACGGGAGCGGGAAATCAACCCTCCTGAATATGATATCGAAGTACATGTTGTGCGAGAAAAAGATGTGTTCTGAATTACCGTCAGAAGCATTGTATTTCCCGGATATATTTGATGATGACAAGGTGCTTGACGGGATCAGTATTAAGTCGGATTATATCGGGAAGGTATTCCATCTCCTACAGCAAACTGAAATGAGAAAGGATGATATATTGGATAATATCAATAATTTAAGTTTGTATATGAATGGAGCATCTAGGTCCTCTGGGGAGAAGAACCTTCATGCCATGAACTCGCTCTTTGATTTTGTGTTTAACCAAGATGAGTATGCGTTTCCGATACAGAAGCTTATGGAATTTAAGAAAAAGTCAAATGAGTTCTGGGCAAACAGGATCGACAATCTTTTAAAATACTACAAAGACAATCATGTGGTATTAATGGAGAAGGATTTTGAGTATACAATCCTTATGGATGAGCCGGACAGGAATTTAGATATTGACAATATCATGGATCTGTACAAGGTATTGTCATTTCATAAACCGCAAACACAAATTATAGCCGTAATTCATAACCCGGCTTTGATTTACAAGTTGAGCAAGCTGGATTGCGTGAACTTTATTGAGATGACAAAAGGGTATTTGAAGAAAATTACTGGTTTTATGAATAAAAAATAAGAAAGGAGATGAGAGAAGAATTGAGAACAATAGGATCAAAAGGACGCCATGTGTTTACAGCAACCTTTGTTAGATTTGGATTTAGGAATGGATACATTGGACCTGTAAAAACGATGCTTTTACAAGATGTGACACTTGATAGCAAAATAGTATCAGATCATTTGTGGTTCGATTTAACAAAAGGATTTAGTGATGCTGATTTATCGCCAGGCGATGTGGTTGAGTTTTGCGCAAGGGTTAGTGCTTACGAGAAAGGATACAAGGGGCACAAGGATGATGTACTTAATAGACCGATAGAAAGAGACTATCGATTATCAAGACCGACAAAAATTAAAAAGATCGGGAAGAAATTAATATTAAAAGATGAGGGGAAATAATACATGATAATTATATGCCTAAAAAATTCATAATTTATTAAAATATAATGATATGAAAATTCAAGTAGAATTAAATTTGGAAGATGTATTCGAGGAAGCTATGTACAATGAAGCGACGTTGAAAGAGGAGTTTACCAGCTCGGTCAGGTTAGCCGTAGTACGTGAACTTAAAGAAAAGTTCAAGAATGAGTTGATGAGAGAAATATCCAATCCGATATCACAGAAAATTGAGGATATAGCGAGGGAATCAATGAGCGATCTCATTGAGAACGCCAGCGAGAAGAAATATAGATTCAGGTTAGATTATATGGATGAGGAGTTAACAGTAGACGAGTTTATAAGAGGCAGGATTAAGAAGGTTGTAGACAGCAACATCGAGACAATGGTAGAATCAAAAGCCAAATCTTTTGTCAATGAGTTAAGGAGAAGATATGATATGGCGTTCGCTGCCTTTGTCGTAGATAACATGAGAAAGCAAAATATGTTGAAGGAAGATAAGATAGCTGAGCTGTTAAAGGATAACCCAAATGAGAAGTAGGGAAGATGCCAAAGGAAGACGGCGATCTGTGCTCATGACACCGCCCGTACCGGAGAAGGTCAGGGTATTATCCCCGGCATGGTATAGGGCGGCAGTGGAGTTTCAAGGTAGGCCGGAGCAGGAGCGACTAGCCTTTTGCTCGTGGTGTTGTTGTCATGGAGGGTGTAATTTGTGTATGGATATAAGCAAATACAACATAAAAGGACTTAAAATATATGGAGGATAGTAATATGGAGATGGAGGAACTTAAAAATAAGTATAGTTTTTCCGATGGGTTGATGGAGAAAATAAAACACTCCATTGAGGTATTAAGAAAAGGGGAGGAGTTTGCCCTAAGATTTTACGATAAGGGATATTATCTAGCTTTCAGTGGAGGCAAGGATAGTCAGGCTCTTTACCATATAGCTAAATTAGCCGGCGTTAAGTTCGAGGCTCATATGAATATGACTACAGTGGATCCGGCGAACGTAGTATCTTTCGTGAAGAACAATTACCCAGACGTGATAAGGCATGTTCCGGATATTAATTTTTACCAACTTATAAGAAAAAAAGAAATGTCTTCCATCAAAAACGCAAAGATATTGCTGTGAAGTCCTCAAGGAGAGAGGAGGCGGAGGTACGGTGACTTTAGTAGGGATAAGGGCGGAGGAATCCAAGACAAGATCTAAAAGGAATGAGATCGGAACCAGTAAAAGAAAGTATGATATATCATTCGATCAGTTTGATGAGCATAAGGAAAAGATGGTCTCTTGTGTTGGTGGAAAGGATAAGGTGATAATATCACCAATATTAGCATGGACGGACAAGGATGTATGGGAGTTCTTGAATAAGATGAATATCAAGCATTGCGACTTATATGACAAAGGGATGAAAAGAATAGGATGTATATTATGCCCAATGTCAAGTATCGGAGAGATGATGAAATATCCGTTTGATTATCCTCATCAGACAAAGAAGTTCCTAAATGAGATAGAGATACTTGTAAAAGACGGTCACTATCAAGAGTTAGGAGAAAATCCAAATATGGTATTAGCGTGGTATTTATCAAAGAGAACAGTGGATGATTTTAAGGGACTGGTGAGAAGAGTACAATCCGGGAAATTCAAGCCTAATAAAAAGAATAGAGAGCTATGGGATAGATTCATAGATTATTTTGATATAAAAAATGCAAAATTTTAAATATGACAAAAAGAGAGGCCATGATATTAGCGTTAGAGGTATTCGCTCAAAGCGTTGATATTTTAATAGAATCGGATAAGGTAAGTAGATCGATACGGACCACGAAAGATTATGATTTGGTAAATATAGCTTTCTATGATTTAGCGGAAAGCCTTCAGAAAAAAGCTGATAGAATGAAAAAGTAAATTAACTATTAATAATCATTATTTAATTTAATTCAAAAACAAAATGTCTACTTTTGTAGACACATAAAAATTACACATATGAAAAAGAGTAAATTTGTAAAGGAGTTAGAGAGGATCATCGATATGGTTAAGGCCGAGGATGATGGTTTCGAGTATGGTGGTAAAGTCATTTTCTATAAAGAAGATGATGATAACTATGAAATCTCGGTAAAGAACATTGAGATGGATCTGACGGTAGAGGCCAATATTATGGCTAGTATGGGTGATAGGACTTTTGCCTGTCTTATGAGTGAGGTCTATAAACAAAAGTTTACAAAGGCTATAATGATGTCGGAGGATGAGGATGATGAAGACAATTGATAAGATGACCGATCAGGAGATATATGATCTTACTGATGAGCAGGTAGAGAAATTGATCGTAACAAGATGTGCGGAGGAAGGTGTCAGGTTTATAGATGAGCCTCCAGTCATGAAGACGTATGGATATAAATCTATTTCTCCATCTCATTTCTTCTACTATTTGGAGGGCTTGAATATAGCCGTTCTTGATCAGAATGATGCTATTAAGATAGCTAAGTTATTAAGTGAATTTGATCTATACAGGACTAGATATGATTTCACCATATCCAATGAGGAGCTATGCAGTAGATTGGATATAATCAATATCAGGCATGTTCCGATGTTTGACACGAAAGATAAGGAAGCTTATAAGTCTGTCAAGGATAAGAACAACGAGATCGAGGAGGAGTACAAAGATCAGGTAAACGAATACAAAGAGAATGTAAAAAAGATGGGTGAAATCCGTGCCGAGATATGGCCAAAAGTAATTGATGTAAGGCGCAAGATTGATCACATGAATCATCTTAAAGTTCTTTTCGTAAAGGAATATCTTCCGTTGGTGGATCACGACACGGACAAGGCTATGATATTTTTCAAGAAGGCTTATGGCGTGGATGATGATACGGAAAGATATATTCGTGAAGGGATAAAAGATTATCCTTTGTTTAACAATAATATAGATTAAAATGCACAATTGGTTTAAATGTACGGTTTCTTACGAGACCGATGCCGAGAACGGCATGAAGAAGAAGGTAAAGGAAGAGTATTTAGTAGATGCCTTTTCTTATACCGAATGTGAGGCTAGGATCATAGAGGAGATGAAGCCATTCATCTCCGGTGAGTTTAGCGTTGATATCAAACGATTCAGGATAGCGGAATTGTTTGCCATGGATGGAGACCGGTTCTATAAGGTCACGGCTGATTATATTACGATAGACGAGAAATCGAACAATGAGAAACGCAAGGCGTTTAACTACATCGTTCAGGCCAATGACCTTGATCATGCCAAAAAGAATTTCGAGGAAGGCATGAAAGGAACCATATCAGATTTCGTTGTCACTTGTATCAAGGAAGAGAAGAAACTGATGGACTTCTACGAGTTTGATGGTAAGATCAGGAATCCGGAGAAAAATGAGGATAGTAGGCAGTAAAGCTAGCTACGAAACCACGTCGTCCATAGCCGAGAAGTTGATGGAGATAAGTAAAATGGAGGGTACGATTTATCGTATCCTTACATTGTCTAACAAAACTTATCTAGCTTCTAAATTAGGATATAGCAGATCGGGGTTCTATAAGAAGATACAAAACAGGAGTTTTAATATCCGGGAACTAGCTCAGATATTCGATACGATCATCAACTTCAAGGATCAAGATTGGACTGAGGGTAAGATTAATAGGCTTAAGAGGTATAGGGCTATGAGCCTTATGGAGTTCAACAAAAGTTATAAAAAGAAAAAGGCATGAGAGGTAGGATGTTACCGTGTGAGAGATGCGGAAGGATGGTAACCATAAGGAGTAAGGGGTTGTGTCCCGCATGCAGAGCCAAGGAGCTACCACCAAAGGAAAGGGCGGCGATACGGGTGAAGGCCAAGCCAAAGGGGAAGAGCCTAGCCGTTTTCTTTGGCGCCCATGTGGCTAGATTGAGTATGACAAGGAGATCTGCTACCGGCGCATACATACCATGCCCGGGGGTAAGCAACATATGCCACTTATACCCTAAACGGAAATATAAATCAGTTGCCGAGGATAATGATAACATTATCTACTTGACGGTTGATGAGCATACAAAATTCGATTATCTGTTAGATACGATGGATTTCAGCCGGCTCTTGGACGAGTTTGGCAACGTATGGCTGTTGGCAGCCAGACGGATGAGGGATCTCGCACCTAAAGTCGAGGAGGATGGTAAATTAAAAACCAGATTATTATCATGGATAGAAGAAAACAAAGATTACTTTTAGACCTAGGATATAAGGCTATAAGTGACACAGTATATAGTTATGGGACGATCATAGAAGTCATAAGCGATCAAGAATCGTTTGATGAGATGAAAGTTCGTTTATCCGAGAGACACAATGTGGCTATTGCGGATGATGGAGAGATAGGATGTTCGGCTTTAGGCAATATTTTAGGCAAGATAAAGGACGAGAATGCGTCGTCATATTATTGGCGATCATCATTACCAGTATTAAGATCATATCATACAGATCCTAAATTTACCGCTTTCTTTGGCATATTAGACGTTTTATCAACGATCCCAAAGAAAGATATAGCTGAGGAGGAAAAGCCTGTTGAAGAGCCTAAAAACGAGCCTAATGAGGAGATGGAGGTTGAGTATGATCTGGAGACAGAGCAACAGTATTATGCCGCTGAATGGATAAAGGATATCCCGACACCTGTGTTATATAGAATGACTGTCGCCGGCAAACGTGTGTATTATGAGATGGATGTTGATGGGTATCCTATCATATACGATGGAGCCACTAACAATATCGCCAATGGGTATTGTGATACGTCCGGAGCCTTGGAGAAGTGGAAAAATGAGATGAGGCTCAAGGGTAAGGATCCTGATGAGTACGCTAACTACAGGGCTGATCTGGGTACTATCATGCATTATCTATTTGGGTTGTATCTGACCGGGGTTAACATAAGGCTGATCCCGACATGGATCAGGAAGGTGGTCAAGGAAGCCAAGCTAAGAATAGACAAGTATAGGATGGAGCGGATATTAGTGGATAACATTGATGAGCTGATAGAGGATCTGATATCATTCGCTATATTCTGCAAGGAAAGACATGTTAAACCGGTATTGATCGAAAAGATGCTGAGGTCAAGCAGATTGAAGGTGGCTTCTTCGGTGGACGCCGTGGTGGAGATGGATAGCGAGCCGGAGATGGTGGAGATAGAGGTCGAGACAGGAGAGTTCTATAAGACGGGAGCCAAGAAAGGTCAGCCTAAGACGGAGAAAAAGAAGATAAAGAGATGCAGGAGGATATTCGCTATATTGGACTTCAAATCAAACAGGAAAGGCAATTTCTATGACGAGTACGCTTTCCAGCTTGAGCTATATAGAAGAATGATACTGGAGAATTACGGAAAGATATTGGAGATAGAGGAGATATATAACTTCGCTCCGGGTGATCCTACCGCTAAGACAAGTCAATATAAGTTGAAGAGACAGACTGACAACCCTATATTGAATATGGCTACCGTAGTATATCTTCAAGGTAAGTATAAGTTTGAGAAAACCAATTATACGGTTACGTCAAGGATCGGGTCTTTAGATATAGAGGGTGATTTTGAGTTGAATGGTTTGATAAGAAAAGAGTCGCTGAGAGATTATATATATAGAGTGATGAGTGAGAGGAGAGGATGATGGAATTTAGGGAGTTCAATAAGAGCGTTCATCGGTATGAGCTGGATCATAGCAAACCAAGGAGGAAGCTGACGTGCCCGCAATGCGGCAAGGATAAGTGTTTTACGCCGTACGTGGACGTAACCACCGGTCAGATCGTTGGAGAGCAGTTTGGGGTGTGTGATCATAAAAATAAATGTGGTTACTTTAAATATCCAACAGGGAGCGAACTTGGGAACAATGATCTTTTTACCGATTCAAACAAAGTATTAAGGAGGTACAGATCTCCCGTGGATCCGGATATAGCCAACTGCATTCCGGTAAGCAAGATGTTTGAGACGCTTAATCCTTTCGAGACATCCGATCTTCAGGATTATCTATCCAATATCTTCGGATCGTATCATACCAATAGGGCATTTAGCTTGTATAAGGTAGGGATGATGAGATTCGGGGACTGGGGTAAGTGCTGTGTGTTCTGGCAACTGGATAAGAATTGGGTAGTGCGGACCGGAAAGATAATGGACTACGGGCCTGACGGGAAGAGGGTAAAGGTTCCCATGGATCACGTATGTTGGGTGCATATACTGGACGGTCAGGATTACCTGCTTAGGCAATGTCTGTTCGGGGAGTTTCTTATCAACTTCTATCCCAATGACGCTCCGGCGTATATAGTAGAGTCAGAGAAGACGGCTGTTATCTGCAACATTGTGTACCCTAGTAGGTTGTTTATGGCCTGTGGCGGTATCCATATGTTGAAGAGGGAGATGATAGAGACATTGGGTAGGAGGCGGATAGTCCTGTACCCGGATAAGGGCGACGCTTTCAACGAATGGAGAAAGAAGGTAGACAAGGATATGAGGGGGATGAATATAGAGATAAGTAATTTTCTAGAATCAAAACCCAATATAAATGAGGGAATGGATATAGCGGATTATTTTATTATTAAACAAATTTACAATGGCAAAGGTAGTTAACAATTACAAGAAATTCAAGGTGCTTGAAATAACAAGACAGGAGATGATGGATAAGCTCACCAGATATGGGTGCTTAGGTATTTGCGATATGTGTAACAGACCTACGTCCGTGGGCTATTATGTAGCGGTAATCAATCAATGGATGTGCGAGGACTGTTATAATGATTTCATCAAATCGGTTGACAGGTATGAGGAGGATATGAGAATAGAGAACAGAAATTTTGATAGATTCTGCAATCTATTTAATGTTGAGATAGAAGAAAAGGTATGAAAGAACTGTCTTTAGCCCAGAAAGCTATGTTAAACGGATCCGTATGTCCATATTGCAAGATCCCATCCACTATGATAAATACGGTGGAGGGGAAGCAAGTTGGGTGCGAGAAGTGTAGGGCTTGGATGAGATCCGATCCTTTTGGGAAACCGATGGGGAGGCTGGCTAAGCCGGATCTTCTTAGGAGTATGGATATGGTAATGACTGAGATTAATATATTTGCGTATAGGACAAAACGGGATGTACAGGATATTTACAAAAGCCTATCTGGTGAATTGGATATACCAATAGAACATGTATCCCCATATAAGATGTCTTTGCCATCACTACTTAATACCATGAGATATATTGAAAAGTATGGCGATAATCATATACGGATATATGATAGAACCATGGTAAAGAAGGCTTGCCCTAGGCACGGAGCGGTGGCGATCGGGAGCAACGCCTGCCACGGGTGCCCGGAGTTCCTGTTCCATGTGGTAAACAACACGACCGATACGGTGGTGTGTGATATGGATATGAGCTATGGCGACTGTATAAAGAAGAGAAATAATAAATTTGGTAGATAATATTAATTATATAAAAGATGAAGGTAATTTTTATTCATAAGCCTACTGGATATTATGTAGGAGGGTCGATGTTCGACAAGTCTTATTGCAAGGATAAGATGATAGAGAAAGGAATAAGTAAGGATCGAGCCGAGAAGTTAAGTGATATAATAGGCCCATACGCATGCATATGGGAGGTGGAGAACGGAGATGACCCTTATGAGAGTATGAGATCTAGGCTAAAGGATAAAGCTTCATATCTGGATGGAGAGGATCTTATCATGGAGAATTATGATGATGAGGAGGACGAAGAGGATGGGGAGATCGACTGAATATTACAGAACACATCCGGAAGCCAGAAAGAAGAAGGCTGAGACGGATAAGAAGATCAACGCCAGACCTGAGCAGAAAGCCAAGAGACGGGAGTTGGGTCGTAAGAACTACAAGACCGATAAGTTGAAGGGAAAGGCTTATCGGAAGGGGAAGGACCTATGCCATACAGCTAAGGGGTTAAGATATAAATCAAGATCAGCTAACAGAGGATCTAAATCCGATACGGCTGGCGATAGAAACGCAAGAGGATGAGTGAGGATAGGATATGGAGGTCATCCAAGGAGATTATCATGGATGCCTATGAGAGAATAAGAAAGTATCAGTTGGGAGAGCTTCTCCCGGCTCGTACTGGATACGCTTATCTTGACAAGGCGTTGCTGGGAGGGTTCTACCCACAACATGCGGTGGCTATCGGCGCCAGGCCCGGAGTCGGCAAGTCTTATTTGGCGCAGAAGATCATGAGCAATGTGATGAATGTCAATATCAATCCACAGGCAGATGATTATGTATGGTTAAGATGTGAGTTTGAGATGAACCCAGAAGATTTGATGTTGCGTTCACTATCAAAAAAAATGGGAAAGGATATACAAGATATTCTCCTTAACGAGATGTCTGATGAAGAGATAAAGGAAATGCAGAAATGTCTTAAGGAGGAAAACTCCAGCAGAATAACATACATCCCTAAACCATCAACCGTAGATGAGCTTCAAAACTTTCTGTGGAATGAGTATATGCCAATAAACAAAGATAAAAAAATGGTATTCGTGTCTATAGATCATACGGCCCTGATACAAGGTTCAGGAGATGCCAAAAGGAATATCGACTCGTTGATAACCATGTGCAATATAGCTAAAAGGACTTTTCCTAATATTTTCTTTCTTATAATATCCCAACTCAATCGTGATATCGAAGGACGACGGGATCCAAAAGATCATATGCCAAAGCAATCTGATTTTTATCAATCAGATACATTGGGACAGTTATGTACGGCTATGGTAGCGTTAAATATCCCGAAGAGATACGGGTACTCCTCATACATGCAATTTCCGCAAGGATGGTATCCTAATCTGGAACGTTTTAAAAGTGAATCAAGACGATCCTTCCGTGTGGATGGATTATTATTCCATCATATCGTAAAGGTCCGTCAACGGTCATTAGAGGAGATTGATGCGATACATGTAGATATCATGAAAGGATATGAGCGATATTATCCTGATGGAGGGGTGGTGCGCCAAGAAAGACCGGGAGGCTCGGATGCCCCCGTGGGTAGCGGCAAGCCGGACACGACCGTGGTGACGCTGCCGCCCCCGCCTCCCAGTATCCCGTTGGAGCAACAATATATACCGCCTAGTGATGATTTCAATATAGTACATGACGAAACACCTTATTGACATGAGATTGAGACATAATTACTTGCTTGTAGTGATAAAGGTGCTGGAAATGTTCTTGAAGACCGTATTGTCGGTTGAGGATAAGATGGGGATAAAGGAAATTATATCCTCGTTAAAGGAAATGGCTAAATACAGCATCAGATATATCATAAACCGGGAACGGGAAAAGGAGATCATGAGTATCTGTGATGAGGTATCCAATAAAGTACAGGAGTATAAAAGGATAAATGACAACTCAATGATATTGGAATTGGAGAACCTAAAAAGGGAAGTTGTGGCGGTGGAGGATCTTCTTAGCTCATACAAGGGGGTTCTTGACGCCGAACTGGTGATAGCCGAGGATGATATCAGAATCATACGGGACAAGATCGCTATAAGCCTGAGGGAGGACGGAACATGTAAGAGCATGACTGATGCTGATAAAAGGGCTAGGATGGACGTAAGATACGAGAGGGCGTTAGAGGATTATCGAATCCTTCTAAGATGCGCTAATACGGTTAGGGCTAAGATGTCGGTTGTAGGGCATCTTAACCAATCTATAAATCAATCTATATCAGTTGGTAGAGTTGGTATGGCTAATGAATCTTATACGGTAAAACAGTATGAAAAAGGGAAAGAGATTATCGAAAGCAGACGCCCTTAGGGTGTTGAGAAGAGCTTACGATCTAATAAAGAATGATAATTATACATTTATGTGCAGAGCAATAGAAAAGGCAGCGGTTGAATTATCACTTGCTGAAAGATCATGTGTGGCGTGTTATCTTATACCAGAACTGAAGATGTTCAAACCTGTAAACAGAAAAAATGGAGATTTTTGGTTTCATTCATCAAAGAAAAACATAAGGTTACATATAATAGATACGCTAATAGATATATATAACGGAAATGATCATCCCGATATAGTCGAGAGGGTAGCCAGAAAGATCAGGTCAATATTTTAACTCATTAGCTTATGTATATAAATTTTGAACAGATGATGACATCAGGATTAACGATGTCTGATGTCGGGTATCTTTTGATGATCCGGCAGAAAGAGGAGATGGCTAGCGTCATTCCAAAGGAGAAAATAGATAGTTATAAAGCATCTGGTTATATCGAGCTTCAGAAGAATGGGAAGTGGAAGATAACGCCAAGGGGAGGGTCGCTGCTGATGCTGATAGAGACACCCGGTCTGACACCGGAGGTCGAGGGGATCCGGGACCGTATCGTTGGGGTATATAACGATATGGGTAAGGATACAGGAGCTATCAAGGAGGTGGAGAAAAGGCTTATCTGGTTTGTGGCTAACACCAACTTCAAGGAAGAACCTATAGTAAGGGCTGTAATATCCCATATAGACCTTAAACGTGAATATACGATGAGGTTGGATAACTTGATATGGAAACCGTCAAATGTCTATAGCGTACATATGAGCTTATCGGAATCAACGTTATTCGATACGATCATAAAGATGTATGGCATGACATCCGATCTGTATCTTAGGGAGAATAAGAATAAGGAGCTGGCATGGTTGTTCGCCGTAAGCCGGCTTCCGGATCCCCCCAAGAGGATGGATAAGGAATATACTATTACTGGAGATGTTAAGATGGACATCGAAAGAATATCAAATATAAAAAAAGAATTAGGTAGAAGATTGAAAATGTCGATTTAGTATGGAAAGAAAAGAAGTTGAAAAAGTAGTCAAGGAGGCGATATTCGAGAAGATGGGTGAATTTAATGGTCTTGATCATGCCACTCAGATAATGAACGAGGATAAGCTGGATACGGATATGGCTATGGATTCCCTTGATTTTGTAGAAGTCATAATGGAAGTGGAAAAGAAAACGGGTAAATGTATACCCGATGAGGCACTTGGCGTCAAGCCTTATCACGAATTGACGGTAGGAGAGCTTATAAATATGTTGGATGATTATTTAGAGGATTATGAAAAGAGATGAAATATTGAAGATAGCGAGGAAAGAGATATTCGAGAAAATGCATGAGTTCAATTACATTAATAATATAGAGGTAATTGACGATGTAAGAGAAGAAAGTAATTTGTCATCTGATCTAGCTATGGATCCATTTGATTTATTAGAGGTATTGATGGGGATTGAAGAAAAGATGGATATAAGGATACCGGATGATGTCTTTGGCGATAAATCTGTCGATGAACTAACTGTAGGGATTTTTGTGGATATGTTGTATGATTGGGTTAAGGGTAAATAATGGATTTCGGATATGATGATTGGGAAGAGGGGTTAGAGACCCCTCTTGTTGATGATTGCGATGACGATTATAAAGAGGAGGAAGAATATGATTTCAGTTAAGGAGTTAAGAATAGGCAATATTGTGAAAGATAAGGATGGTAATATATGGAGGATAGGATGTATTACCGGTATGCATAAGGACAAAGGGAGTTTGATTCTCGAACGCAGAATTGATAATGGCACAATAAAGTGGTATACTTCCGAATGTGATGTTTATCCAATAAGCTTGAATGAGAGGATATTGGATTGGATTGGATTTAACGATTATGATAATCATGATTACCGCAATAAAGGGGATATGACAATAACAAAAGATTACGTTTTAAGTATCACACGTTTATGGGGTAACACAGTTGTTAAAATTGATATCAAAGGATTCCATCACCTTCAAAATATAGCATATGATTTATACGAAACATCACTTGATTTAAATATATTCGATGATGACTATCCCGGAGACACATCTCTTGTGTAAGATAATAAATGGAGAGAAGGTTCTCGCCGCATCCTACTCACAGATAGACACGTTTGTTCAGTGTCCGTATAAGTGGTATAAGACTTACGTGGAGGGTCACAGATCCACGGAGAAGCATGAGGCTACGTCATATGGTACGGTTATCCACCAGACGATGGAGTATTTCTTCAAGAACGGATGCAGACCTTCTTATGAGGACATGAGTAAGGCATTTAACTATTACGCCGATATAGAGAAGATACCTTTTGATAGCGTAAAATCTCAGATCGAGTCCATGCAACATGCGGCTAGGTTAATAAGATGGATTGTGGGGTTGTTTGAGAAGGATGCTGCTGGCAACTATAAGAAAATGTGGTCGGATCTTACGCCAATGGAGAAGGTGATCCGGGGGTCGAGACCGGCCGGCGTGGAGGAGGACTTCGTCCTGCCCTATAAGCTACCCAAGCCCCTTACTTTGGATGGCGTGACGTACGATAAGGTACATATCATAGGATCGGTGGACTGGCGTGGAGAGTATAAGACAAAAGACAGGATAGCCATGTATACGATAGACTGGAAGTCCGGGAGAAAGTTATTCGATGAGGATAAGCTGCTTCACAATCTCCAGCATCCGATATACGCCTTCTACATACTGAGAAAGTACAAGGTATTGCCGGATATGTGCAGCTATTTCTTTACCCGCATGCTGGACAATCAGAACGTGAAGGTAGATAAGAAGAAAGTAGAGAGATCGGTCAAGGAGCTTAACGATATTCTCCTTGACATGTATGATTTCGAGACAAATAAAATAGATAGCTATCAAGCTCACGTTTGGGACGACGCCAAACAGGGGTATAAGTACGAGAAGCGCTACCTCATGGGACGCCAGCCGGCCTGCCTTGAACCCCGCCCCAAGCCCTTGTGTTTTTGGTGCGATTTCTCAATCCACAAACAAAACACATGTAGGTATTCATCGGATTGGGATGAGTCAAAAAGAAAGAATAAAAAAGATTAACTTTATTAAAAAGCCTAGGTAAATATCTAGGCTTTAATTATATTTGTGTCAATAAATAAATGATTATGGATAAAAACGAAAGAGAAAAACAGGTATTGGATCTTCTGATGTCTAGAAAGGATATCAGGAAATTGGTAGAGAAATCAAATGAATGTTATTCTAAGATGGATTTCGTTGGCGCCATGAAATACCGGCAAGAGATAAAGGATATCGTAGATCGAGAATCTAAAATCATGTTGACAAAAAGTGAGTCTTTGATAGGCTTGATGAATAATGCTGATAATGAATATAAATTCAATATGCTGGTATGGCTACATTCCATGATGTGTATGGCGGATGTATTTAACGGGATATTGGAGGATTTCAAGGATGGGGTAAGAAAAGCCAATGGCAACTCCAAGTTCGTTAAGTTTGATAATCTGGATCGGTTAATGGCAGAATGTAAGAAGGAGATTGATTACCTGATGAAAGGCACAAGTAAATCGTTCCAGATATCTTTTGCCGTAAGAAGCGATGAGCTAAGGGAGATGATAGAGAATATGGTTGGCGACAATATCCGGGAAGGGTATGATATGTTTAAGGAAGAGGCTAAGATGACCAAGGAGACAGACAGGAGCAAGATAGAGGAATTTAATAAAAAGCTTGACCATGATCAAATGTAATATAAAGCTAGGCGATATAGTCCATACCCAGATAGGAGTAGGAGAGGTGATAGCCATAAGCAAGACCAAAGAGACTTTGATGGTGAAGATGGATGATGGTCGGGAATGCCCTATAAGACTAGAGTACATAAAAGACGTTTTTGATAACTACAAATCCAAATGATTTACAAATTAAGACCATATCAAGAGGAGTGTGTTAAAAGTATCTCCGATTACATAAATTCTGATAGACATGATCCGGTATTGATCGTAGGTCCTGTAGGTTGCGGTAAGTCACTGCTGATAGCAGAGGCGGCTAGATTGATGGGAGATAAGACGCTGATTTTACAACCATCAAAAGAATTGCTGCAACAGAACCACAACAAGATAACGTCGTATGGCATACCGGCTACCATCTACTCCGCTTCCTGTGGAAAGAAAGAGCTGTCTAACATGATATACGCCACGTTAGGGTCTATCAAGAAGGTTGTTGGTCAGCTTAAGGAGATGGGGATCAGGAACGTGTTGATAGATGAGGCTCATGCCGGGTATAGCCCGGAGGACGGCAGTGAGTTCATGACATTCATGAATGAACTGAAACCGAAAAAGGTGATAGGGTTTACCGCTACACCATGCAGGCTTAAAACGATGTCGATAGGGCAGGTGTCATATTCCCAGCTTAATTTCATCACTCGTATGAGACCGGTATATTTCAAGAACCTAATCCATGTCATACAGGTGGAGGAGATGATAAGGCAAGGATTTTGGACACCTCTTAAATATGAGACATGGGATTTCAATGGAGATGCCCTTAAACTTAATTCTAACGGCTCCGAATATACGGCCGAGTCTATTAGTGAGGCGGTGAGAAAAAACGGCTTAAACAACCTTATTTTACGTCGGTTGATGGTATTAAAAGACGTATGCAGATCTATACTGGTGTTTATGGATTCTGTTGAGAGCTGCAATACCGCCGCCGAATGGATGAACGCAAAGATATGCGCTGGCATGGCGGAAGTGGTTCACGGAGGCACGCCAAAGAAACAGCGGGAGGCTATAGTCGAGGGGTTCAAGTCAGGTAAGACGAAGGTAGTGTTCAACTATTCCGCCCTCGGTACGGGATTCGATCATCCGGGTCTGGATTGCGTGATAGTAGGAAGGCCGACATTCTCGTTCTCGTCGTTTTATCAGTGGCTTGGAAGGGCAGTCCGTATAAAAGACGGAAAGGATAGTGCTTTGGTCGTTGATTGTTGTAACAACTCGTCAAGGTTCGGTGATATAAGGAAACTTAGTATAGAGAACTACAAGGGGTATGGATGGGGAATGTTTATCGGCGATAAGCTAATAACTAATATCCCGATGGGGGATAAGGTAACGAAAACAGATCTGGATATCAAAGCCGCCAAGAAAGATCGTAGGAGGGGGCTGGCGCAGGGCGTAACCGCCGCCCCTGTTCCCGGAAGGCCGGATCATCCCCTTGGATCTACGGTGATGACATTCGGCAAGTATTGTGGATGGATGTTTCATTCGATTCCAGTATCGTATTTCAAATTCATAAACGAGACATTTGACTGGGATAATGACAGGAACAAGGATATAAAAGAATACATAGATTTTTTAATCAAAAACAACAGATTATGACAGGATGTATATATCATGAGGCTGATCTTGACGGAGTAATGTCAGCGGCTATAGTAAAAAAGTATTTCAAAGGGGACATTGATCTTCTTCCTTACAATTACGGCAAGGAAATACCTGACGTGAATAAATATGATAAGGTGTTTGTAGTTGACGTGTCATTTGGCGATAGAACGAGATTCTTATTCGACGAATGGGAAGACAAGGGGATAGATGTCACATGGATAGACCACCATAAGACGGCGATAGAAGCTGTGAAGGACTATAATGTCAAAGGCAAAAGACGTATCGGAACGGCGGCTTGTGAGCTTACGTGGGAATATCTTTTCGATGATATCGAAACCCCTGACGTGGTAAAATTATTGAGCGCTTATGATGTATGGGATCATGATCGCTTCGAATGGAGTGACGTTCTTTCATTCCAATATGGGATGAGAGGGTATTGCGGGCTTGACGTTGACATGGTCAGGGAGGTGCTAAACAAGGCGAATGGCGAGTTTGTTTCTGATATGATAAGAAATGGCGAGGCCATAATAGAATATATCATCGAGAAAAACAGAGGAGAAATGAAGATGTTCTCATTCGAGGCAGATATATTTGGATACAAGGCGATATGTATGAATACTACGGAGTTTAACTCCACCACATTCGAGTCTATGTACGATCCTAGAAAACATGATTTGATGATGCCATTTTGCTGGAACGGCAGATTCTTCAGATGCTCGTTCTATACCACCAAGAAGGAGGTGGATGTCTCGGCGCTGGCACGCAAGGCCAACCCATGTGGAGGAGGCCATAAGGCGGCTGCCGGATTCCAGCTTAGCGTGGAGGATATGATGGAGTTCTTAAAAAGTAAGGAGATGTGATATGATATGGATATTGTTTATTGTGGCGATAATCATATTATCCATAATTGTAATGATGAAGGGTTGGGATAAACTACATTGCAGCATGTTCTACGAGGGACTAATTATGGCAGTTGTAGGGGTAATGTCAATGGGGGCATCGATGTTTTATATGGATAAAGAAAATATGGAGGATATGAAAAACGTATATAAGTTCAAAAAACTTAGCAAAATGAAGCTAGACGATTACGGCTTCGGTTTGTTCGAGTACAATGGTGCTCTTTATTTCAAGGAGGCAGATGAAGGAAAATGCTTTGATGTAAGGAGCGGGGATGAGGTTATTATCGGGAAAGATAAGATTATAATGACTTTGGAGGATTAATATGAGGAAACTTGACGACACCAACAGGACAAGAAAGAAAAACGTACGACACTCGTGGGTAAAGGCGGGACCGGGGATCCAACGCTGCGCTATTTGCGGAATTACGAAGCAAAGCGAGTGGAGGGACGGGAAGACATCGCATTGCGTATATCTATCATCTGGTGAGCTTTATTCCATAACAGGTGAGACACCGGAATGTAGGGATCTTAGCGAATTTTATTAATCTAAAACATGAAAATATGACATGGTATGATACTTACGAGGAAATAAAGACCAAATATCCGGATACTGTTTTTGAGGAATATTGGTTAACGAAAGATGATGCTGATAAACTAAGGAATCATGAATCAGTTAAAAAGGGATGGGTTACAATTGAAAATAATCCTGATACAAGCGGTTTTATTATATCTAGTGACAAATGTGTTATCAATGGCTTTAAAGCAGAAAAGAATGATGGGGATGAGCGAAGCATATTGCTGCATATTGGAATACTGTCTCCTTTTAATGATGATCCAGTAATAATAATAAAACAAAAAGAAATTTAAAATGAAAGAGGAATTTGGTAAATACGAAAAGGTTGTTTATGACGGTGAGGTATTTGAGGTACTTGAAACCGCCGATCGTACAGGAATGATGAAATTAGGCCCATTATTTAAAGCATCATATGAATATGCTTGGGCTGACGAGGAAATGGTTGTATCATTAAACAGGGCTATTAAATTAAGGCTTATTGATGAGGAAGAGGTTGATAAGCTTACGGATTATAGCTCTATCGGCGAGGGTCTATGTAATACAAATGAGTGGGAAGCGACAGATACGCCGTTCGTCGGAAAGGACGGCAGCGGCAAGAATGACCGGGCCGACGGTAAACTCCGGTGGGATCTCCTTCCTTTGGCTGAGATAGAGGACATCGTGAGGGTATATACGGAAGGTGCCAAGAAGTACGCTGATAACTCATGGCAAGATATACCTGATGGGTTCAATCGTTATCTAGGTGCACTCATGAGACACTTGGTTGCTTATACGAAAGGGGAGAGATATGATAAGGAGGGATTCATGCATCTATCCGCCGTATGCTGGAACGCCATAGCGTTATTATATTACGATAAACATAACAAAGGGTTAATAGAATGGAAGGATCAGGAGAAATAATAGTAGACGAGAAATTAAAAGCTATTGACAAAAGGACTGGTAGGTACATTAATGTGATCGCACGTACTATTGACAATGGTACTTCATTCCCGATAGTTAAGTACCTTGATAAGAATCGTAAGGAGCTGAATTATGATTGTGTAAGGCATCTTAATTTTGATATAGACATAGATTGGGAGTTGAGAAGATATCAGATCGTAAAAGATTTATTGTCCAACGATTTCGATGGGAGGAGGTTGAGTGTAGATGAGGTAGATAACGCTATATTTACAGCGGATTTAATTATTAACAAATTAAAAACTATTTAAAAATGGTAAGAATTGATTTTTTCACGAAGAAAGACGCTGAGTACAGCGATTACATGCGATATATTATCGCCAACACATTACAGGAGTATGAGGGTGAGGTCACGTTAAACCAGATCCCGGAGAACAAAGCCACGGATGAGGAGATATCCAAGTACGGTATAGAGGTATATCCTACTATCATCGTCAGCGGAGATAACATGGATGGCTTTAATAAACTTGAGGGGATGGCCAGAAAAGCTGATCTTATTAACGTCATGTCGTTATACGACAAGAAATAGGCTTATGACGATAAGGGATAAATATTTTGGTTGGAAAGATATATTCTTTGACAGGTTCGTGCATTGTTGTAATGAAAAAAGTGACCAACCACAAGGAAGTAATATACCTCTAGCCAAAATAAACTTCGATAACAAGACAGGATATGTGGAGGACGGGACTATTAATATAGCCGAGCTTCTTCAATATCTTTGGATAAATAATAAGGTCTATAGGTGTGAATATGCACCCATAGATATATCCTCTGTCTTGCAAACATTGATTAGATTGACCGAGAACGCTAAGTTCATATTTGACGACCAACCCGGCATACATGATATGATCCCATATAGAGGTTTTTTTCTTAGAGATGATTTTTTACCCGGGAAAGATTATTCGCTTGATTTGGATAAAATAGTGAGCGGGATGGGAGGATGGTCTGGAGAGGATGAGGACCCATGTTACTCGATGTTCGTCAGTCAAGATCAGATATGGAACTTGAACCCGATATTGAAGGTATTAGCTGATGAGGGATCTATTCTAGCCAAGGAACTTGGGTATGATATGAACTCATATGTCAGCGATAATGGATACACGATATACAACCCCTACCTCTCGTGGATTAATCATTACTATCATTATTGCCCGACATTTAATGAGGATAAACTGAAACCTTGGGATAGGGTGGAAGACAGAAAGAATAAATTCAAGATGACGGATAAGGTTAAGAGAGGCGCCAATAATTGGTATTATTCAGGCGGGACTATATCTTGTGTGGATAATTTCTTGGGGAAAGAATACAGGAAAAATCTCCGAACCTTCATATATCGTGGAATAGTATTCTTTTTAGATCGGATATGGCATACACCATTGTTTGAGAAGATGGGCGTGAAAATGAAATACAACGCTTATTATTGTTATGCCGCTACTTCCGGGATATGGTATGATAAGGGATTCAAGGAAAGACTAGCCAAGAGGTTTAACAAGTCGCTGGGCGGCGACGGGGAACTGTTCGGGGCTAACCTAGCCTGCATGGTATGTGACCGTAAGGATATCGATTGGGAGGCGCTTCGTCTTTGGCTTGACAAATACGATGATCCTACTGATAAGGGCATGGTGAATAGCCCTATTCAATTTATGTATTTATATTTATATTACACTTTTAACAAATAATTTGAAATGAAGAAGATAAATAACTGGATTATAAGAACATTTGGGTTGAGAGGCTCATGGAGCTGGGCTAAGAAACAGATGTTAAATGGAGCGATCATTAAACGTAAGGCTACTACAGGGACATACAAAATAGCTATTGATGATGACAAGAATAGGTTACTTGTAGCCACATGGGATCATCTAGATCAAAGTCCTGTATGGGAAAGGTGCCCGCATAGTTTATTAGATGAAGATGCGGTTGATTATTTTGTCACAGCTCATAAGGAATTATCATATGGAGGCATAAAGATCAGGATGAAAGATGAATTTAATTGTAACGATAAAATATCGAAAGTATGAAAAAGATTACTGATAAAGACGTAGAGCGCCTTAAGGCCGGGAAGAAGATAACAAAAGGATTTATCCATATGCAATTAGATGATAAGGGAAGATTGAACTTGTGGAGTGATATCAACATAACTGACAATTATAGAAGTCTTAAGATAGACGCTAACAAATTGTTTGATCATGGGATTCTTTCAGAGGAATATGATAAATTGAGAGTTATAAATATAGGACAACAGGGACGAAGGTAATGAAAGTGCATATTATTAATCATCGCTGCGGTGACGATGAAATAGAAGTTAAAAATGGCATACGAGTTTTTGATTGGGTTGGGAATGAGTTTATTATCAATCTAAATAATTTTGGGGAACTGGAAATAAATGGATTGAATGAAGGTTTATGCATTATACCTCAATACGGGAACCAAATTGTCATAAAGAAACAGATTTAAAGCAACGCATGACGCTATGGACTGGGAATTTAAGATTGAAAACATTGAATCATAATTTAATTTAATAGACATGGAGACTAAAATATGCAAGAAATGTGGTAAAGAATTACCAGTAGATAAATTCTATAAGAACAAATCACAAAAGGATGGGTTTGGATACTACTGTAAGGATTGTGTAAATGCCTACAAATCGTCCAAAAAAGCCAATGCAGATGGGGGGGGGTAAATTAACGAAAGTGTTTACCAATCCAGATCTAGCCAAATTCAAACCTAGAGAACTTATCGAAGAACTAAAAGCTAGAGGTTACAAAGGCACGCTCACCTATGAGCAGGTAATAACATTATAATATAATTTAAAAGATGGCAAAGAAACAGTTAAAGATCCCGTTTAAAGACGGGAGACCATGTAAATGGGTTAAGGATGTTCATGATGAAGAACGTGATAATTATGAGTTTGACGAATGCCTTGAGATACACGGATTCGTTCGTGGACGCTCTTCGGCTGTAATGATATTAAGACCGGCAAATGATCATGGGGAGGATTTTAATTATGCCAAAAGTGTCTATTACCAAGTATTCTTGACAGACAGTAAGGAAGTAATACAGAATATGATGCATGGAATCATATATGGTAAATGGACTTTTGTTAAGAGAGGCGAAAATTTTGGCATTAAATTGATTAAGGTCTTACCTAAGATACATAAAATATCCCTTGATATGATCGCAAAGGATATTTTTAGGTCTGAGAATAAATGAACAATATGAAAGTATTATCATTATTTGATGGGATATCATGTGGGTATTTAGCATTACAAAGAGCCGGTATACCTATAGAGACTTACTACGCCTCGGAGATAGACAAGACATGTATAAAGGTAAGTCAAAAACATTTTCCTAATATTATTCAATTAGGGGATGTTAATAACTGGAGAACATGGGATATCCCTTGGAAAGACATAGATCTGGTCATGGGAGGGTTCTGTTGCCAGAGCTTCTCTAGCTCAGGTAAGGGTAAGGGATTCATGGACGCTCGTGGAAGGCTTTTCTTTTGCTTCTCGGACATCGTAAAGCATTTAAGGAAGGAGACCAAAGGTAAGGTCCTGTTCTTGGGCGAGAACGTCCGGATGCGGGATGAGCACCGCTGGGTGATTACCGAGGAGCTTGGCGTGGAGCCGGTGGAGATCGATAGCGCCTTGGTCTCGGCACAGACCCGGCATCGCCTTTATTGGTGTAATTGGCCGGTAGAAATGCCGAAAGACAAGCATATATCATTGGATGATATTCTAGAGCATGACAAGGGTTGGAATCCGGGAGCCATAAGGGGGAAATATATAGGGACCATTGTCGGTAGAAGGATAGGAGATGACGGGTATCGAAAGGATTGTGACATGGGCATAAAAATAACGCAATGTCTGGAGATAAGAAAAGATAAGAATACCACTCCCATCAAGAAAAGTAATTGCCTGACAACGGTTATGAAAGATAACGTAATCTCATCGTTACCTCCCGGAAGATATCCTAATGCCTTTGACATGAAAGACAAATTCAGATACCTGATCCCGGTGGAGATATGTAGGCTACAGACATTGCCGGATGATTACCTTGATGGGATAGCCCCGAATACGGCCATGTCTTTAGCTGGAAACGGATGGACAGTGGATGTGATAGCCCATTTGCTAAGAAGCATAGAGCGTAAGCAGATGAATGATATTGTAAAGGAGTTTCGCAAGATCACTGATGAGCTTATGTTCGGATCATCAGAAACGGGTACTAATGTGACATGTGATAAACATGAGCAAAATGAAGCCATACGGAAGAGTCAAAACAGTTAAGGGGTCTTCATGGAAAAAGGATATACATCCACCAAAAGGACACAAGAATTGGTGGGAGGATATATGTGATCCTATATCTAGAAGTATTATGAAATTAAATTTCAAAAAGGAAATAAACAATCAAATTTGGTATGAGCAAAAGCAGGGAAATGATTAAACAGGAATTAAATTTATCAGATCAAGAATATAACTTTCTTGAAAAATATCAATCTATGAAATTATCACAGAGGTTTGGTAATGTTTTCGATAGATTAAAAAATGATAAGTCTAAAGCAATTTACACTCATGATGGGTCAATACAGTTGTTTTATATACAAGGTAAAAGAGTAGATAAAGAAGAATGGGATAAACTTCATAGATCATGATAATTACTAAAAAATGGTCAATGCCGAATAAAGAGACATTCAGCATAAGACCGATAAGGGAACTTATAGACAAATATCGAGAAGAGGGGATGGTTATAGTGGATCCGTTCGCCAGAAACAGCGATATAGGGACGATCACCAACGATCTTGACCCTGAGACTAAGGCTATATATCATAAAGATGCCACGGACTTCCTGAGTGATCTTGGCGATAATATAGCTGATATGGTATTATATGATCCACCATATTCCGCAAGACAGGTGTCCGAGTCATATAAAAGGCTTGGAGAATCTGTTAATATGCAAACAACACAATCTAATTATTGGACTAGACAGAAGAAGGAGATAGCTAGGATCACCAAGAAAGGAGGGGTGGTCATTACCTGCGCGTGGAACTCCGGCGGTATAGGGGCCGGTCTTGGTTTCGAGCAGCAGGAGATTCTTCTCGTGGCTCATGGGGGATGGCATAATGATACGATAGTTACAGTAGAAAGGAAAATGAAATTATGAAGGAACGGATTTTTACCACAAAAGAACAGGGAAGAGTGCTGGTCGAGGCCGGCCTCCCTATCTCCACCGCCATCGGCTTCAGAGACAAGTACCTTGACTCATTGCATTCTATGGAGGATGACGCTGGTCGTATAGGACTGATCGAGGCCGTTACCCCGGATATATCCAACCCTGTTTGGGATGTAGGGACGTTACTGAATTTACTCCCATATGAGATAGAGGGTTGTACATTCGAATGTTATAAGCTAGAACATGCATGGTCTGTAACGTATAGAGATATAGATGAGATCCCTATATATTGGAGTAGCGAGAAACTTCTTGTAGACACATTGTTTTCGATGATGATGGAATTACTTAAACATAAGATTATATGAGCATAAAGCAAATAACAAAATTAAGGTACAAAACGAAAGATAAGCCTCCTATAGAAGGGGTTCCTCTTTTAGGATACAACAAAAAATATAGCTGCCCGTGGGAAGTAATGTACAGGAGAGGGGATAAGTACTACACCTGCATGAAGTATGATGCTGAATTTGAAACATATCCACCGGAAGAATATGAATATTTATATCCATGAAAATATGAAACAAGTAACAAGAATAAGATACAAAACAGAGGATAATCCGCCTATGGCTAATGTCCCTCTTATAGGATACAGCAAAAAATATGACTGTTGGGTAGCGTTAGTATACAGAAAAGGGGATAACTATTACACCAATATGGAGTGCGATGTTGAATATAAGACATCTCCTCCAGATGAGTACGAATACGTATATCCGTGAGAACTAGAAGGAATATATTTATATTTAAGCATGATTAATATTATTTTAATATTATTCATGCTTTTATTTTTGTTTAAATCGTATGTTTGTATCAACATTAAAAACCTGATTATTATGGATGAAAACAAACAAAAAGTCAATGAGCTAACGATGAGGACGCTGGGTTCTCATTATGGCGGATATACCTATGTAAAGGTAAAAAATCGTCAAACTTATGTAACGATAGATTGGAAGTTGTTGAGGGCTATAGAAAAAGGAGAGGTGGAGATAGACAACGAGAAATACCATCTATCCGGAATAGAGTACGTAGCTAAAAGATGTCAGGACATGTTTTACGTTGGTCGTGATATTTATTATTTCAAGGGTATGGGAGAAAGAGGAATAACCAATCTTCTTAGAAACGCTATAGATGATTTGCTAGATACCATAAGCAGCAGGGAGACTTATCGTAGCGCAGAGCACAGGGTGTACGCCCAAATGAATAAACTTACGGAAGCGGGAGCCATGATCAGCTTGGCTATAGAATTACTAACATCTAATATCCGTCATAGTTATGGAGAAATTAATTTTGAACGATATCCAAGACCTGTGGAGGTGGAGGGAGAAGATAAACATTGATGACTTTAGAGAGGAGCCTATGGCTGAGGATATGCCACTCTATTTCCCATGCGCTGTTATTTGGCATGTTGATTATGGGGAGCATGACGCTGATAATTATATATGTTATGGATTTGTTTATGTAGCAGAAATATTAGGGATATGAGTGTTAAGAGACAGATATTTATTAATAACAAAGGCATTGATGTGAAGATAGCTAATAATACGACATTTGATTTCGATTTCAATGTTGACAAGAATATTCTTGAAAAAATAAAAGCAAAGAAGGAGAGCAATAAACTAAATACAAAAGATTGGACGCTGTTCTCACTTGTGGTTTTGTTTATTTTTGCGATGGGAGTTGTAAGTGGATGGTTTATATTTAATTGATTAAATCATGGGTAATTTAAAAGACATACAAGATATAACCGGTCTTACGTCAGAAGCTATATTCAATATACGTAAACCTGTTGATTATATGTGCAGTGATATAGACAGTCATATAAAAGATATCAGAACACAATGTGATTATATTATGGATGGGGACGAGGAGGATGTTAAATATTATTCAAAATCAATCAAATCAGACGTAGATTCTTATTTCGAGGATATACGGTCAAAGGTCGAGAATCTCCGTGATTGGGGAGAGCAGTGGAAAGCATTGGCTAAAGACTTGTTTAATGAGTTGCTGGAAATAGATAGCGATAATACTATAGACAGCTATCTGTCTTATAAGGCATTGGAGAAGATTAAGGAACATTTAAAAAATCAATAGATATGAGCAAATTGCTATTTTTCGATTTAGAGACAACCGGTGTTAAGTTCTGGAGAAACGGGATACACCAAATAGGAGGGATCGTGGATATCGACGGGCAGGAGGTCGAGAGGTTCGACATCCGCCTAGCCCCGAACCCTGCCGCCACGATAGAGCAGGAGGCGCTGGACGTGGCTGGCGTTACCTTGGAGCAAGTGCAGTCGTATCAGCCTATGGAAGAAGGGTATAGGCAGTTAGTTGGTATATTATCCAAATACGTGAATAAGTTCGACAAGAGGGATAAAATGTATTTGGTGGGGTATAACAACGCCGGATTCGACAACAACTTCCTACGGGCTTTATTTACCCAATGTGGGGATAAGTATTTCGGATCATGGTTCTATCCTAACTGCATGGATGTATATGTTATGGTGACACCGTTCCTGATGGGCGTAAGAAACGATATGGAGAACTTTAAGTTGATGACCGTAGCCAGAACTATGGGTATTGAGATCGACGAGAATAAGCTTCATGACGCTACTTACGATATTGAGCTGACTAGGGATATTTTCTATCGTATAATCGGTAAAATGGATGTTAAGTTATGAGAAGTATCTTAGAGGCGATGCATGATTATCCGGATGAGGCTCTTGGGCTATTCTTCTTTTTGATAGTGGTCTTCTGGCTATTGTCAGGCATATTCGAGAAAAAAGATGGATGATAAACTCGATAAGATACTGGATCTCCTAAGATCTCAAAATGAAATGATCAAGGATATTCACGACTATGTGAAAGAAGTTACCAGCGAGAAGTATATAGGAGAATCTAGGATGACCAGCTTCTCTATTAACTTGGCCGCTGATATACTTACCGAAGCCATTAGCCCTAAGATAAAGGAGATGATGGTGAATTTATTAAGGGAACAGGGATGGAAAACTGAGTGAAATATGGGGACTTACGATAAGAAGGTAAATCAATTAAAGGATTTGATGAAAAGGAAATACAAATCCGTTTATGACAAATCCAAGGAAATAGATATAGATATAAGCTCGATGACATATCTTCCGAAGCCGGATGTATTCGATGTTATGTATGCTGAGCATATGTCCGTTATTCTTGATCGGGTTAATAAGATCATAGATGATAACAAGGATAAGCTTAAGAATCCGACTTGCGCTACTTGCGTACATCTACATGATCAGGAGTGGGCGAAAAGATACGGGAAAGTATGTTGCTCCGTTTGGCAAGTGTGCGACCATTATATAAACCCTAATAGAAAATATAATAGGGAGCAAAAGACTTATGCGAGACGGCCAAGCAATAAGGCTTGTCCTAATTATGAGTATGGTGATGATAATTTTGAAAACAGAAGAAGATGTATAGAAGAAAAGAATACCCAATAAAGAGCTATGTGCCGATGCGCACCAACAAGGATAGGACGTGTATCTGCTGTGGTGATACGATCCCAGCCGGCAGCAGCAGGATGATACCTAGACACGCTAAGGCAAATCACGGTCTATGTTTCCCGTGCTTCAGGAAATGGAGAGATACCGGAGGAGATCTTAAGCTTATGAACAACCCACGAGATGCGAAGAAAGAATATGTCATACATATGTCTAATATCCTGAAAGGGAATTGTGATATAATAAAAGGTCGAAAGCTTTACGTGGCTTTTAAAAAGGCGATAAACGGCGGAAAGAAGATCGTTATCAAATTTGACACTGATCAACCGATATCTATGTCAACAAGAGTCATGAATCCTTCATTCGGGGAGATTATGGATGAGTACGGCAAGGACATATTCCAAGGTAATCTCAAACTGGTAGATGTCCCAAAAGGAGTTAAAGACTTGATAGTTAACTATATAGAAAAATATCGTAAATTATGAATATAAAAACATTTATATACATGATCCTGACATTCAGGAGAGTAGATCCTATACCTAAGAATATAGGTCTTATGTTAAGTACAACGTTCTGGATATCTATAGTATGGATAATATCCAACTTTACCATATTGATAATGAGATTAACAAAGTAGACGAAATGAAAGAAGGTGATGTGATATACAAGAATGGCGTGGAGCTGCTTGTAGTATTAAGCTACGACCATAATGAGCCATGTAAGGGTTGCTTCTTCTACGAGGATAAGGCGTGCGTATCAGAAAGACTGATAAAATGCTGGGATTGCAAAAAGGAATATATATTCACGGCTATACGTAAATATAATACGACTGAACTGTGCGGAATAGTAAAAAGATATGAGGAGACGTATAAGATAATACTTAAAACAATCAAGAAGATTGAGAAAGAATGTCAAAAATATGTTATCTGGGATACTGTGCATGTGATGTTGAAAGATGATGGAGAGCTTATTATAAAAGCCTTATCCAAGGATAAGTCCGTGCTTTTAAATGATTTCATTATATACATCAACAATAATGGGAGTATAGACGAAGAGGACTATGATCTATTATTAACTAAATAATTGATAGTACAAATGGACAAATCAAACAAAATAGAGAATCTAGCAAACAAGTATGTTGAAAGGCATATAAGAGATAGACATCTAAGCGATGATACGATAAAAGAAATAAAAATAGCTTATATTATGATTATAAAAGATTTTATAGCTATTGTCGATAAATCTACATCAATGAATGAAGATGATATAATATACGTCGTTAACAACATATCATCAATATTATATGAACCTGTAGAAATCTCTAATACCGATAAAAAAATATTGGAGATAGGGATAGCGCTAGGCCTAAAGAGCGCCATATCATGTATATTTGGTTCATTATTAAAAGATGACTGCAATATAAAAGATGAGATAATTGATATATCTAAACATATAAAAGAAAAATTAATATCAGATAATCATGGATAATAAACAACTTTATAAAATAACGTTGACAAGGGAACAGCTAATGCTGATATCCCAATGCGTGGAAGACATCAGTAGATTCGCCGCTGGCGACATAGACCTACAACATACGACAGATACGTTGATAAATGATATGGATGGAGCGGAAACGCTGGGGATAAGAAGCTTTATAATCAATAACTCACGAGCGATAAGAAGAAGACTGTTCCCTGATCTTGGGGATTATGAGCATATAGGATATGATGGGGGTAGTAAGGATAAGATAAATAGGAAGAGACTTATCGGTAACACCTACCAGATATATAGGTCGATATTACATCAGTTGGCCATTGACGAGAACTGGAATAACGTGTATAGTAATATCACGTTGCCTTCAGGTGATATGGGAACAATTAAAGTGGAGAGGGTTGATGATGAACGGGAAAGTAAGGGCGTTTAACGGGGATATGGGTATGGCGATGTCCGTATTCAAGGATATGGTAGGGAAGGTAAGATTTGTTTTTGCCGACCCTCCTTATAAGATAACCCAGGCAAGATACGACAAGAAGGGATTTGATTATAAGGCGATGTGGGAGGTAATCCAAAAAATGCTGTGTCCGTACGGGGTGGTAGCCGTCACCTGTTCACTCACGGCGGCGGTCGAGATCATGAGGGTCGCCCCAGCGGGATGGTACCGGTACGACCTTGTTTGGCATAAGACTACCCCTACCGGTTTTCTTAACGCCAAGAAATATCCATTAAGAAATCATGAGTTGATACTTATCTTCTCACCTATGCCACTTGGGAAGCATACATATAATCCCCAAAAGACTTATGGTCATGTCAGGAAAGTATCCAAGGCCTCCAGTAAAGTGGGATGCAAGGAAACGGAATTATATGGCAAAGCCGGTCTCACTACATACGATAGCACGGAGAGATACCAGCTATCGGTCATGACATTTAAGACAGACAGGCAAAAATCAGCCATCCATCCCAACCAGAAGCCGGTGGAGTTACTAAGATACTTGATACGAACATACACGAATCCGGGAGATGCGGTAATGGATCCGGTAGCCGGGAGCGGAACGACAGGGATAGCGGCTTACGAGGAGGGAAGGGACTCCCTGCTTGTGGAGATAGACCGTCAATTCTTTGATGAGATGATAAACAGATTTAATAACAATAACATTAAAATAGATAGAATATGAATAAGATTGAAGAACTGGAAAATAAGTTGAAGGAAGAAAAAAACAAGATGCAGGCTAATCTAAAAGAGAACTATAAATGGGTCGTTGGGAAATACGTCAAATTCGATGAATATTCTATAATGAGAATAGATAATCTACGTTATATTCCTATAAATACCGTAGAAGATTATTATAAAAATGAGCTAGATCCAAATGAAGCTATTTACGTAGATGGCCCTGTGGCTCATTATAATGTAGAGGACAATTATTATTCTTTGGCAAAACATAAAAACATACAGATAAAGATAAGAAATATAATAGAGCCTGATGGTGAATTTGAGAATCTGGTAGAACGGTTGTTTAATGAGGCAAAAAAGAACTTACTATGAGCTTGTTTGTATGCGCTAAATGCGGCTGTATCGATAATACCGCTACGTCTAGTTACTGGATGTTGACAAACGAGTATATGGTGGACAAATTCGAGTATGCCAAGGAGCTACAGCCGTACAAGGGCATGGGGCTGTGCAGCGAATGCGGGAGGCTGGCTACCAGCCCTGACGGCCGTGATGTCGTGGTACCCGGTAAATGGCACGGGAAGTTCCCGAAGGAGAAAGCTACCGAAGAGCAGTTAAAGAAAATAGGATATAAAAATTTGATAAGATGAATAAGACGAATAAGGTAAGAAAGGGAGAAGTTAGAATATACGGAGGAAAGACATACGTGGCTATTCCGGAGATAAAAGAAGATCATTGTGCAGGATGTTGTTTTTATAACGAGGGATGTTGTTCAATACGTGACTTTGATCATATCGATTTCCCTGATTGCCATAATAGCGGTATGATCTGGATGCAAAAAGAAATTAATATGAGCGATATCAAAGAAAAGGCTATCAAATTAGCCATAGATGCCATGAAGCCCATACCGATATGCTCATCACCATGCTACAGTATAAGTGATAACAGATCGCCGGAGGAAAAGCATGAGGAGGAGATGAGGTTTTGTAAGGATCTTAACGACCTTAGATGTGAGATGCTTATTGACATGGCCAAGAAAATAGAGGAGTATTTATTATAAGAGGTGATATGAGAAAAATAATAGGAATAGATTTCGATGGGACACTGATTGAAACATTGTCAGGAGATACATTCCCTAAAGGTATATGGGATATGAAAATCAAACTCTACGTATTTGAGGCTATCAAAAATTACGCTCCTGATGATATACTAATCATATCAAATCAGGGAGGTATAGAAAAAGGCTTCGTAGACAAAGAGATGTTTGAATATAAATTCGATTATATATCAAGCGCATTGGAGGATTATACCAATATATCCGTATACAACTTTTATTGCGACAACAATGATAAAGATAACATCAATAGGAAACCAAATACGGGGATGATAGACCAGTATATGGATTATATCAAATTCATAAATGATAATGTAGATGAGGAAAATAAGATCATATACGATACTATCATGATGATCGGGGACGCTTCCGGAAAAGAAGGGCAGTTCTCCGACTCCGATAAGAAGACGGCGGAAAACTTCGGGTGTGAGTATATGGATGTGGATGATTTTGTGTATAAATATAATAACCGATAACGAAAATAAGAAGGATAGGATGATAATCGCCTATCCTTCTCTTATTATGTAAATCCATTTTTGGATTACATTAATTATCAATGGTATAACTATTTATTTATACTCATCTTTCTTTCCTTGTTATCAAACATTCCACGCAAAATGCAGTTATCGTATATACAATTGTTGATCTTCCCTCAGTAGGGTTTTTACCATTTTGGGTAAAAACTTTATAATCAATATCTTTAGTGAACCTATTATCGCCAGTAAGCGCTCTAATAGCCTTGCCTTTATCAGAATAATCGCAGTGAGGGGCATCATATCGTGAACCGACCATATTTCTCAAAAACGCTCCTTTTTTTTCTTGACAATTCTTCCAGTTTAACAAATCCCTTTAATGTTATCATAACAGTCACGGCCTTAGCCTCCCAATATTCATCACCAGGATCAGATCCATATGTAACTAATCCAGAATTACGAGCGGACTGATATGCCTCTATCCTACCTCTCTCATTCCTAAAAACATATTTTAATTCCTGTAATAACGGATACATGTTCTTAATCCCGATATAATAGCCAAATTGCTCAAAATATTTTGATGATTCACGGATAAGGACACCTTCTCTTGGAATAGACCTTTTAAACATATCAATTACCGGTTCATTCTCCTTTATCGTATCTATAGCCGTATTTAATTCGGCTTGGACAATCTTCTTTTCCTCCTCGACCTTGTTCTTGGCTTCTAGTGCCAACATAGCTTCCTTCTCGGCCTTAACCTTGGCCTCATACTCATCAGCCCATGCCCTTGCGGCTTCCGCTGGATTGGAAAAGTCGGGAATACGCAAATGACTTACTTGATCATTATTCGACTTTTCCAACTTCTTTAATTCTTTTTCTTTCTCGATAAAATACCTTCTAGCTTTCTTCCCTTTATCATTATTCTCTACCATACATAGCTCTTTGGCCATATCCATCAATAGCAGGTAATCAGTCTTTGCAACTACCTGAGTATCAGACTCACCAAAATGGGGGAGTCTGTCATTCAGTAAGTTACCTAAATAATCATATTTTATCAATACAAAGTCCTGATTTTCAATAAAACCGTATTTTGATATACGATCTTTTATCCATGATGTAAAATCTCTTCTTATTTGAAGAAACGCATGAAGAAGCCTGGCGTCTACAACCTTATGATTATTATTATCTACTACCGGTATTAATGTATTTAAATCCATTTCGTTGGATTCGGACGTCAAAATTCCATTACTATTGTTCGTGGAATCATGAAAAAGATCTACATTTGTATTCATAAAATAATTACCTATTCCCATCCGTCCGGGATGGATAGATGGGAATACAAAAATAGCCAATCAAATTGTCTTAAACAATTGACCGGCTATTTTTTTTGTCATACCATATCAGTTATCTTCCCCTGTCAAAATACCAATTAGCGTCCTCTCCGGACTCATCCTTATTCCTACCACCTAGAAAGAATCCCATCGTCATGCCGTTGGTCATCAACCAGTAGTCGAATATCTGCTTAATATCCCTAGCCGTCTTGATATTATACCATTGCTTACCAAACGAGAACTTCATGAGCTGCCTCCATAGTTTGCTCTCGCCCTTATATACGCCGGTCTGGACAGTAGCGAACGGATCCCAGTTTCGAGGATCGGTGAGGTCGCCTAACTTCCGGGCGGTGACCAGCGGATCCTGTAGCATGTCTATGGCGTTAAGCTCCATGAACGGGGATGTCTGGGAGGCGATCTCATTGATCGTCCTGAACCCGATGTAGGTAATGAACTGCCCGAACCAGCTATCCTCATTATCCTCCCTATATCCCATCAAAGCCCGTCCTATGGCCATCATCGTAGCGAATACCGCCATATTGATAATCGATCTCTTGATATTGATCTGCTCGTAGGGGGTAAGCTTATCATACTCTTCCTTAAGCACGTCATATGCCTCCCCCATCCTACCCTCGGACATCGAGCCATAGACATTTCCGGCCAATCTCCATAATGTTCTCATATATCCTTCCTCGAACTGGTTGGTCTGGAAATTGAAACCAGATTTCTTATACGCCCGCTGCACGGCCAATATAAACCATCCACGATGAGGCAGCACCATATTAAGGATAGCGTTCCGGCTAGCCCCCACCCGGTTCTGCTCGTTCAAGGCACCGTCGCAGATCTGCACCATGCTCCTGACCCTACTGGACAAGGTGGGTATATATCGGTCTATAATATCCTTGTTAGCCTCGTTCTTAGCCACGATCTTTCCGTCCTTGACATCTACCATGTTCCACATAGAATAATCCCTTAAACGCTCCCAATCGCGTTTAGCCTCGTTAGCGGACATATTTCTGTCTTTCATCATCATCTCCTTGAAATTGGAGTATGACCAGAACTGACCCTCGTATAGGCGGGTATCATCCATGACCGAGATAATGACCTGCGGATCCAACGGGGAGTTAAGAACCTCCATCATCTTAAACGGCAGGTCCCGGAATAAGGTTCTCCAGATTTTGTTATACGCTGCCGATCGTACACGGTTACGGACATTGAACACGCCTAGAGCCTCTCCAACGACATATAGCTTGTTGGTGCGGTTTATATCCCCGATCTCCGACACGTACGTACTTAACTGCTTCTGGGCTTCCCCATAGGCGTATTTCATGGAGTCCTTGCTTATATACTGCCCTACCATACCCTCCAAAAGGAAGTTGGCCTGCCCTGTAAGGGCGCCGGTAGCCGCGACGAACGGGGAGAAGCCTAGGTTGGATTTGGATACGAACTTAGTAAACATAAGAGCCAGCTTATTAAGATCGACCTTATAATTGCCTATATTCCATTCTGCTCGCTTATTGTTTATCCTGACATCATAGATGCTGGCGTTAACCCAATCTTGAAACATCCTATAGGCATGCGTTGCCTCCGGGTTCTTACCGCCGTCGTATTGTGTCTCCAGCATCATGTTCCTGTATCCCATGACATCATCCAAAGCCGCTCTCTTATGCTTGTAAGCGGCTGCTTGTAAGGATAACATGGAATAGGAGTAGGCAAAGTCATGGGATACGTCATCGGCGTTCTCCAACTTACTGAGATAGTATTTAGGAATCATCCTATACCGATTATCATTCTCATCAAGCCCTCCAAGGTCTTGTCCTTGACCATGTATAGGGTCATCCACCCTCTCGCCAACAATATCACGTACGGCGTTGCCGATGGCCGCCTTCGGGTCAACCCCGGCCTGCACCATCCTCTCCACGCCGCCCTTGGATATTTGTGGTATCTGGTAGATGTTCCTGAACCGCTCGTCATAATCCTCCATAGCCTTACGGCTTATATTAAGCAGCTCCTTCCTCATCTCCCACTTATCCTTATTGATCGTAGCTTCCTCCCCCTCGTTGGTAATACCGTATTTCTTGAAGAAAGCCTCGTTCTTGTACTTATCGAACCTAGGCGTATGATATCCATAACCCAGATCGAGATTATAATTAGGATTACGGAAAGAACTCTCGGCGTCAGCCTCATCAAGCCACTGGTTATTGATCGTCAGATCGATCATATTAATATCAAACCCGAAACGGGATACGCTCTCTTCCTTAGATATACCATTTTCTATGGCATCAAAGAACTCGGATACCTTATACGTACCGTTATTTATCTTCCTAACGAAATCAGAATATCCCTTGGGAGAGTATCTCCTCATATAAGGATACAGCCGGGTCCTGGCGTACTCGACAAGGATCTTATCAGTCTTACCCATCGCTATGTCGTTAGCTAGCTTATTATTGAAGTCAGGACCGTATTTCCTTCTCAAAAACGATACCTCCACGGTTGTCCATGACGGGTTTTTCCGAGATAACTTGGCGGCCATCCTATCCACCTGACTCCGGGAGCGGGCAGACATATGTTCCTTGGCGAATTTAATCTCATCCATACCCTTGTCGTATGCCATGGCATCCCTTAAAGCGTTACGGTAAGAATCCGTGACTCCACTCTCCACCGTATCAGGCATATCCATCTCAATAGCCTCAGCGGAAGCGGCGGCGTTAATAACGCTCTTAGCCTCAGCCAGACGATCATATAACTCGTTTATCTTTCTTAATGAGGCGGATCCACGTAACCTATCGAAATCATATTCCCCGTATCTCGTGCTATCCCGGTACTGGATAAGCAAAGGCCTTAGCTGGTCATTGATCTCGTTTATTGTCGCCATCGCCTCCTCTACCTTCTCTATCCTTGATGATGATACAGATTGCTCCGTGATCTTATCAACAAGATTCTCGTAATAATCACCCTCCTCGGATCCCCACATATCCTTAGAGAAACCAAGATGACCGCCAGCTAGCAGGAACTCAAACGCAGCCTTGCCGCCCTCGGACCGCTCTATCCCACGAAGTATCTCCTTGAACTCGGCGGAAGCCTTACGACCCTCGTTGGTATTCCCGAACTCCTCGGCCCACGCCTCGTCCCATGCCTTGATCTCCTCGGACATCATCAGAGCCTCGGATCCCGCTTCCTTTGGTGTCCCGTCGGAATACCACTCGCTCTTGGCTATAGCCCTATCACGAAGGATATCCAGATAAGATCTCCATGCTATAGGATCGGATTGGAATGCCGACCAATCCACTTTCCTGTCTTTCACGAATTTATCCATAGCCACATATCTACTCCTGCGGATACGGGACATGAAATCGGATGTAGCTTGTGATACCCTGCGACCCAGCCTTTCCTCTACCTTCTTGTTCACATTCTCGATCTTATCGTAATAAGCCTGCACCATAGGTTTCTCACGATTCTCATCCAACCACCTATTTATCGCATCGAGATATCGTTGCTGATCTTCGAACGTCATGTCCGAGATATCGAAATTCTGGATGGTAGGCTTGAATATATGATATACCTCCTTAGCGATAGGCTTATCCCCGTCATATCCTACTATGTCGTCACGGGTCTTCACCTTAAGGCCTCTATCGGATAGAAGAAGGTCGATAAGTTGTTTCTCGGTCTTACCCGTAACATTCTTAAGATCATATATATCGATAATAGCCTTAGCCTGCTCGGTCCTGAGCAGTAAATCGTATTTGGCGAAATCACGGGACGAATCAAGGTAATCAGAGTTCTTACCGTTTATCTTCTGTATAAGATCCTCATTATCCTTTATCCCCCATCCACGCTCTTTCATCATCTTCGTCATCTTATTGATATTAGCCACGCCCTCAACATGAGCGTCGTCATAAGCCTTGGCAAGACGTTGCCCTAACATGCCTAAGATAGCGTTCCCGCTATGTTCTAACGTCCCGAAAAACCGGGACATGACATTGATATCCTTATGGATGTTATTTATCAACTTCTTTATCCCATTCCAATATCTTTCCGGGATATTAAACATCCGGAGCTGTCCATCCAGCCAATCCTCGTTACGATCGCTACGAAGGGCGTTTATATCAGACATAGATGTCTCAGCCATCCGCAATATATCATCCATATCCTCTACCATGCCAACCTTGTTGTTGCCATAATAATCCGCCGCCTGATTATTGACGAATCCACGAAGATTCCTGATTAACGGTACTATCTCCCCATATACGTTATCGATAACCTGTATCGTCTCATAATCCAATCCCTTGTCGCTTTTACGCAAGCTACTGGCAACAGTGACCAAATACTCCACCTCAGCCTTGGCGGTCGCTATGACACTCTTGGTGGATAACAGGTTGTTGTTTTTATTAAGCTCACCCCCGACTTGTCTCACCTTCTCGCCTATATCACGAAGAAGGGAGATACTCTCACCGATCCTCTGGCTTTGGCTTGATCTCATCCTCTGCAATCTGGTGTATAGCCTTTCCAATGACCTACCGTTCTTGATCAACTTATTAGCCACGTCAACGTCCGATAACGAGTACATGAGATGATCGCTATCCTTTAGCAGAAGCACGTCAAAGACGCTTGGATCATCAGCTAACGCCGACTCCTTTATCCTGTCAAGTACCTTATTTAAATCCGATCTTTGGCTGGAGAAGAAATTACGTATAGCTCGTACCATCCTGCCAAACAAGGAGAGCTGGTCGTCCTCGGACGAGGTCAGATCCTCTACCGCCTGTTCCATGCCCGGCACGAACCGCTGGGCCAACGTCTTACCTAGGATCTCCCGCTTCACCATCCGATCCAGCTCCTCTCCTTGGTATTCCTTCCCATACACCTCATAGTAACGACCAGCGAACTGATTCCATAACGACGTGCCGACAACAGAATCCAGCACCTCGTCAATCTCCTGTTGGTTACGATAAGTATCGACCAAGAAATGAGCCACCTCCTCATTGAGATCCTCTACCGTAGCCCCCTCAGCCAAGGCGATAACCCCATTGGCCATGTCAGATAAGGCCCTAGCCGAAGGATCCACGCCATTACGCATCTTATACTTATCCATATACTCAGACATACCCATCACACGGATACCTAACGTGGATAAGATATTGGTGATATCAGTCCTATTCTGGAGATCCTCCGCCTTCTCGTTCTCGATAACCCCACGGACATTGCTTCCGTACAAAGCGTTATCCTCCATCATCAACGACAAGGCTAGCTCCATGAATCCATCATACTTATTATTAAGCTCCTCAAACTTACCTTGCCTTAACATACCCTTGATCTCCGATCTGCTTACCGTAACCTTCTCCCCGGACGTAGTGATAAGATCAAGATCATTACTTACCTCCGTATCAAAACCTATAGAACCCAATACGTTCATTTCGGAGGACTGACTTCCAAATCTATTTTTAAGGCTAGAGAAGGCATCCATAGCGTTATAGATCTTAAGACCATCAGAATTGCCGGCTCCAGTAAGATAATATCTATCCCCTAGCCTTATACGTTCCCCACTCAACATACCTTTCTTGATAAGGTAATTAACAAACCCTCCACGAGTGCTTACATCTGAGTTTGAGCTAATACCAAGGACCGGGATGAATGACCCACTGTTATTAAGGGTTATGGAGGAAGAGCCAAAGGAGATATCAGCCGTACCGGACGGGACGTCGCTCTCCTCGACACTGCCGGCCAAGAACCCGGCCTCGACCCGCCCACCGGACGATCCTTTTATGGCGTTGGCGTAAGATTCGTGTATCTTGCCGTCATCCGATCTAAAGAACAGGCGAGGCTCACCGGAATCATATACCAATCTTGAAGATGGAGGAGTATAATTCTCAATATTATTTAACGGCAAGACATTGCCAGAAAATATGATCTCCCCGTCTATACTTCCGCCTTTCACCCTAATATTAGGTCGTTGCCCGGTAAAAGCGCTTTCCACGGCCTTCCATAACATATGGGCTGTCTCCTTAATGTCTATATTCTCCCTGATAGCCCTTATATCATCCCATGACGCCTCTTTCAGTATCGTGTCGCCAATATTATCCTCATTTATGGAATCCAAATCCACCTCCTGTACCGTGGATGTATCTACCACCGCCATATCACTGACCTCACCTACCTCTCCGGAGGTAAGATAAGCCACGACATTGTCGCTATTCCCAAGGCTTCTGGCCAACGCCGGGGCGTCCATATCACTTATGGCAGACAAGACCTTGGCTGACATAAGTTGTCCCCACTCGCTAGCGTTAAGTCTGGCACTTATGGATCTGGCGGCCTCCTTATTCCTTGGTACGGACTTCGTCCAGTCACCGAACTTAGACCTAAACTTATCGTTATAAATAGTCATATAAGCTTCAGCGGCCTTATTAAGGTCACTTACGGCGGCTATACCCGCTATCTTATCGAACAAGGTAGATACCTCGCCGGAAGGGGTCAAGACACGGGTTATCTTACCCTCCTTATTCCTTTTAATTACGCAACTCGACATAACTTCATGTTTTTGACAAAGATAAACAAAAAGCCCCCACAAATAAGCGGAGGCTGATATTCTTGTGTTCCTTATATAATTTATGGCTTAATCCGTATTCTTACTATTGATGAACTCGCTAACACAATCACCAGCGAAGCCGGCTATATACGCTGCGTGTTCATCCTCTCCAACCTTAAAACCAAGAGACATATTGCAAAACTGACATACGCTCATTGCTATATGGAATGACTCGTGACATATATTTCTCATTATTAAATCATCGTCGCTCGAAAAATTCCAAAGTATGGCGAATTTATCGTCATCATCCCTATCCCTTACCAAATTTGCGAAAGACGCCTCCTTGTCCATATCATCCTCATCTCCCCATTTCCCCTCGTGTTCAGGCTCCATATTTTCGAAACGATCACACAATGTCTTATAATCCAACCCAACCGTGATAATCAACTTCAACGGATATATCACGAAATCAAACTCCATCTCTCTCATAATTTCTTTAATTTTTCTATAACCTCAAAACACATCTTACACTCAATCCTACGATACAACTGCCTTACGCCATCTATCGTAGTCCAATAACGACCACCCTCACGGTGTAGGAACTCGCTCATAACCTTAGTGTCAGCCACATCATGTAGGTCGTATGAGTCAAAACATAACTTACATATATCGTCAAGATCAAAATAAGTAACCTTATTATACGATATACAACTGATTTGTCTCCCATCAGGAAATCTGAACATCGAAAACATCTATCTTATCCATATTAAAAAATAGAGGGATGCCGATCCCATCACAGACCGGTATCCCTTATAATAAATTAGCGACGAAAAGCATGGTGATGGACATGCGCCACAAATGTAATTACAAATTTTGTAAAAACAAAACCATGAATCAAAAACCTATCGGCATTGTTATGAAATCAGCTGGATCATCTATAACTTGCATAGTTCCTCTGTACTGGATACGAGTCCCTTTGTATGCCCAAGATCCTCCATCTGAGAAAAAAGCGACTCCGTTGTAAAGGCTCGCTCCATAACCAGACCGAGTAACTCCCTGCCAGCGTCCATTTGAACCGTCAATATATCCAAAGTCACAATAATGAAAGTTACTAGAAAATATATCAATGACTTTAGGAATCATATCGCCATGCTCCCCCCATACTACTTTATATATACCTCCACTTTCTTTATACATTCCTGAATACACTACACGATAATCAACAGTAGGAGGTTTATATGGGTTAAACCCATCATATATATATACATCTTCACCATAAAATCCTATTCCTCCCATAAACTCACTCTTCCCTCCATAAAAATCTTCTATGCCCAAGAAACTGATTTGGGTGGAAGTTTTTCCGTCATTATTCCCTAGCGAGGATGTGGTACCAATAATTCTATCAAACGAGTCTTCTCCAGTCCCAAAACGATCCATCCCTTGAGGGTTTCTATCAGCGTATTTTGCGTAGAATAAATGAGCTATCTTGCAATGTGTCTCATAATCAATAATATCAAATCCTGCACCTAACGCCGTAGCGTAATCATGAAATAAACGTGATTCTAAATTTCCCGTAGAATATTCATCTCCTGTTTTGCGACTCCACAATTTACTATTGACAACAACCGCCTCTGTTACGCCTACCAAACATCTCCTGAATAGCCCCTTATTTCCCCATTTGGTGATATTGTCATCGACATCGTTATGGGTTAATGTAATATAATTGATAATATCATAATTATTATCATGTTTGAATCCAGTATAGCTATACCTATAACTAGGTATATCTGTCATCCACTGACCCATGGTACCGTCAAGCTTGGCTTGGGTCTTACCGTCATGGAACAATTCCGAATTATTTTCATCCAGATAGCATATGGCGACCCCAGCGTCCGTTTTCTTAACCAGGCACCTTCGTCCCTTAATCCATGAGCTATCGCCACAAGAATCTATAACAGAAATCTGTTTTTTGTCATCTATCCTAAATCTAGCCACTCCACGCATACCGGTATCAAAGCATTGGCACGGCGCATCACCTTTCAACACCCCATACACCCGATTGTCGCTAGTCAACCATCGTTTGCCATCGCTTGTCACATAGGCTTGCCTGCATCCCTCCTGATTCACTGTAAGTATCTTCTTAGTACCTTTTGGAGCTGTTATCTCCAGCTCAAGAGTCCGATCAAGACCGTTGTTCATCACCGAGCCAAAGGAAACGGAGGCGTTTCCGGCCCCGGACCCCGGACTGACGGTCAGAGGCTGGTCCGTTACCTCGCCTACCCCGTCCTTCCAATTAACATTCAAATCACTCATAATTATATCCTTTAGTTATCTTCTACTCACAAAGATAATAAAACAAGAGAACCCCAACCGGCTTAAGTCGATCGGGGTCTGAGTAAGCGAAAAGAAACTGATTATCGTCCCATCATTCTCAATACGGTTCTAACCGCAGCTTGCGCCCATGTCCAGCTGTCATTAGATGTTACGTTAACCGTCTGTTGAGTACCATTTACATCCAAGTTAATAGTCTCCTTGTCAAGCTCGATGGTAGAGTCTCCAGCGGCTTGCGTTACCGTCACGTTGACTGTCTGGCCACCAGCGGCAGTTACCTTCAATGTAGCTGTCAGTTCCTCGATCGTGACGTTGGCCGGTACGTTCGAGATCGTGATGCTCCAAACGAACTCGCCAGCGGCTCCGGGATCGTCGGCGATAACCGCTCCGTTAGCCGTAGTCTTCCCAGCCGCCGTGTAGTTAGCCGGGAGCTGTAACGTAAGCCCGTTCTCCTCAGCCGGCGTGACCGCGAACGTAAGCTTAGTACTGTTAGACTTACCGGTGATGGTAACATTACCGCCTGTCTTTTGTACGGAAGCGTTAGGGCTGTCTGATCTTACCACCTCAGCAGCCGCTGCCTGATTAACTACCAACGCCTTCTTAGCCCCGCCGCTCGTGGCGACCGTAAAGTTGATAGTGCGTTGAATACGACCGGTGTGTTTCTCACCGGAGAAATTAACCGCCTGATCTCCTGATCCTGATACAGGGTCGACGGTTACGAAACCGAATTTTTGTGATGCCATACTTAAATATATTTACAAATGTCATTTTATTATGCCAAAAATAACTTGTATCATATCACAAGCCAAATATAGGGGGGGTAGATACGACTAGCCCTGTACAACCTCAACATACAACCCTACTAAGTCCTTTAGATTATGACTAAGAGGAGTTCCGCTATCCCTAGTACACTTATATACATCAGCGTTCTGGATGTAATATTTATCCTTGAATATCTCCATTGGAGGGAAATACGGGATAGGATCCCCTATGGTCCCGGCATGCTCCTTATCAATGACCTTGTATAAGGAAGCCGTATTTAGTCCGGGTTCCCATTCCTTTGATAATGTATGTTGTTGAATAACCTCATAAAGGATATCCGTATCGTCCTTCACCACCCTGAGACAGAATCCGGCATCCACCGACAACCCGAACTCCGCCCCTTCTTGTCCCCATATAGGGAATAGAACCTTAATATCCAATTTCTCGTTAGAAGATAAAGATATGGTCTTATTATTAACTACCATCCTAGAGAATTTGACAGCTACTTTCTGGGGATCAGAAGCGTCCTTCTCCTTCGCCTGTTGCTGGATGTACGCCGTGGTAACACTTACCTTGTCTGGATAGCCGGACTGAGCGTCAATAGCCCTCACCTGCTCTACGGTAGTGGCTAAGCTTACTTCCCTCTGTTTGGCTCCTAACGCCGACATCAGATCATTATCATACTTATCCATCATCCCGATCAAGATCTTGCCTTCCGTCATATCGAACTCCAGACCTATGATCGTTATCTTACCAGCTATAGCCCCATCAGCCAAAGCGTTACGCCTATCATATTCAGGGATATAGATATTTTGGTCATCCAAGAAAAACTCATGAAGATTCTCATTCTCATAAGTCCTGATCTCCTCATACTTAGCCGATTTCTCCTCATTAAGAAGCCTTGAGTCATCCAATTTAGCCTCGATAATCTCCTTAACCGTAGCTTTAGGATTAGCCTCCTTGAACGCCAATTGCTCCTCCCCAAGCTCTATCCATGGGGCGGGATTCCCGTTAATGTAATCATCATAACTATAGCCCTTGGCGTAATTATTATCAAGCGGATCGTCCTGAACTAATTGATTGGGATATATTTCCCTGTTTATATATACGTAGCTCATGTCTTATATCATTAATCTTGTTCTTTAACGGCGATACTATACTTATCTGAAGCGTAACACCAGATATTTATCTCGAAAGGCTTGTTAGCCGTAGTGGTTATAGAAGTACCACTCATGCTTACATAAGCCCCGGAGTTGGGTATAGCCTGCGTGAAGGCCGCCGACGGGACGCACCTGATCATCAGCTCCTCCCCTATCTGCATCCCTGACTGCACGGATAGGGTGGTAGCGGCTGATAACGTAGCCGTGATACTTCTCTTGCTAATAGGCAGGTTAGCTAATGTCGTGACCGTATTAACCCCTATAAGCCTGTTCATGGTCTTCTTATCGGCGGCCGCCATCAACCCGTTAGTAGACTCATTGGCTACGGCGTATGTCGTGTTAGGAGGTGTAGCCCAAGTGCCATCTCCACGCATGAAACTGGATGTACTGCCATTAAGCTGTCTCAACAAGCCGTTAGCTGTAGTAGAGGCCAATCCGTATGTGGTATTGGTAGGTACGACCCATGTCCCGTCACCACGAAGAAAGGACGTCTGCTTACCAGCGGCCGGAGCGGGTACCAATCCCGCCGATCCTGCGGCTGAGGACGTTGCTCCTCCCATGTTACTATATGTGGTGTTAGGAGGAGTTTGCCATGTCCCATCACCACGAAGATACTTGGCTTGCGCTCCGGCGGCAGGTGCGGGGACCAAACCTGCCTTTCCCGCCGCTGAGGCAGAAGCGGCTCCCATATTGGTGTATGTCGTGTTGGTATCCGTCCACGGAACGTTAACGTAAGCGTTGCCGGACGAATCCAGTTGCACCTTATAGTTCTTCCCGGAAGTCGTATATCCTACCTTAATACCGCCAAGAACGGTAGCGGAGGACGTGGGAGGGGTGAAGGTACTTGGTTTGCCCGTAACCCCGGACCAAGGCACGGAGGAAGCCTGACTGGCCGTGTAAGGCTCATACCCATCCTCACTGCTTAATTTAGACTCGTCTTTTATCAGATACATCTTACCTGTAGACGTGACCTTTACCGTATCACCGCTTTGAGCCGTAGCGGTGGTAAGGGCGAATCTAGCCGTATCATCAGCTACCACGACCAATCTCTCCAAAGCCGCCTTAGGTAACCTATCTATGCTGATGGTTCCGGATGCGATCTTAGAGGCATCAAAATTGGCCAATGTCGTGGAGATAGTTACGTTGCCTCCGAAGTCCGATGAGACACTACCAGTAACAGCCCCGGACAGCGCTATGGTCCTAGCCGCCCGTAATTTAGTGGCGGTAGGGGCATTATCCGTCTTAAGAGCATATTTGGTAAGATCAATATCATTAGCCTTATCCAGAAGCTGCTCTATCTGATCACCATTGTATTTACCTTGAAAATCTGCCATATTACACTTATTTTTTGCTCAAATATAGCTATATACATACACACCAAGAAATATAGGGGGGGGTAGATGCGGGCAGGCGTTAGAAGCTGCCGTCCCCGTGCAGGAATCCGCTACGGAATATAATAGCCTTGTCTTTAAGTTTCTGGACAGACTCCCATTCCCATTCACCCTCATAAGGCTTAATGACATACTTATTCCCCCATGTCTTGAACTTTCTCTCTATGACAAACATCTCCGGGTCATTAAGGACATGGAAGATACTTCCGACAGGGAAATACTTATCAGTTCTCAATATAACTCGATGATGTCTCTCGTCATATTCAGGATCGCCTACGATACGTGCCTTATAAAACTGGAAATCATTCAACGTCTGATCCACTGGCTCTATCCAATAATACCCCTTACCCATTGCAGTTTGTATTTAATTATCTATATTTGCGGTGTAGTAGTAACTCATAATGTTTTAAGTGATTTTCAACCAAAGGGGAAGGGTGTCCGTGAGGATGCTTTTTTTCATTCCCGCCCACCCTACCATGACAAAAAGATCTACCTCGAACAAATGTAATCATAATAAAGATACGGTCAAAAAGAAACCCTATCGGTATTCTATTGCCGACAGGGTTCTCCAACGTTGTATCAAACTAAATCATATCACTCCATTTGATTGTGTCACCGACGAAGCACCGCACCGCCAGATACCTTACGAACGCCGTCCCTTCCGGGGCGTCAGGGTCTTCCAGATAAGCCAAGACAGCCTTGACTATTTTCTGGTCGCAATCCAATACCTTAGGAAAGTAGTCGCTATAGAACATAGCGAACAGGTATTGGATATCTCCCCAAGTGGCGTTATCAGGTTTCTTAGCCCCGCATTTATCGAACATCTGCTTAGCGTCCTCCATCGTCCATCTTCTCTTGGACCCGTCGGCATTAAGCATCTTGTCAGCGGCTTCCCTAGCCAGCTCCTTGGAAAAGTGATATCCATGGGTGTCTATATACCGCTTATAATCCGGGTCATCGGCGTCTGCTCCTCAGTAGTAACGACTCCTGCGTCCCCTGCGCATATACGGTTCGGTACCTTCGTACTCGTCACGGATGCCACGCTCACCGAACCATCCCCTGCGATACATCTCGTCCTCACGTTCATGGAGTCTCTCGCGTTTCTCAAGCTCACGCTCGTCACGTTCCAGCTCCCTCTCGCGTCTTTCAAGATCACGCTCACGGCGTTCTAGCTCATCCATTCTGCCGTCATGCTCCTTGCCATAGTGGTCGTATATTCCACCACCATAACCCATGTAAGTCCCATCCGAACGTCTGCTACGTCCACGGCCGCCTCTACGATCGTAGATCTCATCATCGTAGTCCTCATCGTGGCCGCCGCCTAAATCTATAACTCTCATCTTAACCTAATTTTTTAATTAACAACTCTTTTAGCTCATCGAAAGAGGATCCCATCCTATCGACTTTCTCCTCAAGATTCTTGATCTTCCGGTCTTGATCCTTAGTCTGCTTAAAAGCCGGATTGATTTCCTCAAGGATCGAATCACAAGCCTCTAGTGTCCTCCTATGCTTATCGATACTATCGAGAATATCGGAACTGGTTCTCTTAGCGGCGTTAAGCTGGTTCATGATCGGATCGACCGAGCAGGCCAAAGTTATGTTATTGGACATAGCGACATCCCTGCTCTCCGGTACGACATAGGTCATGGAAGACCCGTTTATCTCCACGGTAAGATCTATCACCCTATCCTGTAGTTGCTGATATTGCCCCATCTGACCCATCTGGGGTTGCTGGAACCTAGGCTCGGACACGTTAACCACATTCCCCATCCTGAACACCGGAACATCGGACGTATCCAGCGTATATACTTGAAATCCTTTCTTTAAGTCTCTAAACATATCTCGATTTTTAAGCGGGAGGGAATACCCTCCCATTAGACATCCAATCTAACCTATTCCTCATCAACAGTCGTCTCCGACGCCGAGGCGGAAGTTGTAGGCACACAGCAATCCATGAGCCTCAATACACCCCTTACCTTATTGAAATAAACAAGGCGTTCGGTGTTGTTAACCATAGCCGCTCCGGTCACAGCCACGTTGATCGGGTTCACCACAGCCACGCCGGTTACCGGGCAGCATGTGTCATCACCTACCGTGGATACGGTGCTGTTCGCTGGAATAGCTATCTGTACTGGCAATGTCTCGCCTGTTGTCGGAACCACCTGCCGGATTTTCAGCAGCAGAAGGCCCTCGCATGGCAAGGACAGCCATATCCTTGGGTTGATGCCGAAGATGGTGTTGGTAGTAGTCACTACCACGTTCTTCGTGACCAACTCATAAAGAGACCCTATTTTAGAAACACAAGCCATAATAGCCTCCTTCCTTTATAGAGTTAAATAGCGGCGTTTCCGTTGTTGCAGCATCCATTGTTGCACCCACATCCGTAATTACCTCCATAAAATGCTTGACCCCATCCATAAGTCTGGTAAGGAGAGCATGAAGGATAAGCCGGCACAGGGGTAGGTCTCAACTGGTTGATCAAATTCTGAGTCTGTTGCTGAGTCAACGCGGAGGCTTGGTAAGCCGACCTTTCATCACGCAACTGATTGATCGTATTCTGCATCTCACGCATTTCCAATTGACAGAATTTATCATTAATCAAGGTTGTTTGAGCATCAATCTTAGCGCTCAAGATATTGAACTGCGTAGTAGCCTGCTCACGATTGTTTGTCAATCCTTGGTTGATGTTACTCTGAAGAACATTGGTTTGCTCTAACGTCCGTAATTGATTGTCAAAGCCTTGCTGCGTTATCATATTTTGAGTAGCGCACGTGCTTTGGTTGATCAAAGAACTCAAATTGCAGCAGCAAGAGCTTATCTGATTGCCGATCTCACAACCTTGTTGCTGTACGGCGTTAATAACAGCCTGAGAAGTCATACCTACCTGACCAGCTACCTTATCGATAGCGCCTTGCACGTTACAGATAGCGCTTTGCAATTGAGTAGTAGTACAGTTCAAGGCGTTAGCGATCTGCTCGATAGCGCTTCTGTTACCTTGGATAGCCTGCATCAGAAGCTCACGACCATAGTCGTTATTCAATTGAGCGGGAAGACCATTAGCGCAGTTCTCACCACCGTTACCAAAACCATTGCCAAAGCCACGGCCGCCCCATAACCAGAACAGGACGATGATCCACAACCACCAACCGTTAGCCCCGCCGAAACCGTCTTGGTTGTTACGACCGTTCATCAAAGCCGCTACCAAGTTCGGATCCATCTTATTTCCGCCTATCAAATTGGCGAACATACCCGGAATCATAGATAATAAACCGTTAGTGGCGCTTCCACTACCGGAACCCATACCGTCTAACAAAACGATTTTGTCTCCACTTGTACCCATGTCTATTTATTTTTGAATTAATAATAACCCCACCTGATAGTGGGCGTTACAAAGTTCAAAAATTAATAATCCTAGGATCGTGATATATGTCATCATCAAAGCACGTCATGTCATGCAATTGGTATTAATAAGAACCGGTACAAGACAAAAAATCCGGAACGTATCACTACGGCCCGGATTCATGCAAATCTATAAATTCAATGTTTCAATGCTCGAAAGAAAACGTCTCACGACGTCAAAGAGAGATTAACTACACGAAAAATCTCGCATCAACTTATTTGTATTAGCAGTGTATTCATTAACTATCTTGCTGGATGAGGGATCATCCTCTATCCTTGACAGGCGGTTATCGTCACTCCTTACCGTAACGTCACCCATCCTTCGTACCATGTTTTCTTGATATGATGATGGATCGGAGTATATAAGATCATCAACGAACCTGTATATCGCACCATCAACCGTCTCACCTACCTTCTCATATAAACCGGATTGGAATGACACGAAATCATCATACCTCCCACGAGCCAAGAACGAACCGTCCGGTCTCGCCTCGACGCCGCCGTTGACCTCCCGGAGCAGGCCCGGATTCCTTTGGTACAGATACCTGTAAAACCCGACATCCATCATCCTATCCTGACCATCCAGATAGAAAAGGTTTCTCATGCTACTGTCACCGGACTCGATAGCCACGTCAAACAGAAGATCCCTTACCTGACCTTCCGGCAACGACATCTCCATGCTTTTTAACGTACCTCTGTCATGGTGGTTCAAAGATACATTATAAAATCCATTAAAATCAAGGAAACGTAAGACATTATTATATAAATCCGATTTTTTTAACCTTTCCTTGATCTGGATCTTCCTCAACGAGGTACAGGATTTGATAAAATCCCGATCCTTTCCCTGCCTAGCCTCGTATCTCCTGAACTCCCGATCGATATCGGCATCATCCATCTCAGGGGTAACTGGATGCTGGTATATCAATCTGGTAAGGATCATGTTCTCGGTATTCGAGGATGAGATGTTGGACATAACTAGCTTCTTTATGTTATCCTTAACCACGCCAATATCGGAACGGGAAGCCCCGGCGGGGACCACGCCAGCCGGCAAGTACGAGGGTCGCTCTATCCCGATATCGGCCAACATCTCATAGGCCTGATCGGTGTCGGTTATCGGAGCCGTGTTATGGTACGTATTCCTACCCATATACAACATGCTCCTATCATACATATCGGAAGGGGATGTATTCCCGGACCTTACATACACCATCCTATCCCCAGTAGAATAAGTATCCTGAACCTCGTATATCGGGTTCCCTTTTCCTGTTATCCTATCAAGATCGGAGATAAAGCTATCGTATACCGAATTGCCGGCCTGTATGGAAGACAACATGACGTCCAGCGACGCCATAAGATCACGGATATCCTCCGGTCTGGATATAATCATCTCATCGCTGATCGCCTCGCTTATATCCACACCCATGTCGGCAAGATCCATGGCTATGTCATGCAGACGTCCGGCAACGTCCTTGATGTCCTTAAAATCATCCATATCGATTATCTCCCCAACCTTATCCCTTAGACCCTTCATATCCTTAGGCATACTGATATACGGTGTGGTACTATTGAAGTACGAGTCGGTAATCGTATTTCCGTCCTGACTCCGAACCTCCATACGGGTCATATTACGATACGTGTCATACATCCGATCTGCGTAATCCTGATCCTCCTGATACCGGAGTGCCAAGGAAGGGTATGGGATGGAGGCGAAAGCCTGATCGAACTCCCGGCGGTCGCTGATACCGCCTACCGCCCTCATGATCGTATCCCTTACCTCTATTGGATTCAAGCCCCTTCTCTTTCCTAACGAGTCATATGTATCCTCATATATCATATAATCATCACCAAGGCCTGACTCGGAGGATAGGAAATACATATCCTTCTCATTAAGATCCCCGTCAGACATAAAATCGACAACCCTCCTCATCATATCCCTTACCCGCTCATACGCCGATCTGTTGGTCATGATATTATCAATCTCATCGGCGTCATACATCCCGGATCGCTCAAGATTGTACCTATTGAGAAATATATCACCACCGGAGAGGAAATTGGATATGATCATATCATTAAGATCGTTGATATTATCGACTCCCAAGGAAGTAAGGGTGTTATTGATATCCTTAACCTCATCGGCCATGAAATTGCCAGCGAAATAGTTCTTCCGCTTGATAAAGGACATGACATCATCATACCTAGGTTCCCCGTTACTATCTAGGTCATATTCCGATGGCATGGACATCCAATCGCCAAAGAAAGACACGAAGTCGGGGGAGTAGGCCGTACCCCAGACCGACAAGGCCTGTTTCTGGTCGCCCAGCACCTCCATCGCCCTTTGGTATAATCCGGATGGTTGGTTATTAGGGGCAAGGACATTATCTATCCCACCCTCCTTATTTTTTATAACATAACAAGATCTGCCCATTACTAAATCGTTTTGTTACAAAGATATAAAATCCCATCTACTCTCACGAGCGGACGGGATACCAAAATAACAACATAATAACAAACCTTATGTTTCTACTGAAAAGTACAAATCATTTTGCCGATCCTCACGGACAGGCAAAAGCTCAATCCTAAATTACAAAAAAAATGGAATTTATCGTTTAGCGAAAATCTCCTATACGATCAAAATATCTTTTATTATTTTCTACAATATTAAAATCATGTTTTTTAATAATGTCTTCGACTTGATCTTTCCTTAAATGGAACCATTCTCTATCAATATTATATACACTATATTTAGAATGAAGAATAGACTCTATATCCTTATCTACATATGCTATCATGTGAAAATACACATTAGCAACCCTCAACGCTTTCTCTCTTGCACATATATCCTTAGATTTACCAATCTTTACAAGACCATTGTTTGCATCTAATCCAATATAAGTAAATTGCATCTTTTTATTATCACTACGTGATATTTCCCTTAATGAAGAAATAGCACACATTGTAAAATCGTATAAATCATAAATATCAAAACTCATACATCTAGGCATCATTCTACTCACAAACTCGGCCAATTTTCTATTAGCTTTCAATTTATTGGAAATAGTGAATTTAATGCTATCAATGTTACTATCCGTATTCAATATAGTTATATTATAAACAACGCCATTAAACATATGATCTATGCACATCTTATCAAGAATATATTCTCCATAGCCATATTTATATAATTCATCCTCATATTCTATAGCTGCCGATATAAAACGATTGTACAACATCAAGGTATAATCGAAATCAAAATCACTATGACCAAACAGCATTATCAATGCATAATGAATAAAATTACCATAATCGCTATCACTTGAAGTTATAGTGCAATCCTTGATAATTAAAACGTCATTATTATCAACATATTTAAGATCGTCTACAAAATTCCTTACAACAACATATAGTTCTTCTGAATATAATGGAGGATCAGTATATTTCAACTTTCTCTTTTGACAAAAATAATTCAAATCGTCATATAACTTCAAAATATGTTCTTTATCCATAATATAAAACAACAAGGACCATTGGCGTCCGTTATTCCACCAATAGCCCTCATCTATCGCCTACGCCTAGGCGAGTTAATATCTTCTTATGGCCCAATAACGGATGGACACCGCAAATATAAGACCTTATTTTGAAACTACAAACAAACAGGAGATATTTTTACAAAAAATGTAATCAGCCATATTCCTCTGTCATATATAAAGCGTAGCTATACCTATCCTCTATCATCTCCACCACCTTCTTGATATCAGATAAAGTTAGTTTCTTTATCTCCATATTCCTACTATCCATCCTGACAAAAGAGTTCTTGAACTCCTGCTCGGTTATAGCATCCAACCTAAATAGATTGTATTTTATAAGCAACTGGCTTACGTCAAATATCAGGATATTAAGATCAATATCATCCTTCAACTCATCAAGAAGATCACGCATCATGGCTTTGATAGCATCAGTATCAAGTTCCAGTTTCTCGGCCTCTCTCATCAACTTCTTGATAATACCATTGTGCTCGATTATGATGTTAGCGTTATCGTCATCGGTAGGTAGAAGGATATCCATCGTACATTTTATACCCACCTTATCACTAAGTCTTTTATTGAACTCAGTCATATAATCAAAAGCCTGATCCCTGCTTAATGAGTATGTATGATCAAGCAACTGCTTTTGTCTGACCTTGACAAAATAGTTACTGGTGTATAACATCATCAAGACCTTTACTCGCTGGATGCGTAGGTCTTGCATGATCTTCCGATGTAAAAAGGCATCTAATTGCATAATATAAAGAGTCCCCACCGGGGCCATCACACACCCGACAGGGACCAGCTTTTAAATATCTTACTCGTCAGGTGATGGGCTGACGCCGCAAAGATAAGTCAAGATATTTTATTTAGCAAGGATTTTCCGCCTCATTTTCTCCGGATACTACGTTACCGTCGGAAACCAAAGACCTATCCTCGGCAGCCTTCGCAGGCGAGGCGAACTCCGATGGCAGATCCGGCAGGTTAGGGAACGAGACTTCCGTCTCCTCCTTGGATACCTTGTTCTCCTTGATACTCATCCTAAACTTAGGAGCTATGAAAGGATCGTTGTTAAGATCAATGTTGATCGTAACATCATTCATCAAAATATCCTCCTTAGTTCTGGAATCACCTATCCATCCTCTTACGTCAGCGGTCATAGGCATCCTGCTAGCCGCTTCCTTGATAGCTTCAAGCCGGCCCTTGATAACATCCACATCTCCCGCCAGCGGAATCATATATGTCTTATTATCCAACCCAGATCTGGCTATAGCGTTATTAAGATCCATTATATCATCAATACTTACGCCTCCGCCTAGACCCTCCATAATCCTATCAGCCATCGATCCGATCATGGATGAGAATGATGATATATCCTGATTTTTCAATCTTACGGGGTACAGGTAATTTCTTCCATTTCCTGTCTTTATGGCTACAACCGGGATACGCGAATTTTTATAATTACCATACTTGTCCCTAACGATAGCCGTACAGAACGGGAATATGTTATACTTAATATTATCTCTCATCGTAACCTCCCCGTTCTCTATATATCCTACGCTCTCGACCTTACCAACCGTCTCATTGGTAAAGTCATTTTCGGATACCATCAACGTACCATTATCATCACTTATGCTAAAATTAGGTCTTCCCGGCAAAACACTGGTAACTGTACCTACGAACGGTATATCAATCTCGCCAGTAACAGATCCTATATTATCCCTATATAACTCAAAGGCCCTACTCCTTAAATCAGCGTTACTTCCTTTTGAATCCGGGTCATTGGCTTTCAGTACCGAGACGAAATTGCCGTCGCTATCCACGATCTTAATAACCATATTATCAACCAGCTCTCGGTAAGCCGACTTAGTCTCATCAGAATTAGGGTCAACGGCGTTAAGACTATTGTATTTATCATACAATTCCTTGGTATATGGATCTGACATATCCATCTTAAACCTTACCATATCACCCTTGCGGAGGCTAGCCGCTGCTTCCTGATTCACCGACTCGTTGTTAGATCCAAACGTATCACCCGTATAATAAGGGACAATAGATCCATCCTGCCCCTTGCGATACACCATGAACCAGTTGGAGGTCGATAAGGCGGTCTGCCGCCCCAATATGACACCAGTAGCGTTCTTGAAAGCCTGAGCGTCATCCTCGCTAATCATCCATCTTGAGTGGTTATCTGACTCTATAACAGTAAATATGTCGGTTCCATTGGTGAAATCCATCACCCTTCCATTATCAGTATCAGTGGCATCAGATCTTTTAAGCCCAAGACCGTCCATAAACCTGTCAAGTCTCATTCCGCCAACCTCATAATACATGACCCCACCGATCTCTCTCTTCCGGGCCATCAACACCACCGGGTTCTGGGCGGCGTTAACTTCCGTCCTGCCGGTGGATGTCCCGGGTTCGCTCTCTGTGAGGACATCACCCATAGGTATGGATTTATCGTAATCCTTGACAGCTATACTTCCATTATCATACAACCTCATCCATTCCACGAATTGAAGAAGAGGATCATCAGAATAGTTATTGATAATATCAATAGCCTCATTAAGCTTATCCTGATCAATCTCATTGCCATTGTCAGCCTCATTCATAAGATCATTATAAGTCTTTATAGCTTCTTTGATCTGATCCTGATCAAGACCATTGATATTCATATCTACAATATCATCAACAGCGTCCTTGATATTATCATAAATATTATCATGGATCTTCAATCTATCTATTATCGATCTAGCCTTATTGATCCTTGAAATAGGATTATCCCCAAACCCGTTAACTAGACTATCGACACGAGGCTTGTTATTATCATATATCTGTCTCTCCCTAGGAGATAAGACATCCTCATTACCGTTCCATATCTTTATAGCTATATTATTGATTCTATCGTCAGAAGGATTTATGATATCCTCATCATCAGGAACCCTCTCGACTATATTACCTTCATCGGCCTTAATCTCGTTCTCCATAGATCTGGCTATCATATGATTATATGTCTTGAACATAAATGCCTCATCCTCCCCTATAAGACCATCTTGGTAAGCCTTGTCTATAGCTTGGTCGTTGGCGTAAAGATCATTGGCATCAGGATTATCAGTATTCCTGAAATCATACTTGCTATCATCCTCCTCATAAGTCTTACCCCATACGTTCGATAATATCTTCATGAACCCGCGCTCCTGCGCCCGGATGAATCTTCTGTCACGCATACGACGAAGAGACTCGTTTATATTCTTATAAGCCACAAGATTATGACGATACTCACTAAGCAATGCCATAGCCTCCTTATAATTATCAACCCCACGGATAGATACGACGTTCTCAAAATCAGCTATAGTATCATAAGCCGCCATAAGATCAGCGGCACTGATCCTTGAATCATTTCTATTTAAGAACAACTTAGATATATCAGCCTCTGAGTTAATTAACGTAGTTAATTTCCTCTCCAATGCGATCCTATCCTCTGTTAATTTAAGAAGCCTATCATTCTCCTTGACCAACTTAGCCTTATCAGATTCAAGAGCGTCCTTCGACGCGACACTTTGTTGAGGCCTCAAGATATTCTTCTCCATCCTCTGTATATCATCCGTAAGCTTCCTGAGTTCTTCAAGATCCCTGCTCGAATCAGGATTAAGACGAGAATATATATCAAGAGCGGGGCCTATATCCGTATTGTATATCCTTCTTAACTGATTGGCAATATCGTTCAAATTATCCTTCGCCTCAAGGCCATTATAAACCATATTGGAGATATAGGCGTTAAACGACCTATTGGATATACCATCGGTAAGGGAGTCGGCGAACCTATTGGCCATGGTAAAATTATCTACCTTCTTATTAAACTCACTGATAAGGTTGGACTTATACTCATTTACCTGCTCATCTGTCATATTCATATCGGAGGCTATATCGCTGTTAGGTATAGATTCGACTACCGTCCTGAAATTCTCCTTCGTATCATCCAGCATCCCCATCTCCGAATCATAACGAAGACGATTGAATACGGCGTCACTAAAATCCTTGTTTATGATCCTACCATCACTCTCGTACGATGTGTCTACGCCAGATAATTGAGCGTTAAGAGCCATACTGCCACGAATAGCACGGACAGCAGCCTCGGTCAAGGCGCCGGCATTGGCGTTGTAGGCCTCCACCATCCCCTCGTTCCGGGACATGTCTTGGCTCCATTCCTTTATACCTCCAAAGGTCTTTCCACCCATAACCGATCCGATAATCATACCGATGCCGATCTCCTTCCAGCCTTGACTAGACCCGTATGTTTCCTTGAACCCGTTCTTTATAGCCTCCATATAACCTATGTTCTGACGGATAGCCATAGGATTGTATCTTGATTCTACCCAATCCTCGGCGGACTTGCTAGCCACTCCCTGAAGACCTTCCTCATAAAGACCTTCTGACACTGGGCGCTTGATAATATTGAACGTATTCCCGGCTATTTTCTGCCATTTCTTTGGCGTTATGGTTCTTAACATACCGTTATCCATCCTCTCAGCCCCTACGCCAAATATATTGCGTTTTATAAACTTATCCACGCCAAGATCCATGCCGAACATATCACCGAACATAGCTATATTGGATAATGACAATATGCCGACGTTGGCGGCGAATACAGCATTAGCGGCATTGGCATTGTCAGCCCTGAACTTCATAAGCTCCTCATATGGGACTTCCCTTCCATAAGCGTTACGGTAAGACTGCCTGAAATTCTCCTCAGCCTCCATCAGCATGCTTCTGGCCTCGACAGACGCCTCCCACGAGGTAGATGTGCCAAGGAAAGCGAGGGTGTCCAGTCCCTTGCCTATCCTCCGTCCCGTACGGGCGGCCCTAAGGTAGACGCCGAACGCTTTCTTGGTATCCGAAGCCGCTTTGCCTATCCTAGCCAAAGCCACGCCCGCCCTAGCTCCCGTACGAGCTAAGTTCATCAATCCAGCGCCGGAATATACGGCTGACGATAACATGGCTCCAACGGTAAAAGCAAGACCGGATAAAAAATCGTTAGACCAGAAATTAGCCGTGGTCATGCTTTGAAGGAAATTCATATCCCGCTCCTCACGATTGTAATAATGAGCAAGACCGTAATCCATCTTCTTGTCCTGATCATCCAACCATCTCGTGAAATCGTTATCAAAAACAGCGTTAAAATTACCTCTGGATACACCGGCGTAAATACCATAAAAAGGCTGAATAACACCACCTAATCCATACAAAGCGGTCTTACCTGCAAATTTTCCCAAACCTCTCATCCATTTTTCAGTCCTACCTTGACTCCTAGATAAACGTGTGTCGTTATCTACACCGGGGATATAAGACTCGTATTTAGGTATCCAAGTACCGCTACTAAGTCGATACCTTGAATCCTCCAACGATATCTCCGGGCCAGTAAGATTAAACCTGCCCTTATAGCTTTGATCAGAAGCCATATATCCTAATGGGGACATATGTTTCATATCATCATAATAATTTGTCTTAACAGTATTCTTGATCCTCTCCGACAATGACGGTATCTGGGACTTTGATCTCTCGGAAGCGGAATACGGATCCAATACCGGAGGCAGGTCACGATCCGGTATATCATAGGGATCCGTACCAATAGCCTTTATATTATCTACGTTTATGGTAGGATATCTGTACTTCTCGGCAAGATCCTTTCCGTTAGAGGTATTATTATAGATTTCCATTGTTTCCATTATTTCCACTATTTCCGTTATTCCTGTTTCTTATCTCCTGATCAATCATATCAGCTATGGGCGAGATGAAGCTCTCGAAATCATCAGTAGCAGATCTTCCCTCGCTCCTCCAATACACCTCATTCTCCTTGCTAAGTATCTGTTGCCATGCCATGACCAAATAATACTGCGGGCAGAAGTCGATCTTCCTTGCTACCTCATCAGCATAGTTAACGCCATCCAGATCAATTGAATACAACGGGGTATTACCCTCTCTAGCCCCTCCTTTGCTATATATATCAACATTTATCCCAGAAGAACCATTATTATACTTATATCCGGAAGCCCTTAACTCGTACATAGAAGCGTTATCGAACAACACGTCAGTAGCGATCATCATCTGATTCTTCCTGATATTACCGTCATTTATATTCGTAAACATATCTATATAAGGCATTACCGTGTCCTTGGCCCCGCTAGCGTAAGCGAATGGAGCTACCAACAATGACTTAGCCATCTTCCCATAAGCGTTGTTGCTTGAGCTGGCGAAAGATATGGGTACGACACCGGAATCATAGGTCTCGGACGGGATGCTTACATCCTCTTTGTAGAAAGTAAGTCCATTCGCAGCCAGATCAGCCTCGCTTACCTCAACAACAGATCGACCATCACCTCCATTATTGCCAATGATCTGATAATTACCATCACCTATAGGGGATATGGTAAACGTTATCTTCGTATTGGCATTATCCTTATCCTTAGGAATAAAACCGCCACCACGGGTAAATAGGTCACTAACCTTTATATAATCATACTCGGCTTTGCTTTTAGACGGATAATCACCGGAGAAGATATACTCACGCTCGGCGTACTCATGACGATATTGTCTCAAGTAATCCTCGCCGGCTCGCTTGGCGTCATCAGCCAACCTTCCCAGATCGCCACGACTCCATTTGTGCCTAAACACATCGTATTGTTCTTTCTGCATTTCGTCATACATGGCCTTAGCTACGGCCACATTCCTTTTATTGCCATCAGACAGCCCATCAGTCAGCACCTTTATCATATTACCGTCATCAGAAACATCCATAGGAATAAGAGATAATAAATTAATATCATCCAATGTCAATGACGTACCCATCAAATCATTTATCCTATTCACCAATACAGCCGCCTCTCCAGAATTGACATCCCCTAAAACAATAGGGTTATGGACACCAGGAGTGGCCGCATGAATAAGATCGGTCATTTTAACACTATTACTAAGAATAGAGCTATATGCCGATAATTTAGCCCAATCATTTAATGTTATGTCATTTATCCCATCTATATCAAAAACCTTATCACCATTGCTGTTGATATCTTCAAGATTAAATGTCCCAAATCCGTAACTAACATCTATGCCTGATCCACCAAAAGATTTAGCCTCTTTCTCGACTATAGCGTCAACGCCATCCAAAACAGCGTTCTCCGCCTTATTGAATCCATCATTGATCTTATTATACTTCCCTCTTTGAGTATTTAACCCAAGAAGCTTCAGGTAACTATCCTGACCATTGTAATCAAGCAACTCGTTCCTTGACCCTCCATTGGCCTTGAAATAAGCCATGATAACCTGATCGTTATCCATATCCTTGACCACGTTACTATTCTCAGGATCAGACGCCCATGCGTCGATCTTCCTTCTAGCGTCATCTGATAATGACTTAACGAAATTACCCATGCCGGTAGTTACCGCCTTCTCGTTGGCTATGAACCCGTTTATGAACTCATCGCTTATGCTCACATCGTCAAGGTTTGCGCTCTTGGTAACCACGGTAGGCCCGGTCGTGTCATCACCTCCGCCACCTCCATTCTCCGACTTGCCCGATTTGCTGGCTCTCATCAACGCTGCTTTCTCCATGGCTAGATTATGCCTTTTTGTCTCATTGAACTTAGCCCTCTCCATCATCTGTTGATTAGCCTTGAAATAATAATCATCAACACCAAGCGTCTCGTATGAGTTATTATAAGACCATCGTAACCCCACGCCACGAAGGAACTGCTGCCTCACCATGAACATGCCGGCCCGCTCCGGACTGTAGTTGCTGCCGATAACGCCCTCAGCCTCCTCCACGAAATCATTTTTCTGCTTGGTGATATCCGCCAGCTCTGACTCCAACCTAGCCTTTTTGACCTTATCATTGCCAACGCCCTTTAGCTTTGCCCGTATAGATTCTTCCTTGGCACTAAAATCATCAATATACCCTTTAAGGAAATCAGAGGTACTCTGGACATTGAATAGGTCAGGATTCGTCCTAGCCATATACCTACCCTCTAGTTGCATCTGAGCTTTGCCGTTCTCTGATATGGAAGCCATGGCTATATCCCTGACTTGAGCATAGCTTATTTCATCTATATACATCTCACGCATCTCCCCCGTCCTGTTACCATTGGCATCAATCACCGGCACATTGACTTTCTTTCCCTTATTAAGGGAGATGAAGTTCTTCATCTTCTCATCAACCTCAGCGTGATAATCCGTATAAGGAGTATAATGTATAGGATTAAGACGTGTTCCTACCTGACCGTCATTCATCCATGCCACGGCATCGGCGAAAGCCTCAGCCTCGTTTATAGGACTATACATCTTAGGATTATTCAATTTCATATCCTCCATCTTCTCACTAAACGACCGGATCTCCCTAGTGCCGGCAATGGCATTCAACACACGGGTATCCAGAGCCTCTCCAAGACGAGCCTGTATACTTCTGGCTATACCATCAGAAGCCAGATTAGATTTACGATACACGTTATTCACGTCCTGTATCAATCCATTTAACCTATTCTGAAGATATTCCCTATCCTGAGGTTTTATAATGTCAGAATTGATAATATAATCAGCATACTCGTTTATAGCCTGCCGATTGGTATCTATCTTCTGCTGCATGTATCCCATACCCTGCATCATGACATCCATGTTGTAGGGTGATACGTACTTGCCGTAATTCCTTAATATACTATATTGTGAAGCCATCCTTTATCCTTTCTTGCCTTTAGTTACTTCCTGAGCGGGATATAATCTCCTATAACTCAATATATCCCCTTGAGGATCAGCGATCAGCTGCCCATTAGGACCGATCTTTACATCCCCGAATATAGATCTTAATGTATTCATGGTCGTAGCCGTATTCCACTTCTGCTGAATCTCATCATTGACGCTATCGAAATACCTAGCCCAGTTCTCGTCATTTATAGCCAATCCCTGCAATATCCGTTGTTGATAAGCTTGACGTTGGGCTATGTTCTTGTCGTAAGTATTCGCCCATGATTGAGAATTGACATTATCAGCCCAAGTCCTTTGAGCCACATTTCCTTGTTCTACCTCATTTATATACTTACCTATATTGGAACTCATGATAGCCTGTAAATTGGAAGATAAAGCCCCTCTCTGGGAATCCGGGACATTACCCATCTGATCCAATTGTGATTGGAAAGCACGATTAGCCTCAACCATATACTGATCAGCCGATCTCAACACCGGGTCCACGGTAGGAGCGTAATGTCTTTCTAGACCTTCCGTTGTCACGGCTCCCGGAGTCATCCTGAACACCTCAGGAAAGTCAAGACCACCACCTACTATATTCCTGCCTCCATTGCCGCCGTTCGACTTACCGGCATTTGTGTTGGTTTTAGGAAGTGTATTAGAATCAATCAGCTCAGGCATATCCAGCTTAACATCAGGATTCTCCACATCACCTATATCCATAGGACCGGGAGCCACCTTATGAGGGTCAAGTATAAAATCAAGACCTTCCATTCCCTTCATGGATCTCAATGCCTGCATCTTAAGCATATCCTCCCCAAGGATCTTATTAACAATATCTTTATTCTTGTCAGAAAACAGTTGACTGAAATGAGTGATACCAGCGTCATTAAGAGCTTTATGTTGTTCCTCTGTAACAACATCCAGACCGATCATAGGACGAGATGAGGAATATTGACCAAACTTATTGTCTCTCATCCTATCATGATATGAGGCTTTCTTATCTTCCGGGTAATTACCTTGGCTATCCTCGCCTCCAAAGGAAACGAGTGTCGTATAATCCCGAAGCGCCTCTGCGTTGGCGATGATCGGGTTCTCCGCCGTGGCCAAGCCCATCCACCCACCAGTAGTGCTGTATATAGCATCCTGAAGAGCCTTGGCGGCAGTAGCCTTCGGAGCGCTCATATAAGCATCATAAGCCAAAGGCATGAACGTCTTATAATACTCCAGCCTCTCATCGGTATTAATACCGCCATAGGAACCATCCTGACCCTGACGTTGATACCCGAACGTGTTATCCTTATTATTGTACTTGTTCTCTACAGGACGGAAAGTAAGTAGGTAATCGAATAAAGAACTACCACCTTTCTCCATCTTCTGACGAATACCAGCCACTTTCTTAAGCAATTCTTTCTTAGCATCGGCTATATCCTCCTCCGTAAGACCGTATTCTTTCATGGATCTGAATATGATGTTATCTATCTCACCACCCTTAGCGAAATACGTATCCTCATCCTTCTTCATCTTCCGGTCTTCCTGCTCTTTGTATATGACATTAGCGAAGTCCGTAAATCTTCCCTCTAATCCATTAACGGTATCGTTGCTATCATTTATAGCCTTAGATAATACGGAGGCGTTTAAACGCCTCGTATTCTCGTCATCTATCTTATCGTTCTTCTTCAGCTTCTCCAGCGCCTTTTTCTGATCATCGTAAACTGATTTAAGACCGATCTTAACCTTATATCTATCCATTAACGTAGCGTACGTATCCTTTGGTGTAGCCTTAATACCATACGTATCCCTAATGTATTTAGCGAAGTCCGGCTCTATGGTGGTGTCATCGGTAATAACCTCCGTACCCTGCTCCAAAGAAACAGGCGTTCCCCCATCGGCGTGCTTCTGCCCCATGGCCTCCATCGGCGCCTCTCCGGGCTGCTCCACGTACTCGCCCTTCTCTACCTCTACGTTGGCTTGATCTTCCATCGACTTAGGTAACGGATATAAATACTCTCCGGTAAGGCTACCGCTATCGAATCTATTATTAGGCCCTAGATAAACACCCCCACCATCCTTGTACTGCATCTGGGATTGCCTTCTTTGTCTGGCCTCACGCTCCTGAGCTAACCTGATATTGGTACGGGTGCCTTTCTCAGACGCTATCCCGGAAACCACGTTACGAGCCAACCCCATGATACCACTAATACCTGATGCTATGGTAGTTATCGTATTAGCTGTTTTAGCTCCAGTAGATAAATCACCATACCCCTCGCTTCTCATACGCCCTATACCACGACCCATCTGGGTAAACCTAGATCCTATATCATCAGCGCCATAATAAGGTATGGCGGTAAAGTCAAAAACATCCGTGCTGCCAGACTCGTCAACCTTCTTATTACTGTCAACGATAGCGTTCAAATCACTTGTATCAATGGTATTAATATCAGGATGCTGAATATCAAATCCTATCCGGGTAGACGAAACCAAAGGCTCCACTCCAATACCCTGAAGACCAACAACATTACCGGGCATAATAGGGGTGACTTCCCCAGCCTCTTGATATTTAGGTATCTTCCTCTTGATTACATATTTGCCCATATCAAATTAATTTCGTTCTGACACAAAGATAATTTAAAAAAACAGAGACTCATCATTTTACAACGATGAGTCTATCAACAAATATTATTATGCACAAAATTTAAATATAATATTATATGATATTATGATTTACTAACGCATTGTAAATGATATCATCTATTTCTCCATTATTTAAACATTCCAATGCTCTTTTCCTTATTTCATCCATCTTTGATTTCTTATAAGCGTCATATGCCTCTTCTTTAGTATCATACGTACCTATATTAACCCGTCCCCTATCCAATGTCGATAAACTAGCCCTATATCTACTACCCCTAAGGACAACACCAGTAGGGCAATCCCTAATTCTAATCCTCTTATAAGTTAACAATGAATTTAAGTGATGTGGAACAAAACAGCATGTATTTGGACTATATATTTTAGATGCGCCACTAAGTATATCTTTATCCAATTCATATCCATCCTTATAATTAACATCAAACCATTTTTTAAACTTGCTAAAATACAACCAATCATCACAAACCTTAACCCCCACATAAGTAGGTCTTCTTTTCTGTTCTCTTTCAGAATAACATCTAGCTAACATTTTATTCCATATTTCATAAGCTAATGTTTTCTCCATCCCAATCATATCATTTATTCCAACCCCATACTTTATACTCTTGCTTTTATCCGCTTTACATTTAGGGCATCCTACTCCCCTAATGTGATTAAATGGAAGCTGGTAAAAAGAACCATGTATAGGACATATTATCTCTATTGGTATTCTAGCCCCCAAATAGTTAGATTTACTATAATCATATCTTTCTCCATGACATGACATAGCTCTATCAACAAAAACACTTTTCTTTGACTCCATTCTTTTAGATCCCCCTATCCATTTACTACATTCGGGACAACCTTGGCCATTCAAATGATTGTATGGTCTTTGGGTAAAAACACCATGATCTTTACATATTATTTTCACTGGAGTTCTGTTATTGACATAATCTACTAATGAATAATCATACAAACCATTATGTATCTTTAACGATCTTTTTATAAAATCATCTTTATCCAATTTTTTCATACAAACTTTTTGTCAAATATAACAAAACATTTACAAACTACAAAAGGCTATAACAGAAATAACGTCAATCATTATATCTACTCATGCCTTTTATGTTAAGGCTTAACCCCGGTATCATGTTAAGCACCAACTGTCTTTTCGCATGTTCCTTACGCATACGCTCAGCTTCCGCTATCTGCGCCTCTGATTGAGGATCATTCTTAATATTATTAGCGATGTCCTCTATAGCTTTCTTATTGGCTCCGGATTGAGCTAGCATCTTATATAACAGGTCTTGACCCTCCTTTTCCCACCAGCTGTCCATGGTAGGGCTGGAAGCCAAAGAAGGATCGGCGGGGGCTACCGTCTCAGGCACGGGCTGCTGACCTCCGTCCCCCATGCCCGAATCCCGCTGCCCGAACTCGTATCTCATTGGCTCGTTCTCCGGGACACCGTATCTATTGGAGAACATATCGGCGAACTCAAGCCGCTTCTCATTTCTTAATGTCGATCCAAGAGGCCTACCGTATCCTTGATTCCATGCCACGGTAGCGTCCTTGTAGTTGACGGCGTTATCGAAATCGGATTTAGAATACATATAGTAATTATATACATTACCTTGAGCGTCCTTGTCAAAAAACTTTCCTTGATTGATGTAATTCCAACCTAACCCCGGGACCTTGCCTTGATACTCATCCACGAGATAATCCAACTGCTGTGTCAATGTCGGTTTCTTCCCATACCTGCGCTGTAGCTCCTTCTTCCTCGGTCCAAGCCATTGTTGGATGCCAAAATCACCGGCGGCTCCTAGGGCTTCGGTGTCCCCTCCGGACTCGGCGGCGATGTTCGATAGGATGCCGATAGCTTGAGTTTGTGGTATCCCTTTCTTTTCTGTCAGATAGTCCCATATCTCATCATACACAACCATCTTACTATCCTCTGATCTACTAGGATCAATAACGTATTTACCAGCACCATAATCTCGTTCTGTATTTACCGGACCTCCATCCTCCTTATCCTCCAACTTATTCTTAGACATAATAGCGTTACGGATAAGAGCATCCTTCCCGCTTTCCAGAAGAGGATTATGATCCTCAAACGACCCTCTCTCCTCAAACTTATCGCCTATAGCGTCTAGTACATTTGTGGCTACGTTTACAGGAAATTCCTGATCGTCACCATGAAAATCGTATACGTCATAGACACCTAACCTTCCATCCGGACGCCTATAAATTGTAAAATTACCAAATCCTGACAATGGGGTAAGATCACCAGCAGCTTCGGGATAAAAATCGTATTCAGAAAAAACCGTAGGCTTTCCAGATCTTACCGAATTACGATTCTTCTCAAAAACATCTACCCATTCTCTAGACTTTTTCAAAAGCTTCAGCCTACCATAAGCATCATCTGTAGCCGGCTTATCAGAGCCATATATTTCTTGCTCCGTATCATGTATTTTCTTATCTAACCTCTTTATCTCATCCTTAGTGTCACGATTGAACATCTTCTCAATATCAGTAATGACATTATCAGGAATCCGTATCTCCTTATTATTGCCATCTAGATTATTAGGTTGAGATAAAAATCTCGCCCATAGTTGATCGCTATATTCATCAACGTTAGCCTTCCCGTTTCTGCCATATATAAACTCATTGACCTTGTCAGGAAGGCTAGCATTTGAAGCCACCACATCGGGGGTGACATTCTCGTACAATCTTCTTCTTATGGCATTACCTAAGATATCTTTTAAATACGAAGCCTTATCAGATACATCCTGTCTTACATACAACGGATCATCACCAATAGGCCCACCATCCTTATATTTAACCTTGAAATCAAAATTGCCAATATATTTCTTTACATTATTGATATAATCATTATCATCAGGAGAAGCCTTGCCGTTATTCAATAACCTTCCCTTACCCATCCATTTATAAAGCAAGGCGTCGAATTTGTCTATATCATTACCTTTATTATCCTTAAAGCCACGACCGACAACCTCATTCTTGTATATAGACGCCAAACGCAACATGGTAGCTATACCTGAATTATATGGCTTTAGGATATTCTCCTTATCTATACCAAACTTATTATATATCTTCTTTGTCTCATCATTATCACCTTCTATCTTTATCTGTGTTATACCCTTCGAGTTATAAGACCTGTCATTCCATCCGTTACCATTTAACAACGACCTGAATCTCTTGGCTATATCAACGCCTTGATCACCGATAGCTTGTTTCCCTATATATCTTGCGGATACACCAAACTTAGTCTCCTGCTCGGCGATACCCATGGCAAGCATAGCCATCCTATCATAAGTGTAGCTATCGATATCGAACTCACTCATGATACGTTCCTTGTTATATGATATAGCGTCGCTATATTCCTTTATATTGCCCAGCTTATCCATTTTGGCTATATTATCAATGGCTGATATAACACCAAGGAAAGCGTTGCTAGAATTGACGCCATTCTTTGAGTCATAAGCGTTATAAATCCATTTAGGCAAGATATCAGGAGATATATCACTATTTTTTACGCTTATATTCAATGGCCTAAAATCCTTGTTTATATGAACATTATAATCATCCCAAAGTCTCTTCTCACCGGAATCCTCGCCATAAGGGTTATCCGCTATATAATTAAGCGACCCCTCACGAACGACAAACCTACTTCCCTCTTTCTCCGGAAGTGTATAAATAAAATCACCCTTCTTTATAAAATTATACAGCTCATTCCCCGTATTCCCAAGAAGCCTGATACACCCATTAGATCCTCTTCCAGCAGAAGCCTCATGATGCATAAATGACGATATATCATGATCCCACTTGCCTGTCTTAGGATCAAACCTGGCTCTCTGGAACGATTTCTGGCCATGATACTCGCCTATACCTGACACTCTTGTTATGCCGGCCGGAGTAGACATATTTCCAGCTCCGGCGATAAGTTTTTTATCCTTCGTCGTCTTGGTATAGGTATTATAATCATCGCCAGAAGCACCTACACCTATATTATTAGTGCTATAAAGAATATCCCCGCTCGGTGAATAAACCGTTAGTTTTTTATTCTTCTTATCCACAATAGCATAATTAGATTTATGATCGACGCTCTTGATTATATCCTCATCGCTCATCTTATTGATCTCAGCCTCCCTGGATATTATATCCATCAAATCATGATCCTCTTTCTCTATTGACAGCGATGGGTCTGAAACCTTTATCTTATCACCTATCTGTATCTTGTTGATATCAGGGATATCCCTATTCCACGATATAATATCGTCTAAAGATAATCCCAATCTTTTGGCTATACTCCAAAGAGTATCGCCTTTAGATACGGTATACATCTCTCCTCCATCAGCTTTCCGTTTAATCTTCTCTCCCCATAACCCATATTTCTCCCTAGGCCATATGCCGTCTATGGCATCCACATAACCAACGGGATGTTCCCCTTCCAGACGCCGGTTTCGCCGCTCGTCCGCCGGGTACAGGGCGTTGGCCAACGGCTGCGTGATATGACCCAACCCCTCATCCTTGGAACTCGACATAGCATCCACCACAGTCCGATATACAGGTCTTAATTTCTCAGGTAGATATAATCCCGCCTCATCAACCAATTCACCGATCTTCTTATTTATACCCCTGAGGCTGAAATTATAATTACCCATACCGTTATTCAACGGGGACAATGTACCTCTTATCCCATTCATGCCTTTAACTGCGGCTCCTCCGCTAAGGATATCAAACTCCGGGGACACGTTTCTCAAAGGACTATCATCCATACCTCTGAAATACATAGGACGCTCACCTCTTACGACACGATCAAGATCCTCCTTATATAAATCCTTTATCCACGATGGGATTTCCTCCGGTTTATTCTTCTTAGACATATATTACGTTTTTCACAAAGATAACCATAATATCATAAGCCTAAAAACACGAAACGGGTACATAATAAATCATGTACCCGTTTATACGCTAATGCATGTGATAAGCAGCCAAGGCTCCTTTAGCTTTCTCCTTAGACTTGTACTTAGCCGGCCATAATTTACCGGTCTTGTTACTGACCACTCGCCAATCACTCCCTACTTTCTTGATACATCCTGATTTAGGGCATTTGCCCTTCTTTTTACTGCTAGTTTTCCCTGCTGCCATAACATCAAATATTTAAAGGTATATAATCACCTCAATAAACTTTCTCATCGTTGCTAAACCAACGTACTATCATCTTGAACCGGCTCTCAATGTCATTCACGAACCTAGCCAAGAACCAATCGCCACGAAGACGATCCCGCCACCTCCGATGATAATCGACAGCCCTGGGGTCGATCTTACGGTCAATGTCATTCACATCCTTAACCCATATCGGAAGATTGTTCGTATCGTCTTTGACCTCGTTAAAATAGTCATTTATATTTATCTTCTGATCAACCTCCGTCACCAGTATCTCACGGCTATCGTCATTGGTTACAGGATACCTTAACCGCTGGCTCATATCGTTCTTGTCGGCGATAACCATCCGAAGCTCACCGCTGTTGTTGGTATCATTATAAAACCATGCCTTATTAAATCCAGTAGTCCTAAGAATTTGGTAATTAACCTCATCCTGATATCTTCTGGCATCCATCCGATATTGGTAGTTGGTGAGGATCTTATTCACGTACTGCTCACGTACCGGAACCTCTATAACAAACGGATATAGCTTACCATAAAATACTTGATACGATTGGTTGGTCAAACCATGAGACCATAAACCTATCTCCTGACTTTCACTTGAGTAGTTCTTTCCGGACTGGAAATAATGCTGGTGCTCGATATAATAATCAGGGGTGTAGGATAAATATGATTTCCACTCACCCTTCAGGCAGTTATACCCAACGGTGAACGAGACGTCCGTGAAATGGCTGGTGTCCTGCAACTCCACCGCCTGTCCGTTCCTGTAGAACCGGCCGCCACGGAATTGGTACTCGCTCGGATTCCCTACCGGTATATAATCTTTCTTGGTTATCAGAACCCTCTTAAACCTATTATCCCAACCCATGGACAACCCTATACCAAAAAACTTGTTATCAATATCATAATAAGACAACTCAGCGTCCGTATCAGCGTTATATATCCGGCTACGGATGATCTTCATCTGAAGATGCTCCTTAAACCAGTTTCTAAGCCCCGGTGTGACCTCCGTAAGATTCCTACCATTAGAGTCTACCTTAAACACCTGACCACGCCTTAAATCGACCCAAAAATGCCCAAACTCGCAACTGATCATATCCCGACTCTGGGTCCCGGAATATCCTAACGTCGTATTATTATACTCGATACCACGAGAGGCGAAAAGACCACCTGTCCCTAGCTCGCTATTCTCCGGGGATATTCTCTCCGCCAATACGTCTATGGCGTTATACAGCCCTACCTGATTCTCGAAGCGAGCCAGTATCTGATCCGACTCTATCCCTTTCATGCTTATAAGCTTTCCGAACGAGGTCTTGAACTCATGGTAATCCATAGGCTTGTACGACAGCCAAGGATCGGTCATGCCGTTCTCCGACACGTCGGCGGTGCTCCATATGACGCCGTTGGGTCTTTGGTAGGCGCAGTCCCAAAAATTGCTATCATACGTCTCCGGCAACGACCTTCCGCCTAGCGTAAAACGATTCTTATACACAGGGCTCATCTTAAACACATTATCCCTTGATATAGGGACATTACGCTCCTGAGTCCATGATATATAATCCCCCACCTCCGGATAGAACCCCTCGTAAGGCTCAGGTCCGGCTATACGGAAATTGCAATTGATCTCAGACTCCACAAGAAACTGAGGTATGCCATAGAAGTATAGGAAGAAACGACCGCTAAGATACATATCTCCGGTCTTGCAAACCATCTCATAAGCGCTCTTCCGGCTAGGGAAAGAGTATAGCGATCCGGTATCCGTATCGGTCTTATTAAGATAATCCTCCCCGGTATCGTAATTGACGAAATAACGGGGATACCCGATGTTTCGATAATCGTAATAAGGGAATGGTATCATGTCCCCCTGACCGAACTGAGTCAAATAAAACATAGGCATCTTCCTCTTAAGCGAGAATCTTGATATAAATACATCACCTCCAAAAACAGGTTTACGCTTATTCTCATCCATCAACCCGCAACCACCTAACGATACCCACCTGATATCCTCTATCTGCCCGTATTGAGCCGGAGAATATTTCTTTATCCTCATATAAGGGCAGGATACGAAAGATTCACGTGTCATAAAATGAGGCGTCATACCAGCCACCTCATCGTTACGAATATTACACTCATCCTGAATACGGCTGGTATCGTAACTTGAAACCAACTCCGGATATTCAAGCATATATTTATCCATACCAAATGACATGAACAATGAATGCTCACGATCGAGGTTGTTTATGATAATAGGCTTACCGCCTACGGTCTCCCCTTGCGAAGAGATATCTGTTACCGGATATAACCCGCTCTTGATATATTTAGTCGTTGACAATCCACGTAACTCTGACTCCCCTATTTTTTGGTAAAATAAATTATAATGAGCGACAGAAGTATAATAATAAGCATAGTTCCGTCTAGGTCCCCTATCTATCAATGCCGTTAACCACTGATACCTGTACTTGCCTATATCCACCACGGACTGGGCTGTGGCCTTGGCGATACCCGTAGCCAGACGGATAGCCGTCAGCGCTATGCCGACAGGGTTGGCTAAAAAAAACACGCCTCCACCGACATATTGTTGGGACGCCGATTGATATGTATATTCAGCTATAGCGGATATTAAATTAGCCATAGCCTCCACCGTAGCCAATGACGTTGCCATACTATAAGCCTTACTTCCTAATATCGTCCATTTAGGGTGATCCTCCACCTCCCTGAATATACCGGAGGATTTACCTAATTGATAACCATCAACAAGGCACTCAGTGGGAGCATCAGGCTTGTTGAAGGCAATATCAGGGCTTAAGAATGAATACCAGATATTACCCTTCCTGTTAAACGGATGCGTTATAAAATTCTCACGATTAATATCCTTATAGATATACATATCATCAGACAAATCATTGTAAGGATAATTAGGATAAAGGTTAGCCGATCCGTCGGGATCATCGTACTTAAACATATCATAAGCCAGACCGGTACCGATAACGCTCTTATCCAATGTCCTATCGCCCCTATACAACTCATATCCTATTATGGAATCCCTTCTATCCTTATCTATAAGGCCATTCTCTACCGCTATATCCAGAAACTCATTAACGATATCGTCATCAAGCATCACCCCCATAGGATAAATATAGGAGTCAACTCCATATTGACCGGTCAGTTGAGACGGATTACCCATAAAAGGAGCGACAGAGTTATCCGGGAACTTGTAATGACGTATAGGTTTCTGACAAAATGTGGTTGACGTATTGGGGTACTCAGCGTTATCCCCATTACCAGTGAAGTAAGACTTACCCTCAACGGATTTAGGAGACCCATAGTATTTCGTCAAAGAATCTATTATATCCTTCCTCTTCGATCCTCCCGACGATATCCCGATCTTACTTGAATCATACAACTCAAAATTAGCCGGATACTTATTGATAGATTCCCAATAACCAAAATCACCATACTGATAAGGTCTAGGAGCACAATCAGCGGGTTTATCTCCACATGAGATGCATTTCGCCTCATATGTGACAAATCTCCTTAATTTCAGTTCTTTCGTAAAGAAGAATACGTATTTCACCTCCAGTGGCCGAATGCCAAAACAGAACGGGGCAGGGAAAATGGCGGTGCCGGCCGTATAGAATCCTGCAAGTTCCTTCATGTCCTGCCTCATGGCGAAACCGGTGAAGAACACACATACCGCTGGCTCAATACAAACATATATCTTATGGAAAGTAGTCTTGTCATCATTCCAGAACAAGTACTTTGGCATCATAAATATCTTATGATCCACGTAATTCACTATAACACCTTTCTTGGCATCATTAGCCAAAGGATTAGGAGCCACGGTACCTTCCTTATCCGAGAAAAATGTTATACGAACCTTGTTGTATGATGATGAGTCACCGATCGGATAATTATAGTTACCCATCATCTCTATATACATAATACCGTTATCAGGATCGGATAAACCGCTTACGTATTTTTCGTAATCCAACTCCACCCATCTGGCGTATGAGGATACATGTGGATAGAACTTGAAATAAGTCAAGTTGCTTCTACCGAACCAATTGGTCTTGGCGTCAATATCATTCTGCACAGACACACGATCTTCCCAATCAGTAGATATGCCGGTATTGAACTTAGAGTTATCACCATCACCAAAAAGACACATGGCGTTCTCAATACCAAACTGACTCTCATATTGAGGGAAGTACTTTTTCATTGAATCCATCAATATATCAAGCATAGTCTCGGTATGCTTCTTGCCTTCCCACCCATCGCCTTGGAATAAGAACGTACATTTACCCAATGACCTACCTCCTTGGAACGTGGGTAGTTGAACATCATCAATAGTAGGATTCACGTAAGGATCACCTACCGAACACCCATTAGTACATATACCCTCATCATATAACTGCCGGACATTAGACATATCCTGACACAAGACCAAGGCGGAGGAGTCTATATCAGACGGGAATTTATCCTCATCCTGACCATCCAACCATTCCTGAACCAGATCTATGATATTCTTACCTCCACTGGAGTAATTATCGAAATCACACAATACAGAGAATTTCCTTTGTGACTCGGCGTTACTTTGTATTAAGGTGGTAGGCTCGGTCTCCGTATAATCACTAGCCAGCTTATATGTAAAATCAATCCTAAAATCCACCAAAGAGTTTTTATCCAATATAGTCCTGGTCTCTATCCTCTCGATATCATCACATCCACTAGGGAAATCGGGAGCCTTTATACCGTCTTGATCCTCTGGCAATGATATAGCAGCGCATAACTCGTCAGTAATACCTACATTAGATTCTATGATATCACACAGGTTCTCTATATTATCAGCGATATAATCAATAGCATCATCTACCGTAACATCTTCCCCCATCGTATTGATAACGAATTGGGTCTCTCCTACCGTGGCATATTCCTGCTCTACATATCTGAGTTGCTTGACATCTAGCTGATTCTTGCATTCTCCTCCAAAATCATCAAATCCCCAAGACGGGTCGTTTATGATCTTTGCCGTATTCTTAAACTGCCAAAGATGACGGCGGCTGTTCCCGGCGCACTGCGGGTTGTTCTCCAGCACCGACGCAGCCGACAGGTCGTCAGAGTTACCGTCCTCATCAACGATAACCTCCATCTCCTCCCTTGTGGCCGGACGAGGGATAAGCGGGAATCTAGCTGTCCTGTATCCCGTATTGGTAAAGAATCTTATACCCAACGGATATACCTCGTCACGCATGAAAGAGGCGTATTTAGAGCAAGCCACACCGTCTTTATACAAATTCTCCGTGGCTATAGATGTCTGCCATTTAACGAAATGACCCAAGAAGTTAACGACCGGTTGAAGATTCCATTCATTCTCCACGGTCAAGCCGTATTGAAGAAGACGATTCCCGACAGACGTCATGCCTCTGGCTGTCTTATATACCGGTATTTCCTTGGATAACTTCTCCATGGTCGTACGCTCGCTATACTGATCCGTAAGGTAATAGATGGTCCTTTCCGTTATCGGATGTATACCTTCTATGAAATACTCAAGAACCGGGCTTTGCTCGCCATTATATCCAACGGTGTTCTGTATAACACCTACCTTATAATGAGATACCTGCTTATCTATATTGGATACAGTAAGCCGGATACCCATGTTGGTTGATTTGCCCCATAAGCCATCACGAATGACTATATCCTGACGATCGAATATCATGATAGGGTTGGTCAATGAGCAATATCCGGTCTTCTCTATCCCGAACTCATCGCACAACGCCACGCAGAACTGGTAGGTCCCGGCACGCAGGCTTCCCCCGAACTCCACGACCTCAGGCTCCACGCACGGGGCCGTCAGCAGCGGGAATACCAGTAGCTTCTCGCAAGCCAGCCTACACCTCTCTATTGGCTTATCATCCCCACATGTCTTATATCCATGATAATGATACCAGAAGTCACCATCATCATCCGGATTAAGTGCCTTGTCAACCATAACATATCGCTGGGGGTTATATCCATCAGTCCAGTATATCACCTTACCACACTTCTCATCCTTGATCTCTATATCAAAGATCGGGTGATGAATGGAAAAGTTAAGACAAGGGTCATCGGTCCCATCCTCTATCAACACCTCCATCAAATCACATATCTCATCGAAACGACCATCCGACTCCTCAAGCCTCTCGCCAAGGATACGATGAATATCTTTCCCTGATCCCGCTAATTGATCCTCTACGGTCTTGACATAATCCAATGACCTCATGAACGTGATCTTAGAGGTGTTGTTATCAGGATTCACCAGAAAGAAATAAGTGTTATCACCAGCTATATCATTCTTATACCCAATAACCTTATAGCCATCAAATCGCTTACATAAAAGGGTACTAGGCTCGTTCTGGATCTTAAGCTGACTCCCATCGTCACCCTCTATGGTAGCGTTCAAGGCGAAACTGTACTCAGACGGGGATAGGTCCTGTGGATGCTTATCCCTGTTCATCCCGGAATCGGGAACCGCTATATTAGAATTATTTTGCACGATGTTATGTTTTTCGCAAATATAGCAAATCCGCCAGATAATCACTTATGTAGCGGATTCTAATAAACTGTACGTATTATGCAAAACATTCAAATCGCACAAAAATAGAAAATCCTTCTGACTCTTACAAGCCAGAAGGAAAATCTAAACACTTTGCAACGTTTACCCCTAATGAAAATACAAAAACATAATAATTATGGATTTTCCCCCATGTAGCTTGATCGCTTGTCGGCGTCCTCTACGGATATGTAGAAGAACCCGTTAGTCACGTATCTCTCATTGACGTCCACAAAATCAGTAGATCCTTTGTCCACCCCTTTCTTCGATCCCTCATCACACACAGCGACCAGACTATTAAAGTCATTGGAATAACCTACGACTACACCGTGCATATCCCGATTTCGAGGATCGAATACGTACCTCATCTTACACCTATCGTAAGCTAACTCTAAAGAGCTTTTGCTTAGCCTCTCATCTAATCCAGCACCCGCTACCAAGGCCAAAACGCTCTTTGATATGTCACTCATGGTGGTATCCTTGGCCGGAGCCTTAGGTATAGAAACGCCTTCCATGACAAAATCCAACGCCTTATCTACAAGACCATCGAAATCATCATCTCTTATATAATCCTTAAGCACCTCCAGTATATATAACCGGACATGGAGTTCGTTATTGACATCATTCAATGTAATCATAATACTAGTTTTTGGCAAAGCTAGATTATTTCTGTGCAATAAAAGATCAAATATGTCATAAGCGAAGGACTAAAAAAAAATAAAAACTCCCCCATCCTCACGGACGAGAGAGCTGATAGATATTTGTATTATGAAAAAGAATAATCACTCACCTATTCTTACAATACAGTCACGAGACTCCTTGTTATAAATCATCGTACCTACCTTAGAATACAAGGTCTTTATATTTTGCCAATTATCCTCGCCGTGAGCGGATACGTTAGTAGGGGCATCACCGGTATAAACCTCCTCACCTCCTATGTTGACAAAATCATATCCACGTTTCTCCATCGTTCCGCCCTTATAAGCTGTAAATTTGATAGTTACATTCCCTCTTTCTCGACCGCCATACCAGTTGCCGTATATACCACATCTGATCTCAAGAGGTAATTTATCGTAATTATCGCCATCCAATAACGGCCCCATCTGGATCAAAGCTGCCTCATTACCTGATTCCATGTTATCACCACCGTGGATAAGATAATCACCTACCCGCTCCTGCGTGGTCTGGTACTGTTTACTCCAACCAACCAGCTTGCCGTCCACGTCCGGGAGGCCGGTGTTGTCGAAGCCGGTTGCCGTGTCGAAGTCAATGCCGTCCTCGTCAGCCCAGATATACCTAAGCACAAGGAAATCGAACTCAGGGATGATCACCACCGGAACCGACTCCTGCCTGCACACGAACGTCTTTTCTTCCTTGGTGCTTTCTTTAATCACCTTAAACGTAACTTCCCGTATCTCACCGGTCTCGTTAACATCAGCGGTAACCTTAACCTCAGCAGGGCCAGTACCACTTGTCTTATCTAAATGTATCCAATCATTTTTCTTTGCCATATTATCTTTTTTTCTTTTTAAAAAACGTATATTCGCGTCATAATCGCGGGGTGGAGAAGAGGTATCTCATTAGGCTCATAACCTAAAGATCGAGGGTTCGATTCCCTCCCCCGCAACTAAATAAATTTGATATACTTATCAAAAGTATTAGGCCACATACGCTCTTGACATACTCCCATCACTAAAGCAAATGGGATTCTTGGATACAGACGTAAGAAACCCCGATATTACTATCGCTGGAATTACTCTTGCTCTCCAATTCGGAAATGCCCTTCCGAAGTATATTACGGGCTGCAAGAACATCACGGTCGTTGATTGCGCCGCACGACGGGCATACCCACGTGCGGTCGCGTAACGACAAGTTTTTATTAACAAGCCCGCATTCACAAGTCTTTGAGGAAGGATACCATTTGTCAATCTTATGTACTATCACTCCATACTTTGAAGCGATATACGTAAGTTTGTTAATAAAAGAAGAATGACTGAGATCGGAAATCTTCTTTCCCCACAAGTGTTTCATCCCTTCAATGTTTAGATCTTCAATGAAAATATAATCATATTGTTTGCATAATTCATGAGCTAATTTCCATTGAAAATCAGATCGAAAATCGTTTATTTTACGATACGCTTGTTGAAGTTCAAACAGTCTTCTTTTTCTATTATTGGATCCTTTCTTCGCATTAGAAAACTTTCTATTTAGTTTTCTAATCTTGTTTTGATATTGCTTGAAGAATAGTGGAGAATTGATTTTACTACCATCGCTTTTAGTTAGGTAAGTTTTCAGACCAAAATCCAATCCTACAGATGCACCATCATATGTCTTTCTGTAAGAGTTTGCAGGATTATAATCTGTAACTATAATCAAACTAAAACGATAGCAGGTTTCTCTGACTATCCTTATTTGTTTAACATTACCTTCATATGCTCTACTGTATGAAAACTTAAAACGTTTCTTTCCTTTGTTGATTGTAAGGATATTACCGTTTAAGGTAAAACCTCCTTGTTTAAAAACAAAAGAGTTGAAACAATCTGATCTTTTAAACTTAGGTGGTCTCTTTGATTTTCTTTTAAAGAAACGATTATAAGATTCATCAAGACGTTCAAGTATTTCTTGTGTTGTTTGAGAATGAAGAAGATTTCTTTTAATTCTTTTAGCAAAATGCTTCTTCATTTTACCAATTGAGATATATTTCCCAAACAACTTGTAATACCTACGCTGTAAAGCTAAAGCGTGATTCCATACAAAACAACATTCACGAAGCATTTTACCAAGATACTTCGTTTTCTTGGAATGATAGATGTTGTATTTGTAGGTAATCATTTTTTTATTTACAATTTTGATTCAAAATTAATCAAACCAATTCATCCACCTTCTAAAGTATGGTGGTTTTGTTGGTTAAATAATCATAAGACAACATCCTTCTCCTATTATCCTCAGCCAGTTCCCGATAATCATTCAAGGTAATCATCGACATCTTAAGCTCCTTCATAGCCCTAGCGAACTTACCCGGTTCTTGCTGAGCGTATAATTTGTAAGCGTCACCAGCGCCCTGTACCAAACCGTTCACGGCAGCGTTCTCAAAGATCTTCATCTTGATATACGTCTCAACATAATCCTCAAGGTATCCTAACGCCGTTTCAGGTATATATGGGAGACCGTCATCATCCTTAGGCGTAGCACGATATATGATATAAATAAATCCTTCAAACCCGGTATACATAGTATTGCCAGATATAGTTATATCATAATTATCCCAATCGTACTTATCCCGATACTTGTCGGCGGCGCAATCACGCCTCAGTCCTCGACCTATAGACAGCCTTACGGGATGATGGTAATGAAATCGAACCTCGTGAGACCCGATATATATCCTCTCCGTGATCGTCTTCTCAAACTCCTCCTTACAGCACTCGGTGCAGGAGTTCCAATGGAACCCACGCTCGGTGCGCTCGACCCAGCCGATCTCGTGTTGAAGGTCAGCCTTAGCCTTGTCGCCGCCCGGAATCTCACAGACAAGAGGCTCACACCTATAGGCGTCAAGCATGTCGAAAAAATCGGAAGGCAATACCGCTTGTTTGTTGTTGGTCTTGACAACCGCCTCGGACATGACCGCTATAACACCCCCGAACCTTTTCAAGGCGATCTCAGCCCATCTATAAACAGACGAGGTATCTATAGCCCCGCTATCATCGTATTTATGTAAATCGGCCTTGATCTCGGCCAATAGCCCTTTTATAGTCATATTTAAGTCTTTTGCACAAAGATATGTATTTGAATCCGTGATACAAAAAAAATCCAGTCTACCCTCACGGGCTAACTGGATCACAAAAACTTCTACAGCTTATAAACCCATTTAACTCCAAATACCTTACTCTCCGACTCAACCTCCCGATACAAGAACTTATATCTCCTACCTGATTCCATAGCCAACCTACATTCCTTATTCAAGGCCGGAGAGATATATAGATGAAAATACTTATTCCTAGGCATAAAATCCATACACGTATGGACGTAAGAATATCCACCCGTCCCACGCCTATTAATAGTACCGGTAAGTTTATTCAGATATATCTTGCGGTTAGGATTAATCTTATGACATAGATAACCGATGTTGTTTATATAAACCCCACCCTCATTATCCAGATACTTATCACGTATGACCTTCCATATCAAGGACTGACATTCGAGAATATCATTCTTGTCCACAATCGTATGTTTCCTTCTCTTGCCGTTCTTAGACATAATAGATCTATAAAACCGAAGAAAGTACTGATCAAGTATTTTAAATGACTTTGTTTTCATATCACAAATATAACGATTTCATCCTAATACAATAAATTTATACACAAAAATACACCGCCTGCACCAAGGACGAGGCAAATAGGATAGCCGACAATAACCTCCAATCCGATGGTATCTCTTACGCTAATGGCTTGGCGCAGGC